TTCTTCGGATAATGACGACTCTATCAGAGCAAGATAAATATGGCAAGTTTATTATCTAATAATGATCTTCTTTTTTTTACGGGGGCTTTACAAGCTCATTTTGATACGTTTTCCCATAGTCGAACACGATTAATTACAATTTACAAAGAGCCAATTAAAACCATTGCCCGCCGCACTAATACAATATATGGATATGGGGACAGTTCCGCGCCCGCTAATATTACTTATACTCCGGTTACTGGAATTTTCCCGGCGATGATTACCTATGATTTAAATCAAAAAACCCAAGAGTTAGAAGAAATTAAAAACCAAATTAGTATCGGCAGCGTAAGAATTAAATTGGAATTAAATGCGCGTAATTTTATAGAAGACGGGCGTAAAAATGAACGATTTGATTTTGATGGTAGTAGTTATAATAATATTACCGATGAGGGGGTTCAAAACTATATGGGATTAGTTTTCTACGTTTATCGCTTACAAAAGACTAAGTAAAATGCCTTATATTAATAAAGAGTCTATTAGAAGAAAACTAACTACTCCAAGTAAAAAAATGGACTTGAAGGTTCAAGCTCGCGTCGAAAAGGATATAGGAACAAAAACTGATAAATTAATTGAACTTTTAAAAGAACATGAAGTATCAGCGGAATTAGAAGGTGACGGGGGAGCGGACGGAAGTTCTTTTCTAGATGGACGTAGCGGTAATTTAAGAGCATTAATTGGCTTTTACGAAGAAGATGATCCGGTCGCACAATTAGAGAAATTATTAAGAGAGGGAACTTATTTAAAAAGAATGCCGCCCATGAAAACAGTCCGAGGGTTTTCTATTAATTATCGATTCTCTGTGCAATTACCAAGTATGGCAAGTTTATATGAAGCAACTCCCTATCCAGATGATCATACCACCGGAAGTTGGTTACGAGGCATTGAAAAAGGAATTCCGGGGTTAAGATATTATCTTTTCTCGACAGATGCTAAAAAAACATCAACATTTAAAAATTCTCGTTCTGGTTATGCTATTCAAGCCAAAACAATCATAAGAGCGAGCCCAAGTAAAATGAGCGGTGTAAGATACATTAGCGAAATACTAGAAAAATTTAAAAGAAAGTTTGACGGCGGTTCATGAGAGTCCAACACATACATAAGGTAATGGCATCGGTTAAATGCTGGATAGAACACACTTTATTAGATAAAGGCGATGCTTTTACTAATTATTCAGGCTTTTTCTATGATGTAAAAGATATTTTTAATAATTACTATACTTATTCGTTGCCTTTTCAACCTTTAGTTGCAAATGCGGCAATTTCTGGCGCGAATGTCATGACGGGAGTTTACCTAGATAACACTTTCATAACTACAGGTCAATCAGGATTGGCTCATATTAATTATGAAAAGGGTCAAGTTTATTTTGAAAACGAAATAACCGCTTCACACACAAGACTTTCCGGCAATTTTTCAGTCGCAGAATTTAATGTAAAAATCACTAGTTCGCCCGAAGAAGAATTATTATTTGAAACAAAACATGAAATAAAACCTAAGGCCGGGTTTACATTTATTACTGGTTTAAGTCCTAATGATACTACATTTCCTGTTGTTTATATCAAGGATTTTGGGGGCCGTCTTGACCCATTTGCGTTCGGAGGCTTGGACAAGGAAATGATTAATGTTCGAATGCTGGTTTTTGCCGATTCTCAATTTGGAGCCGATGCCGTTGGCTCTATTTTCAAGGAAAAGGCCCGAACTTTGATTCCTTTATTAACGGGGGTCGAAGAAATGCCTTTTGACGATTTTGGAGACTATACAAATGGACTTTATAATTATAGGGCTTTGACCGCTGGCAGAAACATTATGAGTAATTCAATGTGGATTGAGAATGTTGATGTTAGCAGCCTTCCCGGTAGTGCTTACTCTGAGATTCGCAAGATAAACCCGCATGTCTTTATTAAACTCATTGATTTATACCTAGAAAGCGTCCGAAACCCAAGAATCTAATACTTAATAATAATTTCACATTTTTTGAACTTGTCTGTAATTAATGTATAGGAATTAATTTAATTTTATGCCAAATAGAAATAGAACAACATACCAATCTCAATCATTATTGATTGGCCCTCCGGTTTCAACTGGCCAACACTTTACGCAATTTGGAGCCGAATCTATATATACCGGCGCTAATTTGCTTACCGGCTTTTATCGTATTCAGAACTGTAATTACTCTTTTAATGTAGGCAGAACTCCCGTTATGCAATTCGGGGAAACAGCCGCAATTGATCGAGTTATTTTGGATACTCCAACTGTTGGACTTTCTTTTAGTTATTTGTTAGCAAATTTCTGGAACGAAAGACAATTAGGCTTTGTTACTGACGGTCGTTTGCCCGCTTTGTCTGGTATTACGAAGGGATTAACTGATGATCGTAATTATTTTCTTAAAGTAGTTGCAGAAGGAGTTGACGCCGTAGGAGATACGGAAGATTCTTCTAACGTCTTTGTCGTTGGATTTGGTAATGGATTTTTAACTTCTTATTCATCATCTGCGGCGGTAAACAGTTTCCCAAGTGTTGATATCAGTGTTGCGGCATTAAACATGACTTTTGCCACCGGTCTTTCCGGTAAGTCGCCTGCTATTTTCCCAGACAACGGAACCCGCGTTTCTCAATATCATTACGTTATTCCTACAATTCTAAGTAGTCCGGGGACAGGATTGCTTGATATCAGTGTTTTGAGGCCCGGTGATATTACATTGGACTTTAGAAAACGAGATGCAGTTGATGAAGGTATTCTCGAAAATGCGACCGGCGTTTATGACGTTCCGGGAACTAATATCGGCAATGCTAATATTCAAAGCTATAGTCTTTCTTTCGATTTGGGACGAGAAGCTTTACAAAAACTTGGTAGCAAATATGCTTTCGCCCGCACAATTACCTATCCAATCGACGTAAGTTTGACTGTTGACGCTCTTGTGGGCGATTTAACTACGGGCTCTTTAAGCGATATGGTCAACGGAGACGATTCGTTTGACGTAACCATTAATATCAAAAAACCCGTAGCTCCGGGCGACCCTCAACCCGTTATGGCTCGCTATGTTGTGAAGAATGCTAAAATCAATAGTCATTCCTACAGCAACGGCATCGGTGATAACAAAACGGTTACTATGGAATTTGCAGCACAAATCGGTGGCCCAAACCAGACAACGGTTGGTTTGTTTATGAGTGGGGTCACAACTGTCCAATAATCAAGCACTTACATAAATTATTCCTAAAAATAATCCTACAGTAAATAAGCGAAGATTCTTTTGAGTTTTCGCTTATTTCTTTTTATTATTTAGTATGATATCAAATCTAAATAAAAGGTGTTCACATTGTAAAACGGAGAAACTGGTAGAAAGCTTTAACAAGTGGAAATATGGAAAAGATGGTTTAATGAATATTTGCCGAGAATGTAGAAACAAAATACGAAAAATTGATTATCATCAAAACAGAGATAAAATGCGAAAGTCCAAAATGAATTGGTATTGGAGAAACCGGGACAAAGACCTTAAAAATCAAAAAGAATATTATAAAAAAAACTCGGATAAAATTAAACAACGTAGCAAATCGTATTATCAATCAAACAAACAAAGAGCCGCCGAATCTTCAAAAGAATATCGCGGCAAAAATAAAGAAATTATTAAACAAAGAAAGCTCGATCATTATAACTCTCCAAGTTATCAAAAACACATTAAACAAAAACGCAAATCAAACTGGCAGCAAGAAAAACAACAAAAATTCCAAGCCTTTTGCTTTGGAGTCGCCCGTTTTCCTCAAATATTAAAAATACTAGTAAATCATTGGCAATATCGCAAGGAACAGGCCCGTATTGCTCTTAATATTCGGAGCCGAATTAAAAAAGTAGTAAAATCACATAATGCAACTAAAAATATTGAAACTAATAGTTTATTAGGGTGTACTTTCGTGGATTACCGTAAATATTTGGAGTCTCTTTTTGATTCAGAAATGTCATGGGATAATTATGGTTGTGGGCCGGGAAAATGGCAAATTGACCATATAAAACCTTGTATTTTATTTAATTTGCAAGACCCTAAAGAACAAAAACAGTGTTTTCACTATTCCAATACTCGTCCCCTATGGTATAAAGAACATATTAAAAAAACTTTAGTAGAAAACAGGTTAAAAAGTGTAATATAATAATAGGTAAAGGTAGATTAAAGGTTTATGGATAAACATGATAAAGTCAAAGACTTCGTAAAATTTCAAATTCGTCGGAATTTTACTAATTTATTTAAAAATTTCTTCCTAATTCTAGAAGATATTGAACTAAACGACGAAGAATACCAAAAATACCGTAAAAGGATTTTGGATGATGCTAATAATAAGCTTCGCGAACTAGAAGAAACCTTCGATAGCCTAAACATTACATTTTCAAATTATGAAGACACTAACAAGGAATAATATAGAAAATATTATTATTCAAAGGCTCCAATTAGAAACTAATCGGCGTATTTTATGGACGGAATTTGATATTCAATTCGCGACTTTAGAAAAATTACAAACCGAAGAATTTTTGAATTTATATAAGAGATGGGACAACTCTACTCGAAACAAATTTATTGTTGTTGTCGGCGGACGCACCAATTTTAACAAAACGCAGGATTATTTTGATAAAAAGGTAAAGGATTTAAATTAATATGAAAAGGTTATTCGAATTCAATGTTAGTAAAAAGGAAACCGTTGATGTAGAAGAAATATCTACCAACGAACAAGGTGAACAAGTTAAAACAACAAAAAAGCAAGAAAAAGAAATTCCTCAAAAATTCTTTTTGCGGAAGCCTAATCGCGCCCTCAATGACGCGGCGAATTTGTTTTATGGCGTTAAAATCGCTGAAGGCACTCGCGCCGGAATGTTAACTATCGCTCAATTAGATCGTCGCAATTCTGAAGATGGCGGGCTTTTAACGAACCAAGAAGACGCTCGTAGCAAAACATTATGGGCGGAATCTCTTGAGCTAGAAAAGAAATATGTCATTCTGGATTCAGTCAAGACAGAAGAACGCACCGAAGAACAAAAAAAGGAACACCAAGAATTAGGTGAAAAATTATCTAGCGCCCGCATGGAATTACAACGTATCGAAACGTTTAAAAACGTAGCTTATGAAAATACCGCCGAAGTTAGAGCCCGAAATTGGGTAACTACATGGTGGTTAGTTAATCTGAGTTATCAGGAAGTTGACGGGAAAGCCGCCCCATTTTTCGGAGAAGGCACCGTAGACGAACGTTTAAGTAAGTATGATGAACTTATTGAAAAAGAAAACGATTTTATTAATAAAGTGATTCTAAAATTTCTAACTTACGTTTCTTTATGGGTTAACAATCGGGCTGTGACTCCTGAAGATTTTGCCAAGTTTGAAAAAATTCTTGAAGAAAGCGAAAAATAATTGGATCGTTTTCCCAAGAATAAATTAAAATTACTTTATATCGATATATTACATGGTTTTACTTCGATAAACCATGCTGAACATAAAATACTTTATCTGAAGCACTTTAATACTTTTGATATTGGCGACGTAGATTTAAAACAAGAAGAATATTTACAACAAGCAATTAAAGAAGGCTTGCCGACAAAGGAAGAAAGAGAACGATATTTAATTGAAGAAAAATTCTGGAGCCATGATAAAAATAATTTAATTATTGAATACCGGGCATATATCGAGGGGCTTAAAACTACCAAATCCAAATTATTCCGTGAAGCGGAAATCAACGAAATTAATAAACGCATCCTTGAATATCAGAAAAAAATCACAGACTTAACAGATGAAAAGGAAGAATTAATTTCTTTTACCGCCGAAAGCTTCGCCAACAAAAAGGTAAATGAATATTACATTTTTAATTCTTTTTATAAAGACAAGGAGTTTAAAACTCGTCTTTTTACTATAGAAGAATTTGACGAATTAGAAGAAAATGATTTAGCAAATTTAGCATCTTTATATAATCAAGCCCTACATCCTTTCGTTGATTATAATCTGAAACGCATCGCTTTAAGTCCTTTTTTCTTTAATACGTTCTGTTTATGTGAAACTGCTCGGGAATTTTATGGTTTGCCTATTATTAAATTAACGTTTTATCAAGCAGAATTATTTGGGCATGGGCGATATTTCCGTAGTTTATTACAAAATACCAAGGGAAAACCCCCGGAAAACCTGATGGATGAGCCCGACAAATTGATTGAATGGCATGAAAGTAGCAATACCGCCCAAGAATTAGCAAATAAAAAGGGAATAGACGTTAAAGAGGGAGCTTCTAGTTTAGTGGGTGTTTCTCGCGCCGATAGGGAAAAATACGGGTTAGATGACGGCAATCCTCACGAAGCTTTAATAAAAGCGGCTCAAAATAAAGGCGGGGAACTAAATTTACATGATATCATGCGGGCAATGGGTAAATAAAGCCTTTTTAGTGTAATAACTAGCAGGTAAAAGGTATGCCTAATGCACAATCTGACATGATTATTGATGCAGTTGTCAAACTGGATGGACAACAAGCATTTCAACAAGCCGCCCAAATCGGCCAAAAAATCGAACGCCATTTAAATCTTCCCTTGGGGCGGTTAAGTAAAACCGCTTCTGAATTCGATAAATCAATGGAAGCCGCATTTGCTCGCGTTACTGCCTTCGGAGCTTCCGCCGCCGTTATTATGACCGTAACAAGAGCATTTCAGGCCCTTGTCAGGTCTACGATTGAAGTCGAAAAAAGCTTGATAGATATTAAAGTTATTGTAGATGACGTTAATTTTAATATTAATGAATTTGGCGATGCCATGTTTGACGTAGCTCGTAAAACCGGACAAAGCTGGAAAACGGTTGCTGCATCGGCTCAAGAATTAGCGCGTCAAGGGTTAAGCGTTGAAGAAACATTAAAGCGGGTTAATGATGCAATGATTTTGGTTAATCAAGGTGGAATGAGCGCCCAAGATGCGGTCAAAGCATTAACAGCCGTTACGAATACTTATGCCAAAACCGGTATTACTACCGCGCAAGTTTTGAACAAACTAATTGCGGTGGACCGAAAATACGCTGTTAGCGCGGCGGATTTGGTTGAAGGTCTACAAAAAGTTGGTTCTACTGCTGCCGATGCCGGGGTTGGAATTAATGAATTGTTCGGATTAATTACTGCGGTCGCTCAAATTACCCAACGTTCCGGGCCGGAAATCGGCAACGCTTTCAAAACTATTTTTCAAAGAATGCAAAATCCTGATAGTTTGCAATTTTTAGAAAATTTAAAAATAGAAATTCAAGATACAAATCATAATATTAGAAGCCAAGCTGATTTGTTGCAAGACTTGGCAAAATATTACCAAGGCGCAAATCAACAAATTCAAAACATGATCGTTTCCGTTGGAGCAAATCTTTATCAATCTGATAAATTCCGCGCCGTGATGGATGATATGGCTAATTCAATGGGGGTTTTTACGGGGGCCACTCAAACGGCAGCGTCGGCACAAAATGAAGCCTATACTCGCATGGCGGAACAAAACAAAAGTTTGTCTCAACAAATTAACGCTGTTAAAACTCGTTTTACTGAATTAGGAGTAGTAATAGGTAATTTAACTTTTGCCGAACCTTTAAGAGATTTCTTAATGATGTTAGACGCGGCGGGGGGTAAAATTCGCGAATTAAGACAAGGGGCAGGTAAAAATATTTTAGAAGGTTTGGGAGATTTCCTAACAGGACCGGCGTTATTAGGCGCGGGTATTATTTTTGGTAAATTAGTTCGGGACGCAATCGTTTTCACAAAAGAAGCTGTTAAATCGTTCACTGGAATGAATAACGCTTTGCAACAACAAGTTCAAATACATCAATTAATTGCTAATTCTTTAGCGCGTCAACCAGAATTAATTAATCGTATTGTTCAGGGTAAAATGACCGAGCTAGAATTGCAACGTGAAATTTTAGCCACAGTAAACGCAACAAACGCCGTCCAAACAGCGGTAAATAAAACCGTCGCTCCTGTTGCCGCTAATTTATTTAATGCAGGGGCAAGAGTCGGCGCGGGTGGAGGCATAAAAATGCCTGCGGCCCCTCGTTTTTCTCCTGTAGCCGAAGCTATGTCTAGAGAGCAAGCATCCGGCATTCCATCTTCATTAATTCGCGTAGGAAGTCACCCCGCTTTAAAATCTAGTTTAAATCCGCGAGGATTAGGAGTTTATAATTTAAGAGATGAACCGGGCGGATTATCTCAAGGTATTTCTAGGGCTAGGTCAATGGGGTTAAACCCCGCAACTCACGGTGTTCCTAATTTTGCAAGTAATAATCCTTATTCTTTCAATGCACCAATGCCTGCTAGTTATAATCAAATGATGACTAGCGAACGTGATCGTATTATTGAGGAAATACGCACTCAACAAGTCACGATTAAAAACATGAAGGAATTAAATGAAATGGCGAAAAAATTAGCCAAAACATTTAATGCCGACGAAAAATCAGTTAGACGATTAACTCAATCTTTTACTTACGCTTATAACACAAGAACCGGAACAGCCCCTTCTCAATTACAAGCGGGGGTGTCAAGAGCGGGCATGTATGGCGGGGCAGAAACGTTTCCTATGTTTTTTGGAATGCGAGACGCACGTAATACGGTTTCGGCAAACGCGACGATGGCAAGACACGCCGCCGCCCAACAACAAATTTTATTTCAAGGTGAGGCTGGTTTAAAGTTTAGAGCCCCTAGCGCTAATGCATTAAATAATATTAGAATGGAACCCGCAATTTCTAATTCTAATCCTGCTATTGCTCAAGGTTATAACTTAGGAGCAGCTTTTGATAATTCTAGCACGATTGCGCGACGTATATATGGCGATAATCCACAATATAGTATTGCTCGCGCTTTTCCTAAATATATGATTCCAGAAGGTCCGCCGCCTGAAGTTTTTCAACAAGCTAGAATGGCCAACTGGAGACAAGATTACGATTCTAGAATGTGGCAACAACCAAAACAAGGCTGGATGAGCGGAATTATGGGTGGATGGAGAAATCCATTCGGCGGCAATGCAAGAAATCCTTTTAGTTCCGGTTATGAATCTCGCGGCCCCGGTCGCATGTCTCGTTTAAACAGTTTCATAGGAAAACATTCAGCGGTGGGTATGGGGATCGGTTTAGCCGCGCCAATGGTGAATTCCGCAATTTCAGATTTGTATAATCCAAATTTTTCCGATGATCGAAAAGCATTAGCAAGAAATGAATGGATTTCAGATGTTTTGATGTATGGCGGTACAGGAACAATGTTTGGCGGTGGGGTAGGTGCAACAATTGGAGCGGGTATAGGAGCCGTTACGGGTGGTTTAAAATATTATTCTCGTCAAAAAGCAGAAAATTATTCCGAAGCCGAACGCAGAGCTTTAACTGGTCAAGGCACCGTCGCTGACGCTCAATTACCTGCCAGAACAACTCTAGGCGTAAATCATTTAGCATATTTAGGCGATATTAATAAATTACGCGATTCAATGCGAAAAACCCAAATAGCACGAATGGCTATAGGTTTAAACGCGCCCTTATTAACTCAAGTTGGCAACGAAAGAACAACAATGGATGCCGATTTTTGGATGCAAAAACAAGGAGCTTTTCAAAGTCCACGCGGGAAACTTGATTACGCACACATTTTAGGTGTACACAATTTAGAAAATCAACGTAATATGAATCGTACTAATCTAACTTCAGGATTAGGAAATAAATTTGCCGCCTTTGGAGATAACGCAGTTGGGGGATTACGCCGGAAGTTAATGGAAAATGCCGCCATGTCTCCTAAAGCTTTAAAAAATATTGAAGGAGCTTTTAATACTTTACAAGAGATAACTGATTTAATTAATAATGATCAAATGGGCGATGCTATTAATTTAATGAAGGAACTTGAAGACGTAGCACGAACAACCCCCTTCAGTCAATTAGACCCTAATTTGCACATGGATTTACAAGATGGTTTAAGAGAGCTTCAAACTGAATTAATGGGAGCAAATGAACAAGTTAAATTTTTTGAAAATGAATTAAAAGTTGGAGCCCTTATTTTAAAAGAAAGAACCGCAGAGGAAAAAGAAATGGTTCGTTTCATGAACGGTCCTTATCAAAAAATGATGTACGGACGCAAGGAAATGTTTAGCGATGATTTCGGTTCGTCAATGGTTGATTCTCGCAATAATAAAATTTTGTTCCCTCAAGATTTTGGCCGTTATAATGTTGGTAAAGATACGGGAGTTTCTTTTGTAGATAGTTTACGTTATGATACTCAAGATTTATACCGTGATTTAAATGAGGGGGCATTTGAAGTGGGACAAAATTTAAAATCATCTTTTAAAGATGCATTTAAAGAATTTGCCAACGGAAGTTTAGATGCCAGCGAAGCATTAAAATCTTTTGGAATTAATTTCGCAGATAAAATTCTAAGCAAATCTATTGATACAAGCTTTGATATGTTTGCGGGGGCGGCAGTCAATGGAATTAGCGGTTTATTCAAGGCAAATGGAGGGTATATCAAGAAATTTGCCGGGGGCGGAAGTGTTTACGGCGGATCGGGCACAAGAGACGATGTTCCCGCTATGTTAAGCGAAGGCGAATATGTAATCAAAAAAAGTTCCGTCAATAAATACGGTACTTCATTATTAAAAGCTTTAAATTCTGGTCGCGTGTCGGCTCGTTTAGCTAATTCTTATAGTTATAATGATGCTAAATTCCCTACGGCTGGTTCTAATAATATTAGTTCTAATTTATCTAATTACGCACTAAGTAACGATGATAATCCACAAAACGCCATTCGAATGGATCGTGAAAGCGCCTTAATGCAATATTTAAGGGATCGTTCCAACTACGAAGAAGCTAAATCAATAGCTATGTATAATTGGAAGTTAGGCAAGCGTCAACGTGTTCAAGCCGCTTATCTTGCAGCCGGAATTGGTTTGGCGGGGGCGGGGGCGCAAGCGGGAATGCAAAACATAAATTGGGGCGGTTCTTCTAGTGGGGCGAGTGGCAATCATTTAGTTCCGGCTGGCCAAAGCGCCTATGGTTCTGCCGACGCATATAAAAGATTTGGCGGCGGACATGCAATGGGTGGTTTGATTAAACGTTTTGCAGCCGGTGGTTTATCCGGGGGAGATAATGTTCCTGCTTTATTAATGGGCGGCGAGTTTGTAATGAATCGCGGCTCTGTGAGTAAATATGGAGTTGATTTTTTCAATCGTTTGAACGCTGGCAAGTTTGCGGCGGGCGGATTAGCAGGAGAAGCTTCTCAAAGCGTTGGAAATAACGGTAGTGATAAATTAACAGAAAATCTAACTCGTTTAATTGCCAGCACCGAATCTTTACGAGAAAGTTTGGAAAAAACTCTAACTATGAAAGAAGTTAGAGGGGGTGGGTCTTTAGCCAATGCGGAAAGTAAAACCAATTCTAATGCACCGGTTATTAACGTCTATAATACCATTCAAATCTCTAGCGATAAAAACGGCGGTGCCCAAGGCAAAACCGAAACTCGTAGTGAGGGCGCGGGCTCTAACGAGGAATCGAATCGTAAATTGGGAACACAATTCGAAGGCGCTATCTTGAAAGTTATTATCGAACAATCAAGACCCGGAGGATTGATTTACGAACAAACCAAGAGATAAAATTATTTCTCTAATTTCTTAAGACGTTCTTCTAGCTCTTTGATTTTTTTATCTTGAGCGACAAAGACTTGGTTGATAATGCTATGCATTGAGAAACTATTTGGGATCGTTAGTGGCCAATTATAATTTTCTGTAAAATCACCAAACACTAAAAATGTTTCTCCGTTTTTATCCGTTCCATTATATTCAGAATTTAAAAGCAAAGAATATTTTTGAACTGAAATTTTGCCCTCTTTAACTGCGGCGGGCACAGGATATTGTAATTTAATAATAGTTTTATCAGTAATTTCAATACTAACAATATCTCTTTCGATTAACGCCCGCGCATCTAATAATTTATAATCTACCTTGAATAAAGCTCCGGTGCCATTCCCGCCACTTACCTTACATTCTTTGGCAGGAACTTCGATATATTTACCTTTTTTATCAATAGTCGCCTTGGTAATAATACCCCCCGGTAATACGTCCGCAACACGCAAATAAGCCTTTTCAATAATTCCATCGCTAATATTGGTTGAGGGAGTCCCGCCTTCCAAAAATAAAACATCATCTATTTTATAGCCTTTGCCTCCATTCACTACTTGAAAAACGGTTAAGAGTTCATATTCTTTAAAAGAAATAGTGATATCGTCTCCTTTGGATAGAAAAACAGAAGTATTATCATGAATCGCAAGCGTATGATCATCAATTACTTCAAAATCTCTAATATAGAAAAACGGCTCGGTTTTCACCGCTTGATAAGTTAAATTATCTGTTTGAAATTTAACAATATGGCCCTCTCTAATGCCCCGCCAATCGGAATCGGCATTAGAAATGATTTTCTTCGTTGCGTGTAAAATTGACCCAATTAAATTGAGATTTTTCATAAATTTTAATTTACCTGATTATTATATAATATACCAAAAAACCTTTGCCCAATAATATTAAATACTTCAAATCGATCATTGTATTTAACAACCCGAGGGAGACGGGCATCAGGGAAATTCGACGTTTCCCCTATTTCGTAACCCATAACCACATAATTCGTATTACTAAAAGGCGTACTAAAATATACACGGTATCCAAAGGAAGACACCGTTTCACCCGGAGGCATTGTAAAATATGAGTCCACATTAGAAACACCAAAATTCTTTTGAGCCCAACTAGTATCAATGTTTCCAGCCGAACAATCCACGCTCATATCTAACCAAGCCGCAAAATAAGAAGTTCTAAATTGAGCATCGCCCCTTTTATCAATTTTAACGACATTAGACCAATTTAATTGATTTTGAATGTTATTTCCGGTTTGAAGAATTGCCTCGTCAAAATCATCATAGAAAGCTAAGGCCAAATAAGCACTAGAAGCCCCCGTTAAATTAGCATAAATATTAAAAGGATTACCGCTTTCAGTTATTCTGAATGAATTAATTACTTTGGGCGTAGTAACTAATCCCAAACCTTCCGCCCGATTAAAAGACTCGGTGCTATAATAAGCGTATCCGCCCGCCATATCCTCGGGAAAGGAACTATTAATAAACCTTACTTTAATTTCGCCGTCTGGATTAATCCATTGCTCACTTTTCCAGCTACTATTGAAATTGTTCCCTTCAGTAAGTAAAACCGGGTCTACTCTTGGGTTGGCAACCGCCAAAATATCATAACCATTAGGATTACTAAAATCTGAATCATTATTCAGAACAAAATTCCCTCCTGCCGTACTTGTTCCATCGGCTAACATACCTTCAATTACGGCATCATAAGTTCTAAATGGCCCCGGAGCGCCTTGATTTGATATTGCTAGAGTATTATCATAAAAAGTGAACTCATAAGCTAAATTATTCACCGCACCCCTTAATAATCCCGTTCTTTGGAAATAGATATGTTTAGTTGGAACGCTATTATTACTTGGCTCGCGAGCCGTGAATCTATAATACAATCCAGTTTGATAAGACCCATTTTCTTGTAAACCTAATTGCCATTTAAAAACGGTATCTGAACCAATGGCCGTACTGTTTTTCTTCGTCCCTCCAGTAGTGCTATCTGTAGTTTCTTCTTCCAAAACCAGCCCGCCAATTAAAATATCTTTTAGGGCATTCATTCCGGCGACTTCAATGTTGCCCGCCGCATAGGTGGAAGACCGGCTTCCTAAACGACTTACTGAATAAACCCGGAAATAATAAACTCCATTAGTTGTGGGATAATATGATCCTTGACTTTCATGCCCTTGTAAATTAGCCGCCAAATAAGTGCTGGAATCAAAATCGCTTTCCCCCGCCCAAGGCCCATTCTTGATATATACTTTATAAGAATTTATATTTTCATCATCGGGTAAAGTAAAACGATAGTCAATTTTTTTAGTATTAGTCGAAAGTGGTAATACAGATAATTGTAAATTTGTTGGTCCGGTTGGCAGAACATTAATATAATTAGGTTCTTCGAAATTTAACCCGGATTCTATAGCCGCGAATTTCCCGCTTTCATATTGGATTGCAGACACCGCGAAACGATTTTGGCCTTGTTCTTCGGTGCGTAAAACACGGTAATAGTTCCATTGATTAGAGAAGGAATTACTAATTCCAGACCCCTCTACAGTCCAAACAGGGCTTCCCGTTAAAACATAGTTAGCAACATCAAAGGGAGCGCTAAAAGTAATATCCGAACGTATCATGCCGTCATCGCCCGTTACAGGAGTTACTTGAGAACCTAAAAATGTGCGTTTTTGAACTTGGGAGTTACGAATTTGATCCGATTCGGAACTATCTGATAAATTAACTAAAGATGGCTCATAATTAAAAGTTGGAGTAACTAGAGAAAAATAATACAAAGAATTAGTTGAAAGCCCGGTAACTTGTCCATCTAATAATAAATGAGACGAATCATAAATACGATAAACTCGCCCTCCAAATCTTTGCGTTGTGCGATGATTATCTTGAACTTGAATAATATCACCGGGGCGTAAATAAGCTCCTTCTAATCCTGCCGTAAACGAAACGCTTTCCGTTTCTAGGGTTTCGCTTAATAGAGCCCATCGCCCCTGTCTCCAAGCTTGCCCGCGACTTGTGCAACCAAAAGCCGTCAATTCCAGTTCTCTAATTCCAAGTTTTCGAATCCCCTCGAAATCTTCAACATATTCGACGGCGGGTTTGTAAAAATTCTTTTTATCATTATAACGTATCATTGCCGTAGTGTGGCGAACGCGACGGCTACTAGATGAATAGCTGAAATCTCCATTTTCGACGTTAGCGTTTGTAAATGAATAAAGAGGCTCTTTCAAAGCGTCTTGCGAAGTATAAATAGAACCTGCAAAGTAATAAGTCATCGCTTGGAAAATACTGGCTAAATTATTAACGACATTATAAGCTTCCTCTCTTGAATTAATATACAAATTACAAGTAAATCTAGGTTCAATTCCGCCTTCTCCATTGGAAACTAAAGTATCGCAATATTTTCCAATTTCATATAAAGTCCATTTATCTACTTGGTCTTCGCTAATATGTTTTCCTAACCCATAACGTTTGTTTGTAATTAAATCATAAAAACACCAAGCGGGATTATCCGTCCATTCTTTATCATCTTTAAATGTTCCGTCCCAATCACCATTATAACTTTTTAAAATAGGATCATAATTACTTGGGACTTTTACTCTTAATAGATAAGTATCAAAAGCCCGCGCCGGAACTTGAGTAAAATATTCCGCGCTAAACCGAGAAGAAATAATTGCGGAATTAGGATAAGTGAATACGTCTCCAAAAACTTCTGTAATTGAATCTATATAGGTTTGACTTCTAACGCTGGCGGTAGTTGCATCGGGAGTCGTTCGATAAACTTTAACTTCCCATCCAAGAAAGTCAGGCTCATATACCAAGTTACCGGCTGTAACTAAGTTAATACGAGTTTTTTCAATATATCCGTTTGTAATTTTTCCTTTAACGGGTACCCACCATGTATTTGGAAAAGTTGACGGGGTTTTGCCGGTAGTTGAAAATAAGGGTCGCCATTGAACATAACATTCTACCAAAATTGCCTCAACGTCTCCGTATTCACTCGGATTAGTAACGGTCTGAGATAAAGCATTAAATCTTATATTTACTTCGAAAGCTTTAATTTCGCGGTTAAAAAGTCGATAAACTTTAGCAAAATCAGTTCCGTATCTTAATCGCTCTCCTATTTGACGAGAAACGGTTAGTTCATTACTTAGTAATCCAACTAAAGAACCGTTGGGTTGTCCTACGGTAAACGCAGTATCGATTGATTGAAAATTAAATTGATTTTGAGAATTCACTACGGGCACTTCATTCCAATAAACGGAACGCAACCATCTAACTGTTGTATCGGGCGCAAGAGCATAGGGTGTATAAGTTGCCGATGTATATCCCACGTTTCCGGCTGTCCCAACAAAACTATATTCCCCCTCGGCTAATCCACTGATTCTTCCTTCTGATAACAAATCAAGAGTTTCTATTTCACTCAACGAAACCACACCGGGAGTTTCTTCAAAGGGCTCGCGGCGAGGAAAAGCAGTACTATCTACGCCTTCCGGGTCTTCAACGGGATAGCGCGTTTCTTGCTGGCGTTGTTTCTTTTTCCACGCCTGAATGATTATCCTATTATTTAGATTGTCATCTAATGCCATATTTTAAACCGTTAGCCTTTCTTTAGCTGATACCTCACTGATTTCATAGCTTGCACTAATAACATGCGAACCAATCAAAAGCCTTCCATATCCTAGCGGAACAGGCCCGCCTTCATTTACCGTTTGTTGAGGCCCGCTAAACAAATACGAAACCCTGCCCCCACCCCCGATTTCTCTAAAATCTTCAAATTTTGGTGGCGAACTTAATAAGTTAATCACTCCCGCCGCGACTAATCCAAGCCCCCCAACAATTAACGCGCCCGCAAATACGCCTCCAATTCCAGTCCATCCAGCCACAACCCCAACCACAATACCAACCACAACTAATAAAACTCCCGCAATAATAGCTCCAATATCACTATCCGCGCCCTCTACAACGGGCACGATATCAATAGTTTGAAGATTAGATAATTGCATAACTAATTCCGATTCTTTAATTTTTTCTAAATTATTTGTTGTTAACGGCTCAGTAGATACAAAATCTCGTCCATTAATCAATACTCTATATTTTATCCCTTTTTTATCGTTTTCTAATAATGTTTTATAGAAATGATTACGAGAAATCATATTAACGGCATGAATCGCTTCGCTCACTGAACGCACCGCTAATTTATATAAATTTTTAAGATTGGGAAAAATATTCCCATGTAATTTTACTTCAACTAAATTATGTTTCATACTATATCCTTATGCCTTAAGATATGACATAAATGCCTTTTCCAATAATTGTTATAAATGCTTTCTTCGGAAATCATTTCGTAACGATGATGTAATATCCGTCCATTTCCTAAATAAACCGCTAAATGACAAGGCGCTTTAATTATTCCAAAGCTAAAAACTAAAACATCATCTTTTTTAAGATTGGACGCTTCAGAAAATCCAAACTTAGCAAAATAATCACGAACAAAATAGTTATCTTTCCGATTATCGGGGTGCGATGCCCATTGATCAGGAGGAATAACCAAAAAAGGACTTTCGACCGGATACGGCAAATTAATATTCAATCTTCTTTGATAATAATCAATGACTAACTGAACACAGTCTTGCAACCCAAAATAAAAATTACGTCCTACAAATGGAACTTCCAAACCTATCGGCTCATATTCATTAAAACCATGATCTTTCAATGAGTAAACAATTGAATTGATATTGTATCTTTCTGCTACGAGTTTATCGCCTTCGCTTGGAGAACTATCCGTATCAACATGTGTATGCCAAAATGCCAAAATTTTAAAGGGCGGTGCTGAATGTACCGCTATTTCCTCTTGGGCAATTAAAAAATGCTCCTTGGGAGTAGGAGAAACATTTAAACACGGAAGCGCGACAATACTTTTTCCACGTTGAAAAATTAACCCCCCTGATTCAATCGCCGGGTTTCTTTCAGAAAATCGAACTATCTCTTTTTTAATTTTGGAAGTTAAATATTGCATTGTAAACAGCAAACAATTTTTTGAGATAAAATAGGACTTAAAAATTCAATTTGTGGACAACCATTTCGAGGATGGTGTAAAAAATACCCGTTTCCCAGATATACGGCGAAATGTGGGGGAGTAACCGTCCGATAAAAATTAAATAATAAAATATCATGTCTTCGCGCACAGTCGGGACTAACTTCTTTAAATCCATATCTGTTATAATCTGCTTGCAGGTTGAATTCAAAATTTGCAAAATATTTTTCATAATCATCTATATTTGGAAGCTCTTTATTTAATTCATTTTTATAATAATTTTTAACTAGGGTATAACAATCAAATATTCCCGGTTCATAGTTTTTTGTAAAATATGCATTATTTTCATTTAATTGATAAAATTGATCAGTCGGCAAATGATATAAAATAAAAGGAAGTTTTAAATTCGCGGCGGAAATTCTATCTTTCATGGAAAAAGTTTCATTTTCATTTACATGAACGTGATAACATCCAACAATTTTGCCTTTTAAAGAAGCTTTTAAATAGTCTTTGGGATGAATAGTAAAATTATGGGCTTGATTGTTTGCGATATTCCTACAAGGCAACACTAAAGTTTCTTCGGAGTCTTCAGAATAAACCAATAACCCACACGATTCAGTTTCTTTGTTGTTGGAAACAATTTCTCGTATTTGTTTTTGAATTAATTCATTCATTAGCGTATTTTGTCTGCCGCCGCGAATCCACCGTAGGGCAATTGACCTTTTGTTAATCCCGAATTACCCACTCCTACCGCCCCGGTGTTTCCGAATCGCAATCGGCAACCAATTAAAGATTTGCTGCAATTATCTGCAAACCAATACCTTGTATCAGGAGGCCCGGAAGGAGGCGCGTTTACTTTAGATAGAAAATAATAGTTTATACCGTTTTTGGTAAGGAAAACCGAACTTCCGGCGACATACGAACTAAGTTTGCTCGCGTTGTAAACTTCTGGCTCTCGGAAACGGCGAATCCCTAAAACAGTCGTGGCTTTTTCGTCCCGGTCATTAGCCACAGGAGGCGCAAACGCTGGCAAACTTGCTTCCCCATGTATATCTTCGTTGTGTCTAGAGGCGTATTCGTAACAACATCCTTCCCCTCTATAAACAAAACTGCATCTTTTTGCGTAAATCATTCGCGCCGGTAATTTTATTCCTTCTAAATCTAATGCCGAAGCTAATTCAAATTCGATTGTAAATTTATTTTCATTACTTTTACGATCTATGTAATAAACGTCCCGAGGGAATTCAGCATACGGATCGGGCTCTGAATCTTCAGGAATTTGATCAACCGGCCAATTAATCGCATCTAAATATTTAGCAAAAGTTCTAATTCTTGAAACTTTAGCCCCGGACAAATCTCCCAACACTTTCATTCTGTCTTTAAACAAATTAAGAAAATCAATTCCTTCTTCATTTACTGTCATAGCTAATTTAGGAGTAGGTAAAGTTCCCCGTCCATTAATTTCAAATCCTTCAGCTAAAATCGGGGCCGCAATAAATTCTTTGCCTTGAAAAATAATACTATTTGTTGTTAATTTTATATGATTATGAAAGCGGAAAATCTTTGTGTCGTCATTATTTAAAACTAATCCTTGGTCGGAAGCAATCGTTTCAATATCTATTTCATAAAGAACAATCAAACTAGAAGGGTTTAGCAACGCTAAACTATTATTGATTTTCTTTAAAGAAATTTCTGCTTGACTAGTAGAGATAGACATATTTATACAGGCACTTCGTCAAAACGGCATCGGATCGAATAATTATCATAAAACAAGAAATTAGACGCCCATCCTCGACATTTGAATAGTTTATCTAAATTATAAGGCTCAGAAGGGGCAAAAACAAAAGATTCTGAACCCTTTCTTTTTTCTAGAAAATGATTAATTGCTTGTGCTTCGGCTTTGTTTCTTAAATCAAAAGTTAGTTCAATTTTCAGCAACGTATTATTAATCCCATCAGGAACAGTTTGTTCATACCCCTCGCCGTATTGCATTACTTTGACATTAGGCTCGATATTGATAGAATGGTTATAACTAGGAATCCAAATGAAATGTGATTTAACAGCGCCATTATAAACTTTTGTTCCGCCCCATGCACTACTACTTTCGCTCGGCGTATTGTTTAAATTACTGTTCGTCTCGGAATAGTAATAAAAATTACCATGTTTGACAATATCGTGAATATTATATGTGGTAGCGTTAGACCATGTACTGACACTATAGATTGACATAAACCTTAAACCTATCAAATATTACACCTAAAAGAGTGTAATTTATTTAAATGTCTAACAATTTCATCACCAAAGAAAACATTCGAAGGGAACAACAAAAGTTCTTTTTAAATACTCGGGAAATCTTTGGGATTCAAAGCATAAATGTAAATTATGAATCAAATGCTTCGCCTTTAAAATTCATTGGCATGGGTAATCCGGTTTTTGTTCCTAATGGAACTCCTAGCGCCGGATGTAATATTAATACATTAGTTCTTGGAAGCGACCCCTTTCTTTCTTTAACGGGCAATACCGGATTTAATGGATATTTAATTAAAAGCCGTGATAATTATGCTGAAAATTTTTCTTTCGTCAGCGGATATCTAACATCTTATAACTCAAGATGTTCTATAGGACAAATTCCAGAAATTTCCGTAGATTTTGTTGCGTTCGGAAATGTCGGAAGACTTACCGCCGCCGAATCGGTAGTGGTTTCCGGCCAATTTGCTGCAATTACTGGCGGGTCCGCCGTTTTATCCCCTAATATTACAAGCCCCGGTGCAATTACTTTAAATTTAGATGACTTTACGACAAATCGAGTGTTATCATATGATTTATCTATTAATATCAATAGAAACGCAATCTATCCTTTAGGAATTCGCGTACCTACTAAAGTAGAAATCAATTATCCAATCGAAGTTGTATTAGGGTTTCAGTTTGTTGTAAATGATTATGTCCCCCATCAGGTTCATAAATTTCCTTACGAGCCCAAAACAAAAAATATTTCTTTAAGTTTACGCTCACATTCTGACGATAGTTTAATTACAAATTATACGTTCCCAAATCTTTTTTTGGTTCAGGAGCAACAAACAGCAGGAACAGAAGGGCCGGTAATTATATCGGCTGTTTACAAGGGATATTATAACTCGGGAGATTCGGGAAGCGCGGGGCAAAGTTAGTGTAATATATAAAAAGGTTAAAGGTCAATGGTTTATTTTGATGCTTGTCATATTTCTGTGAATAATTCGGGTATTTTGGCGGATTCTGCCACTATCCGGGCGCGTAATAATATACAACCTGTTTATGGAATAGGACGGCGCGGGATTTTCAATCAAATCCCCGAAGACGGGATCGAGGGAACAGTCAATTTTTCTTATTATATTAATTTGTTATCAGAGCCGATTTTTCCCCTAACCAATACATTTAAAAATTTAACAGGAAGTTATGATGGAATTAACATCGTAATTGGTGGGGTGACTGGATTCAATTGCTATTTAACAAGTTATAGTCTGAAAAGCGCTCCTAATCAATTAGTCAAGGCTGAAGCTGCTTTTACTACTTACAAACCATTCTCAGGAGTTTTACGAGCCCGTATTTCGGGAGAAAATTCTATTAGTAATTTTAGTGGATTTTTAGCTCACGGATGGACAACTCAAATTCTATCGGGAAATAGTTATTTAACCGTTCCTATTTATGATTTTAATTATAATTTAGAAATAGACTGGAGCCCGGTTTTTACCGTCGCGAACTCTTTATCTAATCAAGTCGAACTTATGCAAATGTCCGAAAGTATGTCATTTGTCAGAGATGTTTTTCATAATATTCAATTTAGCGGCGAAGAAGCAAGTAGAGAATCTTCTACAGCTTTTTTACAAAAAAACAACGACAATGAAATTAATTTGTTACCATATCATTATATTGCATCTACGGGCGTCAATTCTCCATCCTTGATTATTTCATTATCTGGAACTCGCATTAAAACATCTGAAATTAACGTCCAACTGGACGATTTTGTGAAAACGGCGGTAGAAGTCTCTAAATTTTATTAATATGTCTTTCTATTCCTATAAAAATTCAAAAATTCTAATTAATAATTCCGGCGTTGTTGCTACTGACGCTCAAATTAATATTCAGGCCAGCGTTTCTCCTTTATATTTGTCTCAGAATCGTCATTCCTTTACTTATACGCCCACTGAAGGGATTGGTGGAGTATTTTCATGTAGTTATTACTTAACCGGCTTCGACCCTTTAAAAACGTTCATTACTAATGAAGCAGGGGTTATTTCAGGAAATTTTGGAGGGCTTTATTTCAATAGCGGTTATTTAAAATCATATATTTTAAACTGCCTGCCAAATAAAACAGCCGTAGTAAATGCTGATATTATCTTTTTCGATCAACTACAAGGAGAATTTCGTCCTACTTATGAAATTGCCCCCGAAGCAAATTTTTTGAATGTCGCTTATGCCTCCGTCTCGGACCCAACTAATGGAAACATTGGTAATATTAGCAACATAACAAATTTATCTTTTAATTTTGGAGCCGACATTCAGCCTTCGTATCGGGCGGGCGAGTTAATTCCCTTTCGAGTATTTTACGGCCCCAAGGAGTTAAGCGCATCTATCACTTTTGATAATTTAAGTGGCGATTTACCAGTAAGCGGAAAACGAGCCGGAATTAATATTAATTTCAACCATCCTGATATTGTTGCGGTCAACGAATCTTTTGGCGTGAGCGGGGTTTTGTTTCAACGCAGCATCGGAACTTCCGTTGGAGACTTTGTTCGTTCCACAATCAATATTAAACAAAATTATGTAGACAATCCTCCTACAATTATTAGTTTTACTCCAACGGCGTCTCCCGGTTCAAGATTCCAAATCATAGGAACAAACTTGGGTCAAATTTCATCGATTAATATTGGAGGGGTTAGTGTAACAGTCATTCCGGTAAGCGATACGGAAGTTAGTGGCATTGTGCCGGATGACGCTATTAGCGGATTGGTATCAGTAACCAATCATGGCGGCACAGTTTACAGCAATAATAACTTTGTTCCCGTCCATCATGCAATTACTATTTCGGGGATTATCCCAATTACGGGAGAAATTAGTGGTTCTGTTCGATTATCGGGCAGTAATTATCATCGTATTAGCCAAGTTATTTTTAATACCGGAGTAGACTCAAGTTTTCAAGTTTTGTCTCCGACTATGATTCAAGCTACAGTTCCTTTAAATGCCGCGTGGGGAAAAATTTGGGTAGTATCAAGTCAAAGAGGAATTTCGGGATTATCTCAACAAAGTTTCGTTCCTATTCCAAGAATTACAAGATTTACCCCTGTTACGGGTAATACGGGTGAAACAGTTATTATTCAAGGTTATGGATTTTCGGGCATAACTGGAGTTTTATTTAATAATTTACCAAATGTTAGCCCGTTTACAACTACTTTTAGAGTTTTGACAAATACGGGCATTTCAGGATTAGTACCAACTGGCAATTTTCGAGGCCGTATTACTTTATTAGGACAAAGCGGCGTGCGCGTTTCTTCTACTACAGATTTCGGCGCATATATTACAATTACCGGCTTGAGTCCTAGTAGTGCTCGCACCGGAAGCGCGATTGAAATTTTAGGATTTAATTTTTACGAAGATATTTTATATAAAATTCCAAATACAACTAATTCATTTTTAGTTAGTTTCGGAGGGGGCGACGTTACGGGTCATTTTATTCGAATTAATTCTACAAGATTAACGGGCTTGGTTCCATATAACGCTAAAAGCGGGGCGGTCTTTTTATATGATCCTGATTTAAATCCATATGCTTCGACTGGTTTTTTCAAATTAAGGCATCACCCTCCAACAATTACAAGCAGCGGTGTTCAAACTGGTTTTTATTCTGGTTACGCAGTATTAGAAGGTACTAACTTTTTCGAAGTATCTTCGGTTCGGGTATCAGGAACGACTGGTACTTTTACCATTCCTACTTCTCAAATTTCTACAAGTCAACTAGGAGATGTAATTGCTTTTCAATATCCTCTAGGAACGGGCGGATATTATCACACTGTCATTACTACTCCAGAAGGTAGCGCAACAGGATATAGCGGAGTTTTCATTCGTACCGTTCCAATTCGTTATAATATTACTCCTAGTAGCGGAGCGGTGGGAGCTTTAATTACGTTTACAGGAAGAAATCTGTATCCTGATTCTAGAATTTATTTTAATACTACGGGCGTAGAAGCCACTGTATTAACCGGCTCTATTCCAACTGGTCATGATTCAATTCAATTTTATATTCCGGTTGCGGCTAGAACGGGTTTTAATGATATCATATTATATAATCAATATGGTTGGGTAACAGGTATTAGTGGTTTAAGATTAATTCAAGCGCCGGGAATAAGTGGATTCAGACCTACTTCGGGAGCTTTTGGCGATTTTGTTTCAATATCTGGATCAAATTTAAGTAATACTACGGGCGTATATTTTGGTTCGGGGCAAGCGATTGTTTTCAGTATTATTGGAAGTACTGGCATTACTGCTACCGTTCCAACGGGCGCAAATACAGATTATATTTCTTTGTATTATAATGGCGGCTCGGTTCGTTCTACAGGAATTTTTGAAGTATTAAGCGCGTATCCAACTATTGGTTTATTTACTCCAACAAGCGGCTATTGGCAAGACACAATTTCTATTTCGGGAAGTAATTTTAATTATGTAGATTATGTTTTGTTCTCGGGAAATACCGGAGATATTTCAATAGGAGAATCTAGTTTTTCGATTATCGGTAGTACTGGAATTAGAATTAACGTTCCCAATGGCACAAAAACAGGACCAATTAAAGTTAGAACAGATCGAGCAACAATTACTAGTTCATCTAATTTTACTATTATTCCTACTCCAGTTATTAATTCCTACACTCCGAATACTGGCGTTTATCAATCTACCGTCAGAATTTCGGGTAATAATTTAAGTGGTTGTACCTTCTTCTTCCCAAATATCAATTCAGGAAGGTATGTAGAAGCAGGAAGCGTGAGCGTCATTAATGGCACCGGGGCGACATTTACTGTTCCAAGGGAAATTGTAAACGGTCCAATTTTAATTAGCGGATTAGGGCGTTTATTTAACGGGACAACCGGAGCTTTTTACCCGTTACCTACAATTAGAGCTTTCGCGCCCGCGAGTGCAACAACCGGAACAACGGTTGTAATTTCTGGAATTAACGCAGGACACGCCTTGTCTACCGCTATTTTTGCAACGGGAGATGGAATATTAGCGAATATTGTTAATAGTGCCGCCACCGTTAATTATAGTCAAATTAGCGGAGCGGGTATTGTTAGTCCTTCGACTGGTTTTACCGTATTTACTTTTACTTTAAATACTGATTTCGCCGGAACCGGGGCTTTATTATTAGTTAATTCATTTTATTCAACGGCAACAACAGTTGCGGGTCTAAGAAGTTCCCAAATGATATCTGGAGTTGGCCCTCAAACTCTCACTGGAAATATCAATATATTACAAAGCGCCCCAACTATTGATTCTTTTACTCCAGACCGAGGCAATCAAAATACTTTAGTAACTTTGAATGGATTTAGTCTAAGTAGAACCACCGGAGTATATTTATTATCCGGGGCAACTCGTAGTCTTTGCACTTTGGCAAGTAGCGGATTGTCACAAATCACATTCTATCCTCCTGCTAATTATGCGCCACGCTCGGGACAATTTGATGTTTATACTAATTTCGGAAATACTGTTTCAACTAATTATTTCACTTATATTGAAAATCTACATATGTCAGGATTTTTCCCGACGCAGGATATTACCGGAAATTGGGTTAAAATTAGCGGTTCGGGAATTAGAGATATAACAGGATTTTATTTTAATAATTATCCAACTAGTTTTTCTATTAATTTAGTTGGAACTGTTTATCAATTAAGCGGAATTATCCCAATGGTAAGTGAAAACATTGCAAGAGGATTTCAACTTAAAATCATGAGCGAAGCGGGGTCTTACATTTCCCCAAATCAGTTTATTATCCGCCCCGGACCAACAGAAATTTGGGGGCCTTTATCCGGCAAAGAAAAACTTTACGTTACCGGAATTGAGTTAAAAACTGGAGATGCGACGGGTTATCATGTTCTAATAAGTGCCAATTACGAACTGGAAAGCGGCAAACATTATACAGTTTGGAATTCTTATGTCAATGGCATTAAAGTTAGGGTCGCTTCTGTTTGCGCCACAGGCACATAAAAATTAGATTTCTATCGGAAAAACCCTTATAATTATAAGGTTGAAAACGATTTTATTCATAACTAGCCATTTGTCAACTGGCGGAATGCCGCAGTATTTATTAAAAAAAATTGAGGCTTTAAAACCCTTCTTTAATATTCATTTAGTTGAGTGGGCCAATATTTCCGATACTTTTGTTGTTCAAAAGAACAAAATTCGTCAACTTTTGTCAACTACTTTTTATACTTTAGGGGAAGACAAAACACAAATTTTAAAAATAATTCAAACCATTCGTCCTGATTACATTCATTTAGCGGAAATTCCAGAAATGTTTATGGATTATGCAACCGCCGCGCAAATTTATGCATCGCCGCGTCCTTATTTAATTTTCGAAACAACTCATACGTCAGATTTTAATGTAGCTAATAAAGTTTTTTTCCCTGATAAATTTATCTTCGTGTGTCAATTCAGTAAAATTCAATATGCTAATTTTGACGTTCCTTGCGAAGTTGTCGAGTTTCCTATTGAAAGCATTCGTTTTGACAAACAAGCCGTCCGAAAAAAACTAGGTTTAGACCTTAATCAAAAACATATTGTTATCGTTGGATTATTTACTCCCAGAAAAAACCAAGGATATGCGTTCCGATTAGCTAAGAAACTTTTGAATAATAACGTTTTGTTTCATTTTATTGGGAACACGGCTGATAACTTTGCTCATTATTGGAAGCCGATTATCGATCAAAAACCAGCTAATTGTATTTTATGGGGAGAACGAAGCGATGTTCAGGATTTTTTGCAAGCAGGAGATTTAAGTCTATTTCCTTCGGAGGGATGCGTTGGAGACAAAGAATTAAATCCCTTGATTATCAAAGAATCTTTAGAGAACCAAATTCCATTATTAATGTATAATTTAGATGTTTATTTAGGAAAATATAATAACGTGCGAGACATTTCTTTTTTAACTGGTAATATAGATCAAGATTCTTCGAAAATTGTTGAATTATTGAGTCTCGAAACTAAAAAATCACCCATTACTTCTATTTTAGATGCTTATCTATCGGTGCAATATGAGCCCGAATCAAATAAAATTTTAATTCATTCTAGTTATTCTCAAAATCTTTTTTTTAAATATTGTGTTATCAAAGAAATCGATTCAGAAATTCCCATTTACTTTTGGCAGGATATTAATTTATGGACAGGAGGAAATGTTTGGTGTGTTCCTATCAATGGCCATAATTTTGCCGAAGACCGTTTTTGTAACGGATTTTTAATAGAATTCTACGATGAAAACAAAAAATTACTTTTAAGTAAAACCTTTCGATTAAAACCGCCGCAAGAGAAAACTAAATTAAATCTAAGTCCTTTTGACTGTGCGTATATTAATTATCGGGAGTTTTTTGATATTAAAGTTTACGAAAACTCTATTATTGATTTTTCCAACCTAAATACCGTAGTAGATATCGGAGCAAGTGTGGGGTTATTCACTAAATACATTGCTACCAAAAATCCTAAAAAAATCTATGCTCTAGAGCCAATTCAAAAAGCATATGATAATTTAAGTAATTTATGTTCCGACGATCAAAGAATTACGCCTTTAAATATGGCTTTAGATACTGCCTCGGGAACGCGAGATATTTATTTTACTGACGAAAACACAACTATTAGCCGGTTCATTAATAATTTTCCGACTTTAAATTATAATTACGGTAAAACCGAAGTCGCCACTATTACTTGGAAGGATATGATAAGGATACTAGAAATCAAAGAAGTATCTTTATTAAAAATGGACATAGAAGGACATGAATACGCTATATTTCAAAATTTTGATGCTCACGATTTAAGCCAAATCCAACAAATTATTTTAGAATTTCATTTTGGCCAAAATGGAGAAATTGCTATTGTCGCCGGGAAATTATACCAACATGGTTTTAAAGTCACCTTTCGAAAACAATCTACTCAACAAGAAGGATCAATACACGATCACGAAGGAATTTTATTCGCAACTAAAATATGAAAACCTGTCAAATAAATCCGGGGATTCTTCCCATTCCACGCACTAATTATGGAGCGATTGAATCAATTATTTGGGAATATGCTACATATTTAAAAAGTGATATTAGATACCCCGCCGAAATTAAACCGGGAATGTATGATATTGTCCATGTCAATGTTGCTAATCAAGCCTTAATGCTGGCCGAAAGGAATATCCCTTATATTTTCCATATGCACGATCATCATACAGTGCGATGGGGAAAAACTTCGTCTTGTTTTCTGGAAAACCAAAAGGCTATTCAAAAATCTATTATTTCTTTGGTACCAGCAGAATATTTAGTTAATTATTTTGATCATCCTTACAAGACGTTTTATTTTTCTCATGGAGTTAATACTAATTTTTTTAAGCCATCGCCAACTTCTACTGGTAAACAATTATTATGTGTGGCAAACAATGGTTATGCAGATGATTTAACCGCAGACCGAAAAGGCTTTGAAATGGCTATTAAAGTTGCTCAATCATTAAACATGGAGATAACTATTGCGGGGCCGACTCAAAACAATCAAGCCTATTTTGAAAAACTACGTCCAACATACAATAAATTAAGCGTTCTCTATGATTTTAATGACGAAAAACTGCGCGATCTATATTCTAATCATAGTATTTTTTTACATTTAAGTGAATTAGAAGCGGGGCACCCCAACCTTACACTTTTAGAAGCTATGGCGTGCGGAAATCCGGTAATTGCAACTTATTCGGGGCCAGAATTGCCGGGACTGGTTAAAGTCTCGCGTCATAATTTGCAAGAAATTAAAGAAGCAATTTTAAAAATACAAAAAGATTATAGCAGTTATTATCAAGCCGCTTTAAATACCGCCCGCGCCCATGATTACTCAATTATTACTAAAAAATTAGAAAACATCTACCAATCTGTTTTAGATATTAAAGAATCTTTTAATTATAATAAGTTTCAAACAAGTTTAAAAACTATTTACGATACGTCTTCTTTTAATCCTCAAGCTGGCAGCAAGCCCGTCAAAGATGAATTTAATATTAATTTTATTGATGGAGCTTTCTTTGAAATCAAAGGATATTCTAATAATACTTACAATGTAGAATTCATAGACAGAAATGAACAAAAAACTCTTTATTCTACTACATTAAAATCCAACACTTGGTCTAAAACTAATTTCAAATATTTTATAAATTATGAAATACGAGTAAAAAACCTTCAGGGAAAAATATTACACAAACATTATTATGAGGCGACCAATAAAAAAATTTACATACATTTAGATAGCAAAGCTTTGGGAGACACGATTGCATGGTTTCCTTATGTAGAAGAATTCCGTAAAAAACATAATTGTCAGATTGTTTGTTCTACTTTTTGGAATCATTTGTTTGTTGACACATATCCACAAATCGAGTTCGTCGCGCCGGGAACGACCGTTAATGATATGTATGCAATGTATAACATTGGGTTTTTCGTTCCTTCTGATCGATTTAGACATAAAACTGACCCACGCACAATACCGCTTCAAAGAATTGCCTCTGATATTTTAGGATTGGATTATAAAGAAATCGCCCCCAAAATTCATTTTCCGGTTACTAAACGAATTATTCCTCAAAAATACGTCGCAATTAGCGTAAATTCAACCGCACAAGCTAAATTTTGGAATCATCCTGAAGGCTGGCAAACCTTAATCAACTATCTCAAAAAGGAAGGATTTAAAATAGCTTTAGTTCAAAAAGAACAAACAGATTTAAAAAATATAGATTATTTTTCTCATGAAAATATTGAAGCTGCTATTAATTATTTAAGACATGCTGAATTTGTTATTGGAGTTAGTTCGGGCGTTCCTTGGTTAGCTTGGGCCTTAGGTAAGAAGGTTGTAATGATTTCTGGGTTTACGGCCCCTTGGAATGAGTTCGATTGTATTCGTATTCATAACAATTATTTATGTAATAGTTGCTGGAATGATCAAAACCATAGGTTTGACCCCGGAAACTGGAAATGGTGCCCCCGAAATCAAGATTTTGTTTGTTCTAAGTCTATTACTCCAGAAACAGTTATAAAAACACTAAAATCAAATAATTTAGTGTAATATATAGTTAAGGTAAAAGGAATTAAAAATGCCAATCGTGCGCTATGCCGGGGATCGGTTTTTTGGAACTAGTCTTGACGTAAAACCAAACAACGTCATGGACGGTGGGGTTTTTGACGAGTGGGACACTAAAGACCGTTATATCAGAATTAGTGGGTTGTGGGTTGTTCAAACTGTTGGAGACAATTCGGCAACTACTTCGGGTTCTTCTGGAACGGCGGGGTCTTCTGGCACTTCGGGAACATCGGGAAGCGCCGGTTCATCTGGTCGCGACGGCGGCGACATGTTTCAAAGAGTATCAGGAATTATTTCTCCTGTTACCGGAGCAGATTTTCTTTATTTACCCGGTTTAACTAAAGGCAACAACGAAACTGACGCTTCTAATGGAATTATGGGCGGAAAAACTCATAACGTCCTAGCTCATTATACCGAAAGAGGGGGGCGGGTTACTGTTACAACCGGCGACTTGCATTTAGAATCGCCGCAAGCACTTTATAAAAATGAAAATATAGCCAATATTTCAGGATATTCAACCTCTATTGCAATTATTAATACTAACGGTACAACCAATACTCCATTTTTTACAATAGAATTTTCGGGCTTAAATTTAGCTCACGCGAATAGTGCCAATTGGTATCCTTTTTATATTCATCGTTTTGGTACTAATCGGCCTACCGGGATGGTGGTAGAAATATTTACTGGTGGTATTTGGGGAGTTATTAATAACGAAGCTCCTAATAGTGCCAATTGGATTGGAACCACTACTTGGATTGGGACTCGTAATACTTGGCAAGCAACTGTGCTTGGAGTAAGATTTACCGCTAATTTCCCTTCTGGGACTTACACAACTTACGCTAATGAATTTGGAGTATGGCAACGTAACTATATTCCAAATACAGTAATTTTTCCAAATAAATTTTTACCAAATACATTTACCGGCGAGCAAACTTTTCAAAGCCCGAATGTTTTGCATCCTCAAACTGTAACTCCATCAACTACTACGAGTCGCATTTATAATCTTAGCGGAGATTTATATTGGACGGGGGCGCGAGTTGTTGAAGTAAGTAATACTGGTATGGCGGGTTATTTCCCTAAATTTACCGACCGTAATTTAATTACTAATTCTATTTTATCAGAATCAAAAGGAAGTTTGGTAGTTGAGAGTGGAAAAATGATCAACAAATTTGGAAATCAAGATTTTCAATTTTGGAGATATGAAAACGTTGCTTCTTATGCTGCTTTTACGTCTTCGTCTACAGGAACTATAAGAATTAGAACTCCCGCCACTGGAACCACAGCAATTCAATCTTTCATGCGAATGAAGATTATCGGGTTTAATTATACCTCTGATACTTCAGTATGGGATTTAGATTTAGGAGGCAATCCTAATTGGGGTGGAGCCGCCAATGTCTGGGTAAATCATACTGGTCACATTAAAGGAACGCCGCCTTTTTCTAACGTTCGCCTCGGATATGATAACACCGGTTTTTGTATTTTATTAGGTAATACTGGAACGGTTTGGACAAATCCGCAAATTTGTATTAGTGATTTATATGCTGGCGAAGCAAACCAAGAATATTGGAGCGGATTATATGATATAAATCTACTTAATAGTGAAAATGGAATTACGGTTACGGATACAATAACTCCCGCTCCTTTTAATGGTAGCTCTGGAACAGCGGGTAGTGCTGGATCAAGCGGTACGTCTGGAACCGGGGGAAGTAGCGGAAGTTCTGGAACTGATATTTATTATCATGTAAGAGATTATGGGGCTTTGGGAGATGATTTTACAAATGATACAACTTCGTTTGCCGCAACAATCACCGCCGCCCCTCCTAAAAGTATAATTTATGTTTCTTCTGGAATTTATATTCTAGATAATTTAATTGTTAGTAAAGATGTGGGATTTTTATTAGCCCAAGGAGCAAGACTAAAACATAAAGGGACCGGAGTTAGTAACATGATTAGTTATACCGTCCCTTGTAGTGCGGTTTTTGAGGGCGGAACTTTAGATGGTAATAAATCACAACAAGTTTTAACTGGAGTTAGTAATAGTAGATACGCTTGTTTATCAATTAACTCCAGCGGAATGCATATTCGTAATGTAAATATTACAAATTATACTTACGCTGGTATTATGGACCTTGCTACAAAGACCAGCGTATATATCGATCATGTAAATTTTATTGATGGGGCTGAACACGGCGGTAATTATCTTGCAAGTCCATCAGAATTATCGGCGGCTATTGCAGTATCTATCGTAACAAGTAATATAAATCCTCATTTTTATATTTCAAATTGTCGAGTTGTTCAAACAAGTTACCCAAGTGATACGGCTAAAGCTCCCGGTGGTTTTATTTTTGGAGGCCAACTTTCAACTAATACAATCATTACGCCTATTATTGAAAATTGTTATTTTGAAAAAATTGGTCAAAGTTATCCTCGTTCCGGTAATTCAAATCATATTGGAGCTATTGATTTTTATGAAGGAACAGCAAAAGGAATAATTCGTAATAATCAATTTATTGATAGTCAATATGCAACAATCAAATGTCAAAACAGTCTCTCTCCTGTAATCGAAGGAAATTTTGTTTCTGGAATTTATACTGGTATTGGGCTCACAGAAGGAATTGGCGGTATTTTAGTTGATGTAAATCGTGTTTTAGGTAATGCCGAATTAGATTATGGTCGTGCTATTATAAGTAATAATAGAATTTTTCACGTAGGAAATGTGCCAGCTATACGAATTGCAGGACGGGGCACCGGATTAGCAGATAGTTATAAAGATGTAATTTTAGATTCTAATTTTTGTTATAATCCATCAGGACGCGCGTTACAAATAACAAATGCGGCGGGAAATATTAAAAGTTCTAATAATTATTACTTTGGTAGTGCTCCTAGTACAAGCGCGGGGGCCGTAGAAATGCAAAATTTTTCTTCGGGTGGATTTGCTTCTTTTACTTCGGATACAATTCATAGTATTAGAAATAATGGGTTTTATGCTACGAGTTTAATTAATGGAGCAATTGCTTTATACAATACAAGCGTTACTACCATTGGACCCGGAAATAGTGCAATAGCTGTAGTTGTTAATGAGAGATTTATTGTTAAAAATTGTTTATTTAATGCTCCCGCTCTTAACGGAACAGCATGGAATATCGTCGGAGCAAGATCGTTAGAATGGAATGGGAATACGGCTATTAGTGGAGGACGTAGTTTTACTTGGGCAAATATAGGTAATGCTGAAGGGGATTTGGAAGGAGCGGGAAGCCCGGAAGGTGTAGTTTCGGGTATCGCTGGCAGAGCAACTTATCGTAGAACGGATTGTACTCCAACTTCAATGTTTTATTTTAAAGCGGGAGGAAACGGAGCAATTCCAGTTTCGACGGGATGGTATAGCGTAATGCCCGCTTTTTCCGGCAATAATAATCAATTAGTTAAATTTAATAATTTATTACCAACTAGTTCTAACGTTTCTGAAGAAAACGGCCATTTTATTACTACTGGAAAAACTATTAGTAAATTAGGGGGGGCCGATGGATTCTGGAAACATGAAAATTGTTTAGCTTATAGTGATGATATTAATTTAAATTTAACTGGTGTATTATCAATACGTTTCCCAAGTGGCACTCGTTTTAATATAATCAATTCAATCATCAGGGGTTATACATATAATAGCAGTCAGGGAGCTTGGGAAGTCATGATTGGTGGTTATCTTTATTCTCAGTCGGGTGTTGGTCAAGTTACGGGCTGGTTTAACCCTTCTGCTTCAATTCGGGGTAATGCTCCATTTACTGGAGTCAGATTTGCTTCCAGTGGCACACATTTACCTATTGCGAATTTTCATATTTTATTGGGAAACACCGGTACCGTTTGGAGTTATCCTAAAATTGCCGTCGAAGATGTTTATGTGGGATATCTCAACCAAGCGGCTTTATCGGGCGATTTTGCAATTGATTTCTTAGATTCAGAAAATGGATTAACGATTTCATCGACTCCTAGTATTTCGCCTTTTAATGGTAGCTCTGGTAGTTCCGGTAGTTCCGGGGCCTCGGGAACATCGGGAACATCAGGAAGCTCGGGGTCAAGTGGTTCATCGGGAAGTTCTGGAAGCTCAGGAAGTTCGGGCACTGGTGGTTCATCGGGAACATCGGTTTTAGATTATTTTATTAATGTCAAGGCTCATGGAGCTATTGGAGATGGATTTAATAACGATAATGCGGCTGTGCAAACAGCTTTTAATACCGCTTTAACAGGAAGCAAAACTGTTTTCTTCCCCGCTGGAACCTACATATTAAGTGGTATTACCGGTGTCACAAGTTTCTTCGGAGACGGCCCAAATAAAACTTTTCTAAATTTTGATTTAGGAACTAATGTTGGAATGCATAGATCGGGATTTTTAACTACGCTTCCGTCTTTAAGTGGTAATGTGGTGTCGGGCGCAAATGTTATTACTTTTAGTTCCCCTCATAGTTTAAGTACTGGCGATGTATTTATAATTCATAATACGCAACAAAGTGGTTTTAATCCTGCGAGATTTTTTTATTACGCGGGTGAATATTGCAAAGTTGGAAAAATTTCAGGTAGTGCGGCGGTCGCATTAACTCAACCGCTTTATGACAGTTATGGAACCGGGGCGTCATTTCAACTTTTCAAATTAAACTCTGCGTCTTTAGAAGTGCGCGATATTGCTTTAAACTTCAAAGCGGGTTTGGGTGCCTCAATAGCGGGAATGCAATTATCTTGTGTTGAAGACGTAGTTTTTGATAATGTCCATTGCGCGGATAGTCAATATGCTAATATTTATGTTGATCGAGGCTATAATTTGCATTTTTCAAAATGCCGATTTTTAGATTCTCAGCCTAGTGTTGGAAACAACTATGGTCTTGCTATTGGTAATGCTCAAAAAGTATTTATTACAGACTGTCACGGAGAAACAACTCGTCATGTAATTTCATTTGGTGGGGCAACCGGATATGGTTGTGTTGTAAATCGTGATATTTTAATTGATAAATGTCATCTTAGCAACGTTGGGATTGGATATGCATTAGATTTTCACGGAAATAGCGAACATTATAAAGTCGATCAATGTATTATTCCCGGTGGCGTAGGATTTGGCGGCGACAACGGAACGCTTTCAAATTCAGATGTTGGGAATTTTAATGATAGTAGTTATTGTTTTACTTTCACTGAAAATTGCGGTCCTAATTTTAAAATTTCTAATAATAATTTTTACGCGAGCCGTAATTTCGATAATGGATTAGTAAGTGCATTTGCAAGATCAACTAATATTCGTCCGGGCCAAGCCGTTTTCAGCAATAACACTTATAATTTAAATACTTTTACTGGTACGTCAATTACATCGGCGGTTCAATTTGGAATAATTGGCGCTCCTGCAAATAGTAATGTAAGTTTTATTTTTAAGAACGAAGTTGTTAAAAGCAGTTTAACAGGCGTGGGCGCAATATACGCTTATTATCATAGTTCTAATACCACTGGAGTTAAGAATTTTATCGTTGATGGGTTGGTGTCTGATACTGCTGGAATTTTATTTTATCGTAGCATTGAAAACACAGAATTTAGAAATTTAAATATTAAAAATGCTTTAAATTATGGAATTCTTTCTCTTGCCGTTTCTAATCCAATTTATCCTACTCATAAAGTAAGTATTGAAAATAGTATAATTGAAAAAGCCAAATTAGACGGTATAAGATTAATCAATACTACCATGTCCGGGGAAACGACAATTAAAAACAATCGAATTGTTAATAATGGACAAAGTACCGCTTCAAGTTCTGTTGTGATGGTAAACGCCGATAGAATTTGGCTATTAAATAATGAATTAGGAGATAATCAAACTGTTCCTACCCAAAATAGTTTATATGTAATTCAAAATGTTACTGGATGCCTTTATTATCGTAGTAACGAAAATATCGGACGAGAAGTTAATAGTTTGTCTCCTAGTTTATCTAATATTAGAGCGTCAAGGGATTTAAATCCTGTTATTAGTGGTACTGTTAATCGTTTAGTTAAATTTACTTCGGGAGACGCCATCGGAGACGCCCCAATAACAGAAGAAGCGGGCGATATTCTTTTCCATAAAAAGCAAGTAACTCAACTAGGTGGAGCCGATGGTTTTTGGCGTTACGAAAATTTAACAGGAATATCCAGTGACACTTTTGGGACAACAAATCCTATAACGGGATATTGTATGCTTACCTTTCCAAGTGGTACGCGGTTCAACATGTCGAATATACGTTTGCAAGGATATACTTATGCGGCGGGCCAAGGCGCATGGGATATTATGTTGGGGGGATATAATTATGCTGACGTAGGAAGTACAGGATGGTTTAACACTTCTGCTTCTATTCGTGGTAGTGCTCCTTTTAGTGGCGTGCAATTTGCTTATAGTGGGACTAATATGGTAATTCCAAATTATCATATTTTATTAGGAACGACTGGCACAGTATGGCATTATCCTAAAATTGCTTTAACGGAAGTTTCTGTTGGTTGGTTAAACCAAAATTTATTGAGTGGAAATTGGAAACTTGAATTTTTATCTACCGATGTTACCGCAACAATTTCTAGCACACCTACAATCGCTCCATTTAACGGTTCATCTGGAAGCTCTGGTAGTTCGGGTGTTTCGGGGGCATCGGGAACATCAGGAACGTCAGGTAGTTCGGGTAGTTCGGGTAGTTCGGGCACAAGCGGGACTTCGGGAACATCTGGAATTTCTGGAGCATCTGGTACATCTGGAACGTCAGGACAAAATGGAGTCTTTGGTGGCAATAGTCAAAAATATCAATTTAGTGATTCAATCACTGATAGCGACCCCGGAAGTGGATTTTTAAGATTTAATGACGTAGATTTTTCTACTGACGTAACTCAAATTTATATTGACGATGAAAACGAAGACGGCACCGATATTAGAAGCTCTTGGATAGCGGCTTTAGACGATAGTACCTCGACAATCAAAGGTAGCATTCGTTTATATCGTGAATTTGATCCTACTGTTTTTGTTATTTTTAATATAACTGCCGCCAATACAAGCGCAACTGGATATATTAAATTAAACGTAACTTATGTATCAAGTAGCGATGGATTTTTTGCTAATAATGAAAATATTATAATTTCTTTTTCAAGAACAGGAGATTTGGGGGCAACTGGCGCAACCGGCGCGACGGGGGCAACCGGCGCGGGCGGGGCGAATGGAACAAATGGCACTTCAGGAAGTTCGGGCACAAGTGGAACAGCGGGGACTTCGGGAGTTTCGGGGGCGGGAGTTGATAATACTTCTGCTATCACTTATGGCGGGGGAAGTAATTTTACTATTCCTTTTGGCGGGGACGGAACAAGCGCACCAACATGGACCGCAGTAGCATTTGGTTCTAATAGCCCAATTTTAAGTATTCCGGCAGGAACGGCTACTTATTTACTTGATTTTATATTTGGCACAACTCACGGTTCAACTTGTAGCCATATCTTTGTAAAATTTAGAGATACTACTTCCGCCGCCGATGTTGCGAATACAATTACTCCTTTCCGACAAGCTAACGACCAATATATATTACGAACAATTGCTTCTTTAACTGGTCCTATCAACGTGCAACCATATGCTTTACATAGCGGGGCCGATGATTCGGGCGGGGGAGAGCCATTAATTATTTCTAAAGAAAGTCACATCTCTTATATTAAACTAGCATAAAAAATAAGCCGGGGATATGGCCCCGGCCTACTATATATGTTTTTGATTTACTGACTCACGGAAAATTAAGCGCTAACTTTAGTTTTGGCTTTTACCTTTTTCACCTTTTGAAGACGTTGAACGAGACTAATCAAAATAGCTTTAGGAAAATCTTCTACAGAAGTAAAACTTTCGGCTTGAGGAACCCCTTCTTCTACTAATTTATTTTTAATTGTTTCAAAATTAATGGAATTTGTTGCCATTAAATTTGATAATTCTTTTTGCATTTTCGCAATTTCTTGATTAATAGACCTATCTTCTGTTGGTTCTTGAGCGGTTACTCCGTCCACTTCATCTTTACCCAAAATTGGAATACGCAAGAAATTTCTAACCGCCCGCACGAATGCTCTGTTTTCCGCAATGGGGCCTAAAAATTTAGAACCAAAACCATTAGTATTACTAAAATTAGCGTCTCCCATGCCGGTAAAGGTCTTGGCTTGGTTACGCGTTTCAAAATTAGGGGACCAAACAATAGTGCAACTTGCGGTACAATGCTCGGGGCTAGAATTGAAATTATAGGTTACAGATTCGAATCCGCGTAAATCCGCAACGTATTTAATCCCATCTAAAAGAATCAGCAAATCCTTGTCTGCAATTCCCTTGATATCTTGAGGGATTTTTTCGCCACGTTTTTCGAAATTTTGTTTATTAGGAACTAAATATTCAGCAGGAATCATAGCTCGCCAATCAACCCGCCGCCCCTCGTCTTTAAAAATATAAGTTTGACCGGCAACCAACCCGAATTCATTCAATGTCGTCACAAAAGGTTTGTCCATAAAATCTATTTTAATAATAGCTTATTTTAAAACCCAAGTCAATTCTTTATTTTAACAATATATAAATAATCGATTTCTTCAAAAAACGCCGGGGAATCAATGGCGGGCATAAAAGCGGGAACAAAATTCGGGCTCGGCACATTAGTTAACCATGCAGCTTTTGAATTATAAATTTTTTGACGCCCCAATGTAACTTTATTAGTTCGATAATATAAGTCCTTGATATTCAAATGACTAAAAGTAGTATGCTCAATTTTTTGAGGAACATCTTTTCTATGAATCAAACCAATATCCAAATAATCTAATTTAAATTTATTCAATGTTTCTTCGGGTAACGTGCTGATTAATCCGAAATTAATACCCATTTTATTCAAAAACATTGCAAATTTTGGATCATTATTTTCTTTGATATCGTAAACAACTTGCTTAATTCTATCGCGAAATTGTAAAATCAAGGACTCAGAAATAGGCCGGTCTGTAACCACGACGCAATTAGAAGCTCTTAATTGATTAGCCAAAATAGTTTCGTCAAAATTAAAATCCATTCTAGCAATAATTGTATCGACCCCTAAATTAGATACATTGACGGCAAAATCAGGAACCATTTCTAACATCTTGGGTTGAGTAAAAAAGGCTCCGTGATATACCGTTTCAAAGGGGTAATCATAATCCAAGTTAAGCAATTTACAAACTGCTTCGGCTATTTTTTCGGGTTTGATTGTATTAATTGTTTTAGGATTTTCTTCGGCGGAAAAACTTGGCTTTTGGCCATTACGTTCGGGCTCTAGCAAAATATGATTATTTGCATCGCCCCAATAAGGCTTAACACATTCAACAAAGTTATTAGAATAAATAGTAACAATTTTTTTATCTAAATAACTTGCCATATGAGTTCCGAACGAATCGGCCCCCAAATGCAACAGCCCCTTGTCTATTATATAGCTAACTTGACCTAAATTGGTTTGTCCTTGGGTTTGATAAATCCCATCGAATCCTTTTTCGTTAGGGCCTCCAATTTGGACGATCTGAATGCCGCTTTTCTTTAAAATTGGCTCTAAAATAAATAATACATCGGCCCAATAATCGTAATTTTTAGACCCATATTTAGAAACCGGCTGAAAAGTAATGAATTTATCTACAACCAAAGGATAAAATTTTTGATAAATAAATGGTTTATCAATTTTAGAAGAAGAATCTAACGAATAGCGTTCTACCAAATGCATAATATTTTAATAAGTTAATTGTAAATCGTGTTTATCTGTCCCATTATGTAAATAGTTCAAAAATCGCTGAGTTCCCGCATGAATAGGATAAACTACGTCAAAATATCCTTTGTGGCCTCCTTGCCCCTCCATTGCCACTAAATTATCCATTTGAGGGAGATATGGAATTACTTTATCAAGATACGGATTACCGTCCAATAATTCAAAATATTCTGGTTTGGTAGCAAAATAAAACGTCCATTCCGGGCGCGGATATCTTTCTCGGATAGATTTAAATAAAGATGTTGCTAACACAATATCTCCAATTGATTCGGGCAAAACGCATAAAACTCGTTTTTTATCATTTTTATCTAATGTTTCGCCAAAATCTACTGGTTGGTTTTTACCATTTTCTTGGGCCGCGACTTGTCTAAAATAATTGTCAATGGTTTGTCTTGATTCGCCGTTTTTTAGTCTTTGCGTCCAATATTTATGCCCGTCATCATTCCCGTCTACGGTCATATTCAAGATTTCCTTGTATAACGTAATTAACCATAAACTATCATCGGAAATTTCAGGGATAACCGCATTTGGGTTTTTGGCCTGAATCGTAAAATTAAAATCCCAATTATGCTCGGGTAAGGCGTCAATAACAGCTTCCCATTGCTTCCCGATCACTTCAACAGAAAATTTACTAGTTGCCCATGCTCGTCCTTGTCGTCCTAGTTCGGCTCGTTTTTGCTCGTCCATTTCGAAAATTTTATTTAGAAATTTACAAACAGACTCGGGTTGAGGAACGGCGCGAATGAATTGCGTCCCATGTTGGACGGTAGTTGTAAATTTAATCGGATAGACAAACGCTTGGTCTGTAAACATTTCTCCCGATGAATAGCCCACGGTAGCTAAAGGCAATTCGGCGTAAAGCGATTCAACCAATGGCATTTCAAGCCCCCCGGCATTCAATAAATGACAGTAACAATCCATCAACCCATAAACTTCGTTAAGTTCCGGCTCGGTAACTCCATTACTTACATTACAAGTTGTTTGCCCTTTTTCCTCGCCACAGCAATTACATTTAATATCTTGGCCAACAAATGGTTTGACTTCGTAATTATGGCAACGCTTGCAAACATAAGTAGTTAATACATATTGTGGATCGATTTTTAATTCCTGACAAAATCTTGGAATATCCCACCCCATTGGCTCGGTAAAATGAGTATGTAAAAGTAAATAGGATTTTTTGTGTCCTTGATCTAGATGTAGTTTAAATCCTTCCATCAAGGGTTTAACTTCTTTACGCAATTGATTTCGAAATACAAAGCCACAAATCAAAGCATCTTCGGGAAGTTTAAATTTAGTGCGTAAACTTCTTTTTTTATAATTATCTAGTTTGCAAAAATGTTTGGAATCAACAATCCCACTTAAAGTTTTTACTTGATTTAATCCAAGTCGTTTTGCTTCTTTTTCGGCAAAATCCGCCCATACAAAGAATTGTTTAGAATTTTGAATATACTTTACTTGGTCTGTCAAAAACGGCAAAGAATCCAAAGTAATATGAGGCAAAACATGAATTTTATTCCACCACATTTTATCTAAAAAGGACTGACTTGCCCAACTATCATTAGAAGTAATTAAAACATCAGGTTTAAAATCTTGAATAACCCGATCAATATAATAAAGGCCGTAAGACGCTGCTCTTGCTTGTCCGGGGTCGCGAGCTAACTGGTCAATTTCCTGTTGGGTATTTGGCAATGCCCCAACAATTTTATACGGAAATCGAGCGTAATCGGGAGAGTCCCAAGTTGTTCCGCAAGCGTAATAGACTATATTATATTTCCCGGTTTTATATAGATAATTAGCCAATTCGCGCCCATTACGTCCTAAACCCGTCTTTAATAAAGGAAAGTCTGTATTTATGACAACTGTTTTCTTTCGCATCCTTTATATAATATGATTATTTTAATAAATAATCTAAAAAAACAAAAATAAAAGCCGGTCAATTAAGACCGGCCTTTACTCACGCAACAACGAATCGACTGAACTCTCCTTTAGAAAGAAATTTTAAAAATCAACCGACGCTTCTTCCTGCTCTGGCTCTTGTTCCGTTTCTTCTGCTTCGGGCTCTGGTTCTGGAGCCGCTTTCGTAAGCTTTTTAGCAGCGAGCTTCTTGGGAGCCGCCGCCGTTTCTTCTTTTGCCCTTGCAAATTCCTCGGCTTGCTTCTTATCAGCAGCGTAAATAGCTGAAAAGATATGATCCAAAGCAAACCTGAGATATTCCATTAACTTTTCTGCCGAACCGGTCGTTAAACCAACTTGATAAGTCAATTCGCCCTTTTTAATTTGAATCCCAAAACCGTCTTTATCTGTATCCCCTTCTTTTTGAGCCTTAATCAAATAATAACTCAAACTACCGCTACAATTTTCCTCTCCAAAGGAATGATAGAAATTTGCCTTTTTCTTGGTACGAATTGCATGAATAAAGCTTCCAATTTCATCCAAGGAAAACTTTACATTAATAATTGTTCCGTTTTTGAAAGAACCTTGCTTCGTGTTGTTGTCCCATCCTGTTTGGGAAATCAATTTAAAATAAAGGGCCGCATCCTTGGAATTAAAGGAAACATAAAGGGCCGCGCCTTTTCCGGTAGATTTTGGACTAAAAAATGACAATGGCATATTTAAAATTACTTGGCTGTTACATTCCCGCGTTTAATCTTGCGAGCTAAATCTCTCGCATCAACACGCCGCATAACTTGACGATGTTGATTAATTGGCTGCAATACTTCCGCCGAAACAATACGGAAAACTCCAGTTGTTTCTTCGGTCAGGTTTAAGGTATAATTTCGCTTTTGTTTCATATTCTGTTTTAATAATAACTACATTCTCAAGGTAAGTCAAGAATTCTTTTTAAAGCAATCTCAAAATTCTTGTTATTGATTTCAAACCCTATAAATTTTTTATTGCAAATCTTTGCGGCGCAAGCAGTTGTGCCACTTCCTAAAAACGGATCACAAATTGTATCGTCTTCTTTTAAATTCGCTAATTTAATACAATTTAAAGGCAATTCTAAAGGAAATCGATCATTATGAAGTTTGTCCTTTTTATTTTGAATAGTTTCATAATTAATTTCCCAATGATTGCCACGACATTTTAAATCTCGTCCATTAGCGAATCTTTTAACATTACTTTTATCTTTATAAGGAACTCCAATGGCTAATCGGTCCAAATCCCTCATTTTTCCCTTATGTAAAACAAAAATAAACTCAGTTAAATTATTCAGTCTTTTCTTGCCCTGAATCGGTCGATAATGATTTTTCTTCCATGTAATTGTTTCGTTAAGTTGAAATCCCAATTCCAAAGCTTGTTCACACACTTTAAAAGGCCGAAATTTATCTTCAGCTAAATGACCAAAATTCAAAAATATTAAACCGTCCTTTGATAAAAGCCGTCTCATTTCTACCCATATCTTTCGCATCCAAGGATAAGAAAATCCATCCGAGTCTTTATAGGGGGGACTTGTTACAATTAAGTTAATAGACTCATCATCCAACAACTCCGCTCCAATTAAAAAATCCTGATTATATAGTTTATATAGTTCCTGCATTTTCAGCCTTTAATGCTTCCGCAACAACTGATTTCTTTTGATCTTTTAAATGTTTAGTGACTTCGGCGGTTCTAAAGAAAACTTCTACGTCCTGAATTCCAATTTTATCAGCAAATACCTTATCTCCCATCCATTTTCCGCGCACAACAATAATATCGTCTTTTTCTACAGCGCGTTCATTTTGTTCTTTGTGTTCTATTATTTTATCATTAAATAACATAACAGTTGTTACGCCCGTTTCATCTTGAACATCGCACGCGAGATATTTGGTTTTCTTTTCGTTTTTACTAGTTCCCTCTTTGACTTCTAAAGCTCTCCCGGCAAAATGCACATACTCATTTTCAAAGCAATTCTTGACTTCGCTAATATTAATTAAATCCGAGGCATATTTACTATAAATATCTTTTAAAGTTGTTGAATAAGAATATCCAAGTAATAAATATTCAAAAAAGTAACGAGCCAGTTTTTCGTTTTTTCTGTTAAATTCATACATCGCCTTATAAGGTGCAAATTTAGTTCGAATCGTTTCCATGCGTGAATCCCTGATAATAGGTTTGTCTTTTTCGTTGCGCCCGTTAGCATGAACATGTTTTACTATTCTAATAACATCATATTCGAATTGTTTTCCTAAATCCTTATCAAACACATATCTTTTTTCTTTCTCGGAAAGAACGTTCCATAATTGAGCCTCTAGCACAACCCGACTCCGACTACTAAATTTATTCTCTAGGGCTCCAACTAAAATTAAACTATTCAAAATAGAAATTGGAATCCCGGCTTCTTGTGCGGCTTCAAAAACCTGAAGTTTATTTAAAAACTTGGTTCGAAATTTATCTAGTTTTTCTATGGATTTTTCGGCAATCCCTTTAATTTGTCCCAACCCAAATCGAATATTATTTCCTTCGATAGTAAAATCAAGTTCAGAATCAAGAATATGAGGCGGAAGTAACTCAATTCCAAAAAACGCTAATTCTGACTGAATTAAAGCAATCGCTTCTACTGTATTTTTCTTAGAGTTCTCCTTGATATGCTTTAAACAAGAAAGAAAGTATTCTTTGGTATGATTAGCTTTTAAATAAGTAGAAAGCGCGGTAAGGTACGCGTAACCCGTTGAATGAGATTTATTAAATGAATAATCGGCGCTCGCTTCGAACGTAGACCAACACCAAGTAATAAACTCGGCGTCATATTTATTTTTAACGGCTCCATTAATAAATTTTTCCTTCATGGAAAGAATGATTTCTTTTTTCTTCTTCCCGATGCCTTTCCGCAATTTATCGGCTTCTTGTGGGGTAAAATCAGCCATTTTAATAGCTAATTTCATAACCGTTTCCTGATAAATAATGATACCCCGAGTTTCCTCTAATAAATCTCTTACTCTAGGATCGATTTTTGATAAATCAGCGCTTTTCTTGACATACGTATCAATGAAGGCTAATGAACCCGGACGGCCAATTGCAATCGAGTCAATAATGTTGTCAATATTTTTAGGTTGAATTTTAATAAGTGTTTGTTTACCCACCCCCTCAGATACTTGGAATAATCCGTAATAATGCTCGTTAGAACATAAATAGTCATAAATACTTTGGTCTTCAACATCAATTTGATCTATAAAATCAATGGGTTTTCCAATTAATGTTAAACAGTCGTGACAAATATCCAAAGTAATAACCGCCAAATTATCTACTTTAATCCCCAACATTTGGGCGCTATCCATATCATAGGCGCATACTTGATTACCGTCTTTATCTAATTCGACGGGAATCATTTCTTCAATAGGCCGTTCACACAACAAGACCCCCGCCGCATGAACGCTTTTATGACGCGTCATATCTTGAAGCTTGCAACAAATATCAATAATCTCTTTTTTATCCGCCGCCCATTTTTGAAATATTTTATTATTTTCTAGAGATTTCTTGATAGTAGAAACCTTCCCGAAAGTTTTATCGATCATGTCAGAAACTTCTTTGGCTTGTGTTTCTGAATATTCCCAATAAATTTTTAGAACTTCTTTAATTAAAACTTTGGAACTTAACGTGGAAACATTGGAAATAGCGACTGTTCGCTTGGGATACATGGCCTCAATTTTAGCCTTAACTAAAGGCTTGCCCCGGTGCTCACTATCCAAATCAATATCCGGCAAACTATCTGATTTAATATAAATCTCGCCATTAATTTCTTTCTTTTCGGCGCGGTCGCTACTCAAAAAACGAGAAAACAACAATCCATGTTTAATCGGATCGATTTTAGTAATTTGTGTTAAATAACAACATAAAGACCCGCCCACAGACCCACGCGAGGGAGAATTGAGAATATTGTTTTCCCGACAATAACGCAAAATCTCGTAAACTAACAAAATATAACTTGCAAATCCCAAGTCACAAATAATTTTTAATTCATGGTCTGCGCGGTCTTTATACTCTTGATAATCTGCGACGGCAATTTTCCCACTACTAATTTTTTCTTTTAAACCATTATGAACAAGAGCTTTTAAATAGTCATCGGGAGTAGCGTTTTGGGATAAATTTAATTGATTACGTTGCTTTTCATCAATGACAATCTTGGGCATTTTAATATACCCAAGCAAAGGAAAATCATATTTTTTAAAACGATTTAAAAACATATTAAATATCAATCGTCCATTTTAAACCAGTTTCCCAAACTAACCGATTAAGACGTACATCTTCAAGGGCCTGATGGAGATTTTCAAAATCAACTCCTTCTATTTTATACTCTTTGGCTAAATCAGTCAAATTAGTTTTATTTCCCTTTTTAATAATAGACCCCGCTCGAAATTGAAACGCCAACAAATCTTCTTTGTGTTGATATTTATACCCCGCTTTACTTGCTCGCGCAACCGCATCGGTATCAATTACTCGATTTAAATATGACCAATCAGGCTTCTTCCCTAATTTCTTTCTCCAAATATTATGAAGATAAATATCAAATCCCAAAACATTATGGCCTTTCGCCCAATTGCCCTTATCATAAAGATAACTTTCAAATTCGTCTAAAGCTTCTTTCGGGCTAATTGCAGTATCCCAATATTCCTGTTCTTTTAAATGAAACTTTGTTACTCTAGCCGCGCCCTCGGTTATAGGCAACGGCTCCCAACGAATATATCGCTTAATTTCTTTGGTAATTTGAGTCCCGTCACAAACCAGCAAACCCAATTCCCAAATTAAATTAGTAGGACTAACCAAATTAACGGAACATGTTTCAAAATCCCAATAAAAATGCTTATAATTTTGATTTCTCAGTAAATGCTCGTCCATTTAAATCTTTCTATTAGCTAATTCTAAATAACTTTCAAAGGAAAATCGATCCGATCCGAACCCCGACATATTAGGTTTGCTAAAAACTGATTTTTTAGACCGCCGATCAATACAACGATAAATCTGATAAGGCAAAACATCTGCGTTTTTAAAATAATAAATAGAATGAGTGGGAACAATTTCGTTTTTATTAGTTGAACAATATTTTATTATTGCCGCATTAATTAATCCATCAACCGGCAAATCATGATTTTCCATAAAAAATACAGGTTCTTCGGGAAAATCTGGAATGCAAGAAGCGACTCGGAGCATATTATTTGCTAGAAAACTATCATACATTGGAATAGCTAAAGATAGATTTTTTGTCCAAAACTTTTTTAAGTTTTTCCAATCTAGGCGCGGCACGTAATATTTACCCTCGGTTGCAGCCACAGAAAATATTTTAATCAAATCAGAATAACCGTCTTGGTTATTTAACAAAACGATAACCTTATTTTCGGTTTCGAACGATTCTTCGTTTTTTTGTTTGATATCGTCTACCATGACCAACATGAGCCCAAAAATAAATTGTATATCAAGTTCCTTAAAATGCTTATAAGCTTTAACAAAACCTGTCATGCTTGATTCTACCACGAAAGCAGGATTAATTTTATACTTTTTAGCAATGGAAGTAATAGAAATTGGTTCGTCTTCCTTGATTTCGCTCGCTTCTTCTAGTGTAAGAATTGACTTCCCTACAGAATAATCTGTTGTAAATAAAGGAATGATTTGACTCATTTAGTTTTTTTGGCTAACGCCTTCTCTAATTCTATTTGAAAATTCTGAAGCCCAATTAAAAGAGCTTTTTTAGTTTCGTCATTTAAAGACTCGAAACGACTGATAACATATTCAGGGGTTTTTTTATTAGAACAATCTTTATGAATGGTAAAGAGGGCATAATCCATCCCTTGCTTTTCCAAAGCATCCATCAAGTCTCTTGCAAAATCAAATGACATAATATTAAACTACCAAATTCATTACTTTTTGTCAAAGGCTATTTATTAATATTAAAATGGTTAATAATTTTCATAGCCTCTTTACGGAGAGGAAGAACCTTATGATGTTCCACAATTCTCGTTTTGGGATTAATATAATATAGAGTTTTATCGTTTATCCAGTAACCGTTTTCCTCCATAAGTATCTCGTAGATAGCTAGTTGTAATGAATAATGCACGAAATTACAATCCAATAAATGTCCTACGGGCGGCAACATTTTTTGATATCCTAAGCCGCGTTTAAAAAACGATTTGAATTTTAGGGCCTTATTGGTCTTCCAATCTTTAATATCGGCTTTATTAGTATCATACATATCAAGCAAATCGATGGTTCCAGCGAGTCCTAAGCGAACCGAATAAACTACTGTTTCCGTAATTGGTGTTCCTTTAAAAGTGATTTGCTTTAATTGTTTAATAACGTCTCGATATTGACCCTTATACTTGTTTGCGGGGGCAACTTTACGATTCTCGACCCAATATTCAGCCTCTTTATGAAATTGTGTTCCGCGCTCACACGCCGAATCACGTTCATAATCCCATTGTTTCCGCAATTCTTCCGGGGAAATTCCCAATTTTTCCGCCTTATTAATTAAAATCGACCCGGTAGGATCAAAAGGCGGGGAATATTCATGAACAAGAGTCGAAGCCGATATTAATTCTTGACCTTGCGGCGTAAAATATTGATGCTCTTTTTCTTTAAATATAATTGGCTCTACGCCCTCTAAAAACTTCATAAATTATCATACCATTTCTTAATTTGGGCGGGGCCATTTTCGACACGTAAAACTTCGTTCCAATCTTTTAACTCTGGCAAACAAACGCGAATTTGTCGATAATCAAAATATTTTTGCAATTTTCGTTCCATTTTCTCAGCCGCTTCCTGCCCCGGTGCTCGACCTTGTTCATTTACTATATCGCTATTAGTGCTAATAATAATATCATCTATATCATATTTGATAAGATAATTAATAATATCAAAACTTAGTTCAGTCCCAAAAACACAAATAACATTTTTAATTCCGCATGTCCAAAAAGACAAAACATCACCGGGAGATTCGACCAAAATAACCTGTTTCTTATTTTGGATTATTTTATTATTTAATATAAGGGGCCATTTAAAGGCTGCTTTATTGCCCAAATGTTTCCACTTTGGACGTTTGCGCCCCTCATATTCACCTTCAAATTTAAGAGTGTCGCGCCCCGTAAAACCCACAATTTCATTTTTAGCGTTAAATATCGGAAAAACATATCTGTTTTTCAAACTTCCAATTTTACCAGCTAGTCCCCCTTTAAATAATTTCAAGGTATCTAAATCAATTCCACGATTAATCCAATAACTATGATCAGGGCTTAAACTAAATAATGTTTCAGGAGGATGGATTTTAGGCATTTTTATTTTTGGTTTTGTTATCTCGGTTTTGATAACAACGTTTTTTGTTTTTAACCATTCTTGAACAAGGTCCGGGTTTTCTATTTTTAAAGTCCGAGCAATCAATACTTCAATTGAAAACCGTTCCCCTAAAACCCAATCAATGCATAAATTATCTTCGGGATATATTGTCAAAGAAGTATGATCGTCTCCCCCGCGATATACCGCCGCCGCTTGTAAATAGTTTGCAGACCTTGTTAGATTATAACCCAATTCTGTTAAAATACTTTCTACAGAATTCATACATGGGCGTCATCTGATTGATCGTCATCTTGCAATTTAATTAAAGCTTGCCGCCGTCTCACAACGTCAATCAAAGTTCCTTTCTCACAAATACGGAAATTTTCAATATTATAATTAATAAAATTTTGCTCATATTTTGGTTTTTGCTTCCCTACCGAAACTTTCACCATATCTAAATGCCCCGCCGAATCCTTACCTTGGAAACGAGTCGCAGTAGGAATCATTTTATGAGTTCCAAAATCTATCCCATCTTCGGCTAATTCATCCATCCGTTTGCGTCTAAAAATTGCCACAAATGCCGCAAACCATTGTAAACGATCCGAGATAGCAATAGCCGCGCTATCATCCCTTCCGTCTTCGGCGGAACGGTTTAATTGAATCGCCGCCCAAAGGGGAACTTTCAACTCATTCCCGGTTTCATTAAGAAGATTGATTTTTTCGCCAATGGCTTGATGTTCCGCCCAATTATTTGTTAGTTTTTCCCCGGTTAATTTAATGTAATCATAAAAAACCACTAATCTTTTTCCCGAAGTCCGCCCGATATGTTTATAATAAAAACGACGAATCAAACTACAAATTTGTTCTACTGGACGGTTAGCTACATTAAGATGAAAAACTCGATTTTTTAATTTTTGAACATTACTTAAAGTCGCTTTTACTTTTTTGGTCAATTCGGCATTTTTACTCCAGTTCCCGGTTTCGAGATACCACATAGGAGCGTCAGTAATAGCGGAAGCGGCTCGAAACTGACTGATTTCAGTTTCCATTTCAGTATCTAGATAAAGAGCAATAGTGTCTTTATTTAACATTGTAATCCCTTCGGCCATATTTAAAAGCCAAGTTGATTTACCATGTTTAGGACGAGAAGCGACGGCGTATAATCCGTTACCGCCACGAATCCCACCAAACAACCTGTTAAATTCTCCGTAAGGTGTAAGTAATCCGGTTTCTTCCAAAGGATTGGCCCCGCGTTTTAAAACCATTTCCTCTAAACCATCATAAAGGTCTTTGGGCTCATGTTCTATTTGATATGAAAATATTTTATCGTTATAGATTTTATCGGTTTCCGCAATCAAGTTATCAATATTCAGTTCACCATTTTTAAGAACAAAATCTTTAATTTTTTCTGACGTTTCGCAAAGCTCTCTCCGAACCCGAAATTTCACTAGTTCTTTGCAAGCATCAACGCCAGCTTTGGCGGTAATTTGAGAACCGGCTACCGCGTCTAAATATTGAAAAATATTAAGGTCGTCCTTAGGTTTAAAACCCAAATTATCAATTTTTTGAGCAACTAAAACCTTATCTAACTTTTCCCCACGCGTTAAAATAGAACGAATAACCGTAAATATAGTTCGATTTGTGTCATTGTAATAATCATATTCCGTCATGAACCCATCGACTTCAGGAAAAACCTGAGGATGTTTAAAAAACGCCGACAAAGTGTGTCTCTCGACTTGTAATGAAAACAGTTGCGCCATAGTTAAATTATATGTTAAACTTTACAGAAACTCAAGATAAAATGAAACTTATTCTTCGTCTGAATCTTCGGGGTCGTTTTCGTTTTTAATATTCTCGATAACGTTTTCTTCGTTTAGTTCGTCTAAAGCGGTGCTCCACATTTTAGTGTAACGAATCATCCCAATAGCAGTAAGCATATCATCAAATTGCACGTAAACTTCAGGAGCGCCATTGGTATTAGCTCTGATTAGTATATACCCGCCGCGTGAAAATTCATTAAGCTGTTTTAAAAACGCCGCTGGCAATTCAAAGGGTTTATCCACACTATCTATTACACCTAAATTATTATATTATAATTACTTGAAAAGAAACTATGGGTCAAAGGCAAATCTTCTTTATAAATCTCTATGAAAGTGTAACCATTTTTAACTAGAAATTTTTCTTTATCCATGTCTCTTTTAAACATGTTTTTATAACCGGTTCTTGTTCCATGAAAAAATTTGTTAAATCCCTCATGTTGAGGCCCGTTAAATTCAATAGCAAGTTTTTTATTGGGAGATAAAAAATCAACTCTCAACAAGCATCCCGGCAATCGGTATTCTTCATACCAAATATAATCGCTGCAATATCGATGCAAAAAATCTTTAACTTCTTGAGCCCCTTTTGATGGGGCTTTTTTACCCCATTTTATTCTATATTTATTATCAGGATGCCAAACTAATTTCTCCCGTTTATTAATCCAACGCATTAAATTTCCTTCATTTTAACTTCTCTAAAGTAATTATACAAAAATTTAACTAAATCAGGATTTTCTTCTAGATATTCATTAAGGTTTTTCATGCCGTCGAACTTTTCTGGAAAAGTAAAATTATGTTCTTTTAAAACATTTGTAAAAACAAAAGTTGGCGAAATCCATTTGCCACTTACTTTAATAAATTCCCAAAAAATTAATTGATCCGCAACTTCTCGTTCCACCCAAACTCTATCGCCAGCAGATTGATTGTATTTAATAGGATATTGAATTACTTCGTTGGTTTTTTCGTTAGGAGTCTTTTTGAAAATAATTTTACACCAATGACCCAAAACTTTTCCCTTTTCCGCGTCATTTTCTCGTATTTTGCATTCTTTTGTTTCGTGATTTTGGAATTCTAAAATCCAATCCGCCCAATGTTGGGCGGCATTTCCGCCTGTTGCATTGGTCAATTTTGGGTCAATTTTTTGTTGTTGATTAATTCTAATGGTTGCACGAACCTGACTAATTAAAATACATATATGGCCTCTAACACCCATTGCTAACGCAAGTTTTTTTAAAAATACCGCTGTAATAAGAGCCCCGCCCGCAACTTGAACAGCATCTTGGAAGTCTTTATCGTAATCTGCTTTAGGTATCAATCCATCCATAGAATCAAGAATAAACATATATTGAGTTTTATCAGGATTCTTCATAACTAAAGTTCTCATGAAACCGATTACGTTTTCATAAATATTTCCACGATAAACAAAACAAGTTTGGTCCGGCCAATTTTCAATGTCATAAGTTAATGGAACGCCGATACGTTTTTTAAGTTGCTCAGATTCTTTTCTTTCGGCTCTAATATAAACACCTTTGCGATTTTTTTCTTGTAAGAAATTTTTCATATAAGAGAAAGAACAAGATGTTTTCCCGCCCTCCGAAATTCCCGTCATTCTAACAATACCCGGCCTAATTCCTCCCCCCATTTCCACATCCAAACCAAGACTCCCGCTAGAAACAGTGTAAACAATATCTTCCTCTGTACAGAGATGATCAGGATGTTCGGCTAAATAAGCGGCTGCGTATTTTGCTGAATTATTTCCAGATTTTTTAGTTTCTTGTTCTACTTCTTCTTCTTTTGCTTTACGTCCCATAATTATGAATTTAAAAAATTAAAAATTGTTTTTGGCTTGGAAACTTCTGCTATTTCTTGAATTTTTGTTTCCTTGTCTAAATTATACTCTGGTTTTTCTGGTAAAACAAGTTTTTTAATAGCAAAATGTTTTTTCATCATGTTTTGCCCGTCTTCGGTGAGAAAGAATGCTAAAGAAGGAAGTTTACATTTAAATACCATTTTCTCCCACAAATCCGTCTCGGGATGTTCTTTAATTAACTTTTTGGCAATTTTAATTTCCCGCGCCCAAAAGTTGGTATCAATTTTACCGCAGAAAAACGACACCAAAAATTTACATTTTTCGTGCTCTATGTTTTTAGCCATGACTTTAATTATATCCTACTTCTTTTAAATCTGCAATTACCATTTTCTTAACTAGTTCGGGGAAAGTAGTTTTTGGGGACCAACCTAATTCCTGACGAATAGGAGTTGAGTCTCCTAATAATAATTCTACATCAGCGGGACGATTAAATTTAGAATCAATACGAACCAAAACAGGCAAACCTTTTAACCCTTGTCCCGTCATTAAATATTGCTCATTTATTCCCTTTCCTGCCCATTGACCTACAATACCCACTTCTTGAAATGCTAATTCTATAAACTCTCTAATTGAATGAGTTTCACCACTCGCTAAAACATATTCTCTTACTTTACTAGATAAATCATATTCTACAGGACGGGGTAATAAAATCCCCGCCTTTCTAGCTGTAACCGAAGGTATATTTTTAATTTCGGGATTAAACGCGTCCTGATTTAACATCCTCCAAACTCCATCTACAAAATCTTCGCAATCGGACCAGTCACGACGAGCATCTAAATTACCAAGTGTAATTGGCTCAAAACCGTGAGCTTTATTCCAAAAATTTTTAATTCTAGCCACTCCCTTAGTAATTTTACGAGTAACAAATTCCTCGCCCCTTCTCGTTCCTTCGTAATTAAAACAAATACCTTGAATAGCATACAAATTATAACTTTCTCGGTACACTTTTACTATGGAGTGTGCTGCAATTTTAGCAGCACCATAAGGAGAACGAGCCCGATAAGGATGTTTAATATCCTGAGGGGAATATAAAACGTCTCCGAATTCCTCGCTTGATCCGAAATTATAAAAACGACATGCTGGATTAACTTTACGAATCGCTTCTAAAATATGAATGATTGCTTCGGCATCTGTGCGAAACGTATTGACAGGACTAATCCAAGACTCGGAAACAAAAGATTGGGCCGCACAATTAATAAAATAATCCGGTCTAACTTGATCTATTGCTTGATATAATGACTCACCATCAGTCAAATCCGCGCTAATTAATTTAAAACGCGGGTCTTTAATATGTTCTATGTTTTTATGATTTTTAACAGATAATCGTCTAACCAATCCAAAGAGTTCATGATTTGTGTTTTTTAATAAATAATCCACAAAAAAACTTCCCATTTGTCCCGTACATCCACTAATTATTACTTTTTTGCTCATTGTTGTTTATTTTTAAAATTCCAAATTAATTCTTGAATTGCCTTTTTTCCTTCTGGATTAGAAGAATGAATGACATAATCAGGAAATTTTTTCTCGTTTCTTTCACAATAATCAATCAACCATTTCGCGCAATCTAATCCATTACCATAAGGTAAATGAGTCACCGGTAAATTATGACGATCTAAATCGTAATCAAAACTAATTAATCTAGGCAATCCACATTTTACAATGATTTCAATAAACTCGTAAAAATGAGTCGCAATTACCCAATTTTGTTCTAAATCCAACGGCACCCAACTAACCCAATCTGGAAATCGAAAATCATCTAAAAACAAAGAATATCCACTGAGCCCCGAAACTTCTTTTCGTCTAGATTCCCATCCATTAAAAAATTGAATCGCCTCTACTTGTAAAGATAAAACATTTGCATCGCCCCTCATTTCTACTGTTTTATAAGGATTCGCCTCGGCAAAACTTTTTCCAAATTCAAAAGCATAATATCCTTCGCTTCGTATTTTATGTCCGTTCATTCCATTTCCTTTCCTTGAGCAAGTCTATATTGATTAAATAATCCAACAAACCCATCATTTTTATTTTGATGTTCGGCCCCTTGATAATAAAATTTCTTAAAAGACCAATTAAAACGATTAACTGCTATTTCTCCTAAAAAATTATGTTTTAATATATAATATCTTACTAAATCCTGCATCGATACTTCTGTTTCAATAAATTCAGTGACTTCATTTGGAAGGGTTTTGTTTAAAATTCCAGTTTTGATATAATCAATTAAATTATTTACCGTACATTCAAATCCTAACACGCTCTCGCAATAAATCCGAAATTGCATTCGTGAATTTTCATGTTTTTGCCAAACATCATTACCAAATTGTTGGTATAAAAGTTGAGTATGGCTATTCGCCCCATATTCTAAATAGTATTTAATTGGATGACGAATTCCAGAACGCTCAATACTATCCTTATCTTTTCCTCTTGTATTAATAATATAGTTTTCTTTATTGTAACCGGGTTGTGCGGAAAAATTTATAACTTGGCCCAAGAATGGACTTAAACCCCAATGAACACCACCATGAAACTCCATTGAATCAATATAACGAGCTAAATATACTCTATCTAAAAAAACCGCTCCTATATTATTTTGTTCATAATAATTAATACTACGCCTTAAATCTTTTAACCAACCTAAATTAATACGATCAGAACTGTCTAATATTAAAAACCAATCTAAATTTTTAATCACACCCGAGAAAAGAAACTCGTTCATTAAAAATCCGTGATGCTTAACAAAGGGGCGTTTAATAATTTGCCCCGCCTTTTTCCGTTCATTAAGAATATCGTATGTTTTATCATCGGAAGGCTGATTCACAACTCCTACAATCCCATCAAAAAAATCAAAAGTTTCTTTCGTTAATTCATCAATGTCTTGTTCTCGATTTTGTGTAATTAAAGTTAGCCACAGTTTATTCATTAAAATCCTTTACCTTATCAACAACTCCGGTAAATTTGTCACGATAAATTCCGCGTTTGCATTATTAAACTTTCCATCGGGGTTTCTCCCGTCCCAATGTCCGAATTCAATATCTACATTATCAAAATCAAAATACTGTTCCCATTCATTTTCGTTTTGATTAATACGTTTTAGCATAACCCTTGGAATAAAGGCATTGCTTTTCATATGTTGATGCAAAAACTCATTATAACAAGTGGGAAAAGTAATTAAATAATTTTTCGCTTCTGTAACAATTTTACTTAAACAAGTAATACTATCTTCGTTTGAACCATTGCCATATTCCCGCGTCATGAAATGTTCTATTGTTGAAATAGACAAAACATTTTTCCCGGTATAATCCCAATGGAGAGCGTTAGCTTTAATATTTCTAGGATGATTATCAGTTAAATCAATAATTGTATGTTCGCCGCGCCCGTAATGAGGCATAACGCAACCCACTTCGAAAACATCATTATTAAATTTATCAAGAAAATACGCCCCTAAAGGAACTTCAACTTTCCTTTCGTTTCGAAAACTTGAATTATGTTCGTGGTAACAATACGGAAGTTCAATACTTCCTAATTTAAACTTTGAATTCATTTTGGATGTAAAGCTAAAAACCCTTGAGACATAGTAATAACTTGAGCTTTATGGCTATCTTGAAATAAATTGATAATTTTCGGCAACAACTTCCTATATTCGGGCGGAACGGCATTAAGCCCCAAACGTTCTACTCTATCTTCGTATCGATCTAATTCATCGTATAACATCGCATCATCTAACAAAATAAAATCCTTGGCCCCGCGATTCGTCCTAATGTTTTTAATTAATTCCATTTCTTTGAATGCCGGAAGCCTGATTTCGGGCGCATCGGTATCATGAGGCACCAAAGGTTTGTCGCCCAAATTATAATCTGAATTAGAAAAATGACTATCGATCCAAAAGAAAATAGGCACATGCACAGGTAATTGCGGAAGAATTTGTTCTAACGCCTGAATGCCAGTGGTATTAAAAATTTGAATACGATTATCAAAAGAAAAAGTTTTGTGGCTATGCGCGGCCAATTCCTTGTCTATTTCTACGGACAAAAGCATGTTAAACCCATATTCGGGTTGTAACATCCTCATTAAGCCGCTTCCTAATCCAGTCCCGGTTTCAAAGAAAATCTTAGTTCCATGTTTATGAATCCAAGGTAACGTTTGTATATCTCGTAATGCTGACATAATTATTTATAATAAATTTGGTAAAAAAACTGTTTCTTTGGGGACTCCATATAACGCGCATTCATGCCCCGCATGATGCCACTTGTAAAGTTTAAAATCAGGATATTTTTGTCTGAGTAAAAATCCTTTAGTTGAAAAGTCGTCACAAAGAATAAAACGAGACTTGCAAGCTTCGTATTCTGCTAACATTTCATTTGGATCATCAGAACCGTCAAGTAAAGTTAAATTATAAATTTCCGAAGTATTAGTTAAATGATTCAAGCCGGGGCCAAGATGATAAGTAATTTGAGTATTATCTAAATACTCGCCTAAAATTTGTCTACAATTATCCAATCCATTTTTAGAAATATCACAAACAGTAATATGGCCCCCATATTGTTTAATGTATTCAGCAAAGAAGAAAGTAGAAAACCCATCGCCCGCCCGTCCGTTTACATCTCGCATCGCTCCTATTTCAAGGATATTCGCTGGCTTTCCCTCCAGTAAAGATAAAGCTTCTAGGAAAATGGGGTCGCGATTTCCCTTTCCTTCTTTAAAAATTTTATAACCGTTTAAATAAATCATTATCTTTTAATACTTTCCAAGACTTCCTCTTGTTTGATATTATTAATATTATCCTTCCCGTAGATAGAAATCAAGTTATTTTTCCAATTTTTTGGAACATAAGCGTCTACGTTAGTAACATGTCCCTCTTTATAATTAGTATAAAGACAAATATTTTCATGCCCATAAGCATTTAGCAACCAAGAACTTCCCGAGTCTGTAGTAATTGATAAATCACAGGCGAGCGAATCTTTAATCGCGTCAAATAAAGACATATCACGAAAATCATCTACAGTTTTTCCGTCTCCAATTAAAGGACTTTCAGGATGACCGTATTGATTAACATCAAAACCAGCTTCATATAATAATTCAACCATTTTCTCCCACCATTCTAAACTTGGCGAACGTAATTGAATGCTTGCGTCCGAATTGGCATATCCCGAGAATGGCCAAATAGCTATAGTTTTCCTCCAATATTCGATGGGTTCAAACCACTGATATAATTTAGGACATTTTTCTTCTTCCGTTAATCTATCCCATTCTTTCGGATCAATATATCCCGAACCACATAAAAAGTTTAAGCGAAACAAAGATTCGGTAATATGAATTGTATTAAACCAATCTTGGAAATAGACCGAGACGAATGGCTCAAACACCATATCGAATTTTTTGCAATACTCCGCATCTTTCTCACTCACCTTATCGGAATCTTCGGAAATATAAATCTTATCAATTAAAGGATGATTTAAAAGAAAAGGAGCGATATGAGCGCATTTTTTATCAATATAAACCATTTTATAACTACCGGGACGTATTTTTTCCAAATAAGTTAAAAACGGTAATGAACCTATAATATCTCCCAACATACTTGGGCGCAAGCAGTTAGCTATTTTTAAATTATTCATCTATTCTATGAAATAAATGGCAGGGCTTAGGATTTAAATTATATTGTTCCCAAGTAATCGGTTCAAGCGCAAAATGATCAACATATTTTTCATATTCGGGGACGGTATTAAATATTTTTGAACCAAAACCAAAATAACAAAAAAACAAATCCTCTGCTAAAAAAGACCCTTGATTAGCTACTCGCCCATCAATCTCTATTCCTTTTACAATATTGCCTTGTCCCCCATGTTTATCGACAAATTTTAGAACTTCTAGCATTTTAGATTTGCGTCTAAAATTGCAGCCCCCATTACCTATTCGGATGGCGGAATAATTTAAAGTATTTTCTATTACTTTGACCGGAGACTTCCATTTGGCCCCCAACCAATCAAGCCCTATGGTTCGTTCTTCCCATCCTCCTTTGATAAGAAATCCATCATATTGGAAGTAGATGAGTTGTTCCGCAGGAATAAGATGCGGCAAATTATATATACTGAAATAATTAAATTCCACAACGCTATTAAGCTTATTAATAAACAGAACGTGAATATGATCATATTTTTCCTTTAATTTAACTACATCCAAAGTATAAGACTCCGAATCAATAAATAAATAAATTGGATAATCATAATGACTAAACACCCGGAAAGAATGAAAAGACGCCTCATGATCTTCTAGTTTAAAAGGACTATTAGAATGAAGATAGACCCCGGCGTATTCCTCAGAGAAAAGTTTTTTCTCGTAGGGAATGCTTAATACGTCTTGCTTAATTTTAGCTAATAATTCTAAGTTCATTATCTCCAAAACGAATACATGTTCTTCGTAATTTCATAATTCATTTTTTTAATTTCACGATTTGGCTGGTCTTTAGCCCAAATAAACATTTTTTGAATTAATAAATCTAGTTGAGTTTTATCTTCGAATCCTAATATATCTTTTGCTAAACTATGGTCGCAAAACGCATGTTTTACTTCATTTCTCGCTTCCAAATGTTTAATACTTCCAGTATAACCATTTTGTTCGGCTATTTTTAATAAAGTTGTTGCGGCGTAATTTATCTCGCATTCAAAATCAGCCCCAATATTGAAAACATGATGATTATTAATTTCAGAAGTGGAAGCCATTAATTTTTCCAAGGGCGACATAATATAATCTACGTCAGAAAAAGCTCGTGTCTGTGTCCCATCTCCATAAATTGTAAGAGGCTCATTATTCAAAATCTGACGAATCCAAATTCCAATAACATTTCGATATCTATCCCAAATGTTCTGATAAATTCCAATAACATTGTGGGGTCGCACAATAGAATAATCAAGCCCAAATTGCTCCTTGGCTAACGCTAAATCCAATTCAATCGTGTATTTAGCAATTCCATAAGGATCGGCTGGATTTGGAGGGTCTATTTCCTTAAAAGGAGGCTCTGTATGACCATATACAGCCATCGAACTTGTAAAAATAATTTTCTTAACATCGTTTTCGATACACGCGCTAATAACATTAGCAGATGCCACAACGTTATTTTCATAATTATATTTGCGAATATAAGGGCTTAATCCTTCAGCGGCATAAGCGGCAAAATGATAAACATAATCAGGACGATGAGTTGAAATGATATTGTAAATAATAGAATCACTACAATTTGCTCGATAAAACTGTTTAACTCCAAATGGAATATTTTCTTGATATCCGCCCGATAAATCATCTATGCCAATAACTTCATATCCTTTTTTAATTAGATAAATGGCAAAATTAGCCCCTATCATCCCCGCGATTCCTGTAATCAAAACTTTTTTCTTATTCATAGTTTAGTTCTGGCAAACTTTGCCCTACTTTATTATAATAATCTAAATTAAATTCTAACTTATTTTGTTCATAATTCCATCGAAATGAACAACCTGCCCCTCGGGGCGGGGCAAAATGTTTTGCCTGATATTCTACTTTTTTACGGCTTCTTTCATTAGAAAGCCAAGTATAATGATTAATTAATGCAATATTTTTAGGAATGTTTTTTGTCGGGAAATGCCGGTAACTAGATAAAGCATTAGTAGTTTTACATGTATAATGAATATCATCGTCCCAAAAAAACTCTTTTAATTTAAAACTAGGGGTATTTACTCGAAAAATTCTGGGAGGGCAAAATCCATCTATCCATATTTTATTATCGAAAGTAAAATTTTTATGATAAATTGAAAACCAAGAAGTAAATTCATCTTTTTCAAGATATTTTATAATAGAATGAATTTGCTCGATAGTATAAATTTCATCTGCTCCAATAGTCCAAATAAAATCCACGCTTTGTTCTAAAAGATGTTTAACGGCATAATTACGAGCTTCGTGTTCAAAAGCCGATTTTTCTAAAAATTCAAAATATTGAATAAAATTTTTCTTTTGGTAAATTTGAAGAAATTCGTGAGTTTTATCCGCAGACTCAATCGGTTCTTGGTTTTCATGATTTTCTTTAAAACAACAATGAACACATGCAATTTCGACACATGGAAATTCAATCCAAGGATCAAGACATTCTTGCAAATAATCCATCGCGTTATAAACGGCAAGCACTAAACCAATTTTCATAATTTAAATATAAACGGTTTCTCCTGATTTTTCAATACTTTTATGTATAGCTTCTAAAATTTCTACAACATAAGAAGCATCTGTGCCCGTAGATAAAGTTTTTTTATCGTTTTTTAGACATTCAAAAAAATGATTAATCTCTACATACAAAGGTTCGCCTAAATTTGTTATATGTTCGTAAGTTAAAATTTTGCCTTTTAAATCCACAATGCGCGGCGGTAAAACTGTCGCACTATCATGATGAAACATCGCCTTTGTTCCTCCCGTTATAATTTCACGGACTTTTTTGGGGTAAAACCAGCTAACATGGATATGGGCACTAAAATTTACCCCAAACAAATTAATATCCGCGTCATCATATTTAGAACATATATTACGATGGGCGACCGCTGATACTTTTTGGATAGTTTTAGTGGGAAATAAGTATCGAATTACCGCTAAATCATGAACCGCTAAATCATAAATAACATCAATATTATTTAAAAAAGGCCCTAAATTCGCCCTTATCGAACGATATGATATCGGTTCGCCCAATACATCAAATTGTAAACATTGTTTTAAAAAATTTATTTCTGAAGAATAAACAAAAGTATGATCTACATGTAATAATAACCCCTGCTGGCCAGCTATTTGAATCAATTCTTCTACTTCATTTACCGTAAAAGCAATGGGCTTTTCTACAAAAACATTTTTTCCTTTCTCTAGAGCTTTTTTTGTTAAATCAAAATGAGTGTTCCCCGGAGTTGCAATAAAAACAGTTTTAATTTCTGAGTCGCCAAGAACAATATTATAATCTTGAGTGATAACTAATGTAATATTATCATGAACCTTGGGGATTTTCTTTAAATTGTCCGCCGATATATCGCAAACAGTAATGGTTTTAATTTCTTCGAATTGAGTCAAGACTCGAAAAATATTAGGCCCAAAATACCCGAAACCAATTAATGCAACATGGTTCATTTATTTAAAATAGCATCTAAAATGTTTTTAGCAACAGCTTCCGCGCTAAATTGAGCTAAAAATTTCCCCCGTAATATATTTATTTTTTCTAAAAATACAGAACGATTTTCTTCCATTTCTTTTAATTTGCTGGCTAAACTAATTGGATTAGGATCGGCAGAAAAATCTTCTAGTCCTAATTCTTTGACGCATTCATTATCAGAGCATAAAATTGGTGTACATCCGGCAACAATAGCTTCAATCGCGCTTAAACCTAACCCCTCATGGGAACTAAAAAATAACAAATATTTTGCGCTATTATATAGTTCATTTAAAGTTTCAGTTGGTAATAATCCTGTATAATACCCAAAAGGAGGTTTTTCTGGGCCAGCCACAATAAGTAAATCTCTATTAAAGGAAACTGCTTTTAAAAATGCATCGACTAAATTAAATCTCTTGTTTTCAGAATAAATTCTACCTACTGTTAGAAAATCTACCCCGCGCATATAATTTTTTGAAACAATCGGTTTAATAGGATAATAAACAACTTTAGTATCTTGTCCCGTTCTTTTTAAAATTTGTTGACGAGCCGTTTCCGAAATAGTTAAAGCTATATCCAAGTTTGATAATTGTAATGCAACTTTTTCTTCGGGCCAATCGGGGTTCAGAGGATTGGCATCTAATAAACATCCAACTTTTAAAGCTCTGGGATTTGCCGGGACTGCTTCAAACAAATCCTCGAAAAATCCTGTAGGATGATAAAGAACGTCAGCGTCCGAATCCACAATTTCATGCCCTAATTTTTTTAGGGCCTCAATGATTTGAGGCACCCCGGACATAGCATGATCATGGCTACCAATTATCTTAAATTTCATATTTTCGCTAACCCGTTTTTTCCAGCAAGCCCATCCATTTCTTCGAAAAACGAATTTGACAAATCCTTGGCAATTTGTGGTACATCGTCTAACAAACTAATAAATTTATCTAATCCCTCTTTTTCTACCGAATCCCAAGCTGTTGTTCCTATTGTCGGAACCATATTTAAATCAAAAGAACGTTCCAGCCCATTTAAATCACGCAAACTTCCTGCTAATAATTTAGCCGCAGCAAGATATTTTTGACTTTTTAAAATTTGTTTTTCCGCGTTAATTCCCAAAGCTTCCATTCGACCGAAAAGAAAACTAATATAATCAACTAAAATATAATTGTTTTCTACTAATTCAACTTGTTCCCAAGAAGTAACTCCAGTAATGTTCAAAGATATTTTACCGTGTAATGACCCTGCCGCATTAATAATATCTGTATCTGGCGGCAATTTAATTCCTAGTTGGGGATTAGCTCCCATAGACCCGAATAAATCTAATATCCAATTTGTCATTTCATCTAAAGGCATATAACTATAAGGAATTTGGACATAAACCTTGCCTTCTTTGTCGCCGCGCAAGCTTTCTAACAAATCTAAAAGCTCACGTATTTTGTCTTTTAAAAATATACCCGTCACACCCTCTCGATCCAAAATTTTAGGATTAGTGGTAAATCCAGCCAAAACCTTGTTTAAAGGAAGGTGGGTTTTAACATTATCACAAATTCGATTAATAAAATTAACATTTGCTGAATCAATAAAAAACGTATTCATAAATTAATATTCCAATTTTCAAATTTTAAAGCTTTATCGTCAATATAAATATCTGCTAACGGCTTCCCGAACCATAACTCATCAAATGGAATCCCGTAATAATTCAACCAATCGGTAATTATCGAAGATTGATTCTTAATAATTTTGCCTAAACTATTATTACATGTCGCCATGTTACGAGCCGTATAAATAATTATCTCATGCCCGTCCTTTTTCCATTGTCTAATTTTCTCTACCGCGCCTTCAATGGGCAAAACATCTTCATATTTTTGATTTATTTGTTTATTATAACAAATTGTTCCATCTAAATCAAGACAAACCCGCATACTTTATTATATCCTCGGGAGTCCCCAAAGGAATAATTTTATTAGCTTTAAATGCAAAAACCGGCTTGTTTTCGATTAACATTTGAGATAGGGCGCTAGATAGATAATATTCATTGTTTGTTGTTATTTGTCGTTCGAATACTTTATCAGCTAACTCATTAAACATTTCTGCTTGCGAAAAGTAGAAAACGCCCATCATTGGTTTCCCGCCCAACTCTAAGGCTTTTTTATCTTTTTCGTAAATTCCGGTTACTCGGTCGCCGTTTAATGTAGTGAAACACCATTTGCAGCTATCATCTAAAGGCTCAAAACAACACGTTACCGCAAATTCAAGTTCTTGCTTGGAAGAAATTAAATTAAACAACCCCGCCCCCTCATAATAATTATCCGAGTCTAAAAACAAAACATCTTTTGCCGGTTTAATTTTTTTATTGACTAGATAAGCTGTCTCCAAATTACCCCGAGTAGCATATTCTAAATAATGCATCGTAAATGTAAAATTGAAAATAGATTCTAACTGACTGGTTACTTTAAAATCTGTTTCGTGCTTTTCTAAAATCACAAAATGAATATTATGTTTAGATAAGTCTTCTTCATTCAAAGAGGATAGAGTGTGTTCTATAATGGTGCGCCCTCGCACTTTAATCAGCGGCTTAAAAACATTACCGTATTTTTCAGTAAACCGTTTGCCCTGCCCCGCCATTGGTATAATGATTTCCATTTTATTTAGTGATTGAACAATGAGGAATAGACGTAAAAGACAAACCTTGTAATTGTAAATGACGATATAATGTTTTCTCGCCGCCCAAATCAAAATCTTGCTGGTAAATTTTATGTAAATTCAAAAAGCAAGAGGAATATTGATCCATGAATTTTGAATTAGAAATAGCTAAATGATCATAACATTGGTCTTCCATGATATGAGGAACATGTACATGATTACGTATGTCTAAAGTCATTGTTCGATATGAATAATTCATATCGGGGCGCAAACGAATCACCATATCGTAAACAAAATTGTGAGTTTGCTCGTATTCCTTTTTTAGTTCATTACATCGCCAAATTTTATAAAATGCGGGGGTAGTGGTGCAAATCCCTTCTTTATAAATATGCTCGTTGCCGGGGGTTTTGTCAGTAAAATTTTTCAATAAAAGAATGGGTTTGATATCTTCGTAATTTTCTACAGCTATTATAGTCGGATTATATAATTGTTTGACATGCTCTATATCTATATCCATTAAATCCATTCCCTCGGTTCCGTTATGACTTACATGCCAAGAATGAGTTGGGCCTCTTTTACGCCACGTATGAATAAAAACATCAATCTGCCCGCCCGTTGAAAGCTGAAGAAATTTTTCCTTAATATTAGGAAAATAACGTTCGTATTGTCTTAAATGCGCGGAAAAACAAAGAGCTATTCGCATAAAACTTCATTTAAATATTTAATTCCAATGGCATACATCGCTTTTTGCCGGTCAAAACTATCATAATGCCGCGCAATCATGCCCATGAAAATTAATCCCTCCACTAATTTATAATTTAAATCCGCTCCGAAACAATCAGTAAATATTCCTAATACATCATCTTTATATTCAAATTGTTGAGCGTAATCTAAAGAATCGCCTCTCGCGACCCAAAACCGATCATTAATTAATAATTCATACCCCCCAATTAAAGAATGACGGAGTTTTGCAATATCATAAACAGAGTCGCCCCACGCACCCCTCATTCCAAAGCTTCCTCGGGGGTCAATCAATCGTAAAATTCCGTGATTTGACCATAGCAAATTTGAAAAACAAAAATCCCCATGTATCACTGTGAATGGATTGTTATTAATCAATCTTTGTCGAATTAAAGTTTTAACATTATCCCAGATTTGTAAAAAATTTTTATAATGCTTGCCATTAATTTTTAAATCTTCTATTTTAGAGATATCGGCAAAAAATTTATTTTGAAGTAAATTAGTATATTCTGTTTCGGTTTTTTTTACGAACATATCCTCGCGATATTCATTTGCGGGGTATGTCAATAAAGGACATTCATATTTCTGAAAATCGCGAAGAATAAAAAGAATTTTTTCAAAAAGCGCGGGAAACAAGGCATTATTTTTTCCAAGGTCTAAAACATCCAGATATTCTATTTGTAATTGATAAGGGGCAATATTATCTTGATATCCAACTAATCTAGGAAAATAGATTTTTAATTTATCGGGTAATACTATATAATAGTTTATTTCGTCTTTTAAACGAGAAGTCGAACTGGTTTTGGTTACAATGCCTTTATTATAATCAACTTCAATTCTATTATAAGCTCTTGTATTCACTCTTATTTAAGATAAACCAATTTATAAATTTCATCAACAGTAATTGTTGGTAAATTATGCGACATAGCAAAATCAGTTAATTCCTGCCCGCGTGCCATTGTTCCATCAACGGTTAAAATTTCCGCAATCACAGCAATTTCCTTTAAATCTGCGAGCCTCATTAATTCAATAGAGCTTTCGGTATGTCCCTGTCTTCCTAACAAAAGTTTATCGTTGGCACGTAACGGAAATAAATGGCCGGGACGAGATAAATCTTCGGGGTCACTACCGAAATTTGTCATAACCGCCAAAGTTTTCAATCGGTCGGATACAGACATACCGGAAGCAATTCCATGAGCCGCATCCACCGAAACAGTAAAAGGAGTTCTAAATTTATCAGTAGAATCCTGAACCATCATAGGAATTTTCAAATTATCTAAGATTTGACCATGCGCGGGAACACACATTAACCCATGAGCCTCTTGAATAAAAAAATTAATATTTTTATTAGATGCTTTTTCGGCGGCAATAACTACATCACCCTCATTTTCTCGATCATGATTATCGGTAATAATAACAGGAGTTCCTTCAAGAAGGGCTTTTAAAACTTTATCAAAATTCATAAAATTATATGATACTTTACACTTTAATTAGCAAGGCTTTCCCAATCTACCAAGGGAGATAATAATCCTTGAACACAATGAGTAGAATACCCCGGTATTGGAGAAAATAAACGAAGACCATTTGTAACTAAAAATCGATAAAACGATCTATCTTCAGGTGCGCCTATACCTTTATTGCAATATTCAATTAATAAAGATTTAACAATTTTAAATATTGGAGAAATCATTGCTACCGAACACGTTGTAGATTCTACGGTGCGCCAATGGCTGCTATTCGTTAAAGAAAGATATTCTTGCCCGAACGTAGTATCATTTTGAGGATAAAGATAACGATCCATATGATCATAAAGAGTCACAAAATTAAACCTTGCCAAACCCTCGATTAAAACTTTAGCCGCATTAAATTTATGTAAATAGTCGTCCTCGATAAAGTAGAATCCCTTATATTCATTACTTAGTTCGTCAGCTAATTTATAACACTCTAGCAAAGATTGTTGGTTGTTTTTATAGTTGATTCTTCTTAAAGAAATTTCACCCCGTAAACTAGCTTTAGCTATTTCGCTGTAAAGTTGATTATCTTTGTCCCCATCCCAAATGACAGCAATATCAAACCATTCTTTAAAAATAGCGAAAAAATTATTCCAACAACTTAATTTATTAAACCACCCCGGACGAAACGGTTTGATACTTTCCGTTTCTGACCCGCACGCTCGATAAATAGCAAGATATTTTTTCATTAGCTTTGTAATATTATTTCGAACGCCTTTTTAAATGATTCAACCATTTTAATATTATCGTATTCTTTGGCTTTATTCCAACAATCTTTTTGGTCAATATATTTTGTATCGTGAAAAGCTTTTAAAAATTCACCCTCAGACCTAACCATTCGGCCAATTTTATCATTAATAAAAGAGGGCCAAAAACCTAGAGGGGTTGTAATTAATCCACACCCATAAGCTAAAGCCTCCAACCCGGATAAAGTAAAATTAATTGGAATATTATGTAGCAAAGTATGTATTCTAGCTCGTTTTGACATTTCGATTTTATCCTTGTAGGACATTACGCCAAGGTAAAATGAATTTTCATTATCGATAAAGTCAAGAAGCGGGTAGCCTTCTGAGATAGGTCCGCCCAAATAACACCTAATTCTATTTTTGTTACAAATTGTAACTAATTCTATAGACTGAAAACATGGTGCATGATTAGTGCATTGAAAAACAAAATCTTCTTTTTTATAAATTTGAAAATCGGGCACCGGTTTCCCGATTTGCACCGGGATCATTGTCGCGTTCTGATATTGAGTTCTTTGGTAGCCGGGACTATGTAACAAAACCCATTTATGATTAGGATGGACTCTTTCAGCATAACCCGGAGCCCACACAGTTTGTTTGGCATGGGTATTAACAAAAACATCGGGCGCATTATGAAAAACTAAATCATAATATAAATTTCTATCTCTAAGATGATATTCTAATGGCTGTCCTTCTCTAATACATCTTAAAAATTGTTTATCAATAACTATGCATTGATTTTGTTTTTCTTCGCTTCTGAGACTTCCGAAAGATTCTTGAGTGCCGACGCAACAAAAATCGCCCATTAGCTCTCGGCACCAAGACGGAACAATTTGCGCCCCGCCATAACGGTTCGGATAAATAGATAGGTCTTCTGACCCCTCGCTAAAATCTATATACAAAATTCTCATTACCCAATAATTTCAATCTCAGGCAAAGGAAAGATAAACTTCGTGCCCATCTTGATCGTTTCGGTTTCCCGAGTCAAGATTTCTTCTTTAAAATGATATGGCCCCACTAAGTAATAATCAGGGTTCATTTTGCGTGATTCTTGCTCGGAAATAATTGAAATTCCTGATAAGGTTGACGCCCCCCATTTTTCCGGGCTTCGTTCCGCCGCAAAAGGAATCAAATCAGGGCCAATTTCTGCAAATTCCAGTAATGTATTTAGTTTGGTCGAGGCCCCGTATAAATGAACCGTCTTGCCATCATTACGAAGTTCGGTAATGAGTTTTCTTAAATTATTTTTATGATTAAAGACTCTCTCTGAAAAATTTATATATGTCTTAAAAACATCAAGTTCAGCGTCAAATTCTTCTAATCGTAAATCATTTAATTCATTGCCTTCGATCATGGATAAATCAATTTTAGCATCACCACAATGAGCAACAACTAAAATACTTCCACCATTAGTATTTGTTTTTTTAGCATAACCTATTTTTAAATCTGCTCGTTTTAAAATTGTTTCCAGCGGAGCCAAATGATAATGAATAACATGTTCATTAACAATAGAATCATAAGATAATTTTTCAACCATCGTTTTCCAATAAGCCACTTCAAAAATCCAAATCCCATTTTCTGTTAATAAATCGCTAACCTTATGAGCAAACTCTACTGGATCATCAACATCATAATAACATGCAATCGATGTAATAATATCAAAGCTAAAATGTGGTAATGATATCGCCCCCTGAGGAAATAAATCATTAATAATTGTAGTGTTTTCATCCTTTGGGGCTTTAGCGGCAATATCAGAGGGATCAATTCCAAATTTCTCAAAACATTTTGGATAGGTGTTTAACAAGGTATTATCATTTGAAGCAATATCTAAAACTGTCAAAGGTTCGGTGGCACCGGGAGTTTTAATTTTTAATCCCAACTCTGTAATACTTGCTAAATGATTTTTCATCGTAGCGGAAATACCACTTTGATACCAGTAATTACGATAAAGAATTGCAGGCGGCACCGAATGAGCCGTTTGAACCAACCCACAAGCATTTTCGTCTTTAGAAACATCGCATCGAATAATCAAATTAGGAGTTTTCCGCTTGGGCGGGGCTGGAACGCCTTTTTTAATAAAAGAACCTTGATTGTGCATGAGCCCCAGATTAATTACTTGGGCTAAATGGGTATTATCACACCCCCGGCATTTTTGAATATATTTTAAATGCATTTTAAAATCCTAATTTTACTTCCGCAATTTCTTCGTGAAAGAATTCTTCCTGTAAGTTCTTTTTCGCGACGAATCTTTCATAATTTAATAAATCGGCGTTTGATTTTTCTTTATCAATCTGATCAAAAACAGCCAAATTAGCATTATACAAATTAGTATAAAAATCAGAAAAATAAATTTTACGAGCGAAATCATATCCAATGGTTTGATTTATTTCTGCTTGCAGTCTTTCTTTCTGTTCGTGTAAAGCGTCTCGCTGCCGAAAATTCTCACAATTTGTTATTTTAATTTCTAAAATAGACAAAATATCAAATGCCGCCCCCGGCTCTACTGAAATTTTAATTAACATAAATTAATATTTAAAACCTAATGTTCGCGCACAATCAAACCCCGGATACATCGCGTGATACAACCGAGGAATTAATAATGTTTGCGGACATTCTAAATTTTGTTTTATTACTGTTGGTAATCTCGGCGCATAATCATAAGTAATACAATCGGCTAACTGAGGATACCAACGAGCAACCCACATTACCCCTTTATGATCCAACCGATGACTGATTAAGCTTCTCGGAATTCCTAATTGATAGGCGATATGAGAAATCCCATTGTCTAAACACACTACATAATCACTCTCCATTAGCTTGTTTAGGCTACTAATAAATGGTTCATTCCGAACGTAAGCCACATTCGGCGGGTAATCACCTTGGGCGTTATTATCTAATGAATGCCCCGCCCATGCGGTTAAATCATTAAAATAAACTTCGTAATCAGGAAGTAATTCGGCGGTTTTACTAATTAAACCCTTGATATCAGGATACTTATATTCAGGCGTAGAAGTATTTAACGCCATATAAATCCGTTTTTTACCCGGCTTCCATTTTTTAGTCAAACAGCGTTTCTCCCGAATGACACTCATATGCTGCCCGAATTTCTGAAAATCGAAGGCCAGCGGATTACGATGCAACAAATCCGGCACAATGTAATATTTCAATTTATGAGGAAAAACATTTAATTCTTTTTGGTTCTGTAAAATCCAATGATTTTCGCCCCATTTTTCTCGCTCGGGATGTTGATATAATAAAATCCCACCGTCTCTGAACAAATGATGCAACGGTTTGAAAACATCGTCTCGGGAAATAGAAATAACATCTACATTTAAATCAGGATGCTTTTCTTTGACTGCGATAGCGCATTGGAGGCCAAGAATTTGGTCGCCAATACCCCCGGAAACAAGAAAAAGAATATCCATTATTAATATAATAATTGATTTTAAAGAAAGAATCAAGAAGAAAATCCTGCCATTCAGGATATTTAGGTCATTGGAAGTTCGCTATCGATTGGCAGGAGTTATTTTCGGTTATTTAAAACCTACTTTGTTGTTAGGTATCAATTTTGATACTTCCGACCGCAAACTAATTCTAGTTACTATATATTACACTTTTTTTTATGAATTAAACAAAAATTTCTTGAGTTTTAATTTGAGTGCAAATTTGAAACCATTCTTTCAAATGAGTATAAACCCCCGACTCGGTGCAATCTCTAAAATATTTCAAATGATGACTATATTTAAATTTTTCCTTCTGGTCTAAACGATGATCGAATAACCCAAGTAAAACAAACGTATATTCAGCGAAATCTTTATTATAATCTTTGGGAAGGGGTTTGAGTTTTTTACTTCGGGAGATATAGGGAAAATGTCTGCTAATCATATCGCAGACATAAATTTTCTCTGTAATAGGATAATTTAAATTATGGCTTAATCGAAAAACTATATATTTGATAATAACTTCGAAAGAGAGAGAGAGAAGTTCTTCTTTGGTAATTTTGGCCGTAGTTAGAACATCTAGAATTAAAGCCAAATCCTGCGGTTCTTCGGTCAATAGTTTAATTTTTTTCTGAGATAACTTTGTATATTTACCTAAAAATGTTAAATCTGCTTTTGTTAACATAACACACCACAAAAAATATCATAACATTTAAATTTATTTCTGTAAAGCTTTTTGTATTAAGTCTTTTAGTTCCTTCAGTTGGTCGCGAGTGTCAGTCCTCATTTCTTTTTGTGTTTCCTTCATGGATTCAACTTGTTCACTTAAAACTTTAATAGTAGGAACAAATTCTTCTAGTCGCGTCACCCGAACATCTAGCCCGTTCACGGCTTTATCCGTATTAGAGCCTCGTTGTTCTACTAAATTAATACTATTAAGCTGTTCGTTAATTTTAATGTTTTGAGACTCCATTTTAATAATGGCAGATTTAAACTCCATCATTTCTGCTTTGTAAGTCCCTACATAGAAAAATCCTAAAGCCATCCATGTAATCAAAGTGACGCAAAGAGTTACAATTACGTTGGGGTTGAGCTTATCCCAAAAAGACTTGTTAGAATCCGTTGTTAATGACATATATAATATTTTACACATTTAGTTAACCCGTTTTACCCGAATTATTTATAAACTTTGAAAAAATGCGTTTTTCCTCGAAATACCATGTATTATTTTCGCATGTTCTTCGTTATCTTATTACACAGAAAAAGAAAATGTTTTTGAGGGAAATGCCACTTAATTAGGTTGATATCTTTAAAAAGCCATTGAACATTTCCTTTGATATAACCTTTTTTGCTATTAATACGGTCTAAACTTGCCGTATGATTTCTATCGCTTCTTGAATTTTTGGGCAAAGACAAGGAAAGACCAGAAAGGGCGCATTTCCCCTCCTGTCTTTCATACAACCCCCAAATATATTTAATTGAAATATTAAACTTAATGCCCCGGCTTTTAGCCTTTCTCTTGATATTAGAGAAAAAACTACCGCTTATTTTTCCGTAACCTTTCCAATGTGGGTGTTTATGTCTGGATTGTTTATATTTATTTACCAAAAATTAAAAGATATTACACGCACCCCCGCCGCACGCCACTTCTTGAGTTGCCGATGTATTGTCATCATCTTCTTTAAGTTTTTTATAATCAACATGCTGGAAGTTTTGAATGGTATCCGTCCAATGTTGTTCGTCTTCTTCAGTTACAACATTTTCCATCGGGGCTTGCGGATAATCTTTATCGCCACTTGCCGGTAACAACGATACCGCCGCGAAAAAATCTCGATTCAAGTAAAGAAATTCAATAACTTTTTCCCATTCATCTAATTGCACTATAACTGTGCAACTTACATTATGATCAACTGGTTTAGTATTTTCCCGCGCCCCTTTTAATACCCAATTTTGTTGAGTTGATTTAATATATTCCAAATGCTCTAAGGCTGTTAAATCAGATTTTATTAATGCGTTTTCCGGGCGACAATAGGAAAGGCAATAATATCGTCTGTTTGATTAGCGCTCCAAACAGAAGGTTCGCACATATGAGGATTATGCTTCTTAAAGAACTTATATACATTATCCATTGTATTATTTTGGACTCTGCGAAAATACCGGCGTGAATGATGGGGGTGAATTCCCGAAGCCGTTCCCAAAAATAATGAGCTTGTCCCTTCGGGCTTCACACAAGTAATACGAGACGCCGGATTAATGCCTAATTTAATTGCCCAATCTAGATTAATTTGTTTCGCAAATTCCGCCATTTCTGCTTGAAGAACAGGGTCTAAAAGAATATCGGGATTGTCCATAATACCCGTAATTGATACCCCTAATAGCGATTCTTCTTTCGTGAGGGTTTCGGCGGTCAGTGATAAATAAGGGAAGTGAGTATAAGCGGCTTGGCAAGTTCCGATAATTGTTGCGGCTTCCACAGATTCTTTGAACTTTTCCCGGCTGGTTATCTTACGCCCATTTTGCGATGTTAAATTACAAAATTGTACTCCGCATACGCCGTCTTTCGTTACCGGAATAAAGCCAATTTCAAAGCAAGGGTTAAATAATTGCCAAGGATGATTGCCAAAAACAAAACCCGGTTCCCCCCACATTTTCGTACGTTCTACAACCCTAGCAAATTCCTCCGCAGAAGTTTCATTTCTAAGCAATAGCACGCTATTATTTGATCGGGCGCGATGAGGAAACAGGGGATTCCAACCTACGGTTCCATCCTTTTTTAAGTTCTCTAATTCCCAATCTTCAATGGTAATTTCATATTTAATTCCTTCAAAAAGAACCTTGCCTTCAAAATATTTTTTCAATTTCCCTCCGATAGTTTTTTCACCGGCTGGATGGAAGGCAAACGTACGATCTACTTTGAAAACAGTTTTTGCATTCAACATGTCTTCGTCGTCTTTATCAAAAATTACGGAAGTCGCTGAACGTCGAATGCCGCCTGAAAGAACAGCGTCCGCCGTATGCATTAAAATATCATAAGCATCTACCGAACGTAACCTATTTAAATTATGATATTCAATGATATGATCCAAGTGATTCTTAATCTTGGAATGACAAGCTTTTAACCCTTTGTAGCCGGGAGCTTTGCCGCCGCCTGTTTTTAACGGAGCCCCTTTTTTGCGAATACGAGAATAATCAAAAACAATTTTCCGTCCAGTATAAGGGGTATTTTTAAAGTAACAATTAAGAAGGGCCTCTACTGAATCCGCCCATCCTTCGATTGTATCTTCAACAACATAAGTAATAATTGTGCCGGTTTTATCTTCGGCGGTAACTAAATTCGGCAAACGATTTAAGAAAAAACGCGAAAGCCCAAAACCCACTCCGCAACCGCACAACAGTAAATAGAAAACTTCTGCAAACGATCTAAGAGAATCAATATGACGCACCGCGCAATTAAAAATCCTAGCATTATGAGACTCAATGGCTTTCCCACCGAATTGCAAAGAGCGCATGGACGGAACAACATTCTTTTCCCGCACCATATCAAAGGCCCAAGCAATTTTTCTCAAATCTTCCTTAGGAAGTTGCCTGAACCTTTTTAAATGCATCGCTTCTAATCTAGCAACCGTCTCAGTCCATGTTTCTCGTCGTTCTGCGTCTTCGTTGTATCGTGCGTATTTGTTGGTGAAAATGTAGTTTGAGATTTCTGTTAAATAGTCTGTTGTTACTTCCCTCTCCGCTTCTTGACTAATCATAATTTCAATATACTAATATTACATTCTTTTTGGCTTTAAGTAAATGATAAAACCAATTTTTATATTTTTTGGATTTTAGAAGAACCGAATGTGTAGCTTACCATTCGATTTGAACACCGGATTTGGATAAATCGTCTTTGACTTTTTTCTTTCTTACGTCTTGGTGCTCTTTATTTTTGCGCTTTTTACTATAGTTTTTATAATAATTTTCTTTAACTGGATCAATCCCAATGATTTTCTCTCTTTTGTGGCTGGCTTCTTGAGCTTCGTCCCAAATATTTCCGATGCTTCCTTTCTTCCGGCCCGTCTTTTCGGAAAAATCTCGGGCGCTAAAAGGATCAATTTTAGTATCAACCGCCGCGTTCGGGGCAAAGAAAACACGCGTCCATTGATAACCTGAGTCATCTTTATAAACGTGTTCATCATTCATTCCCATGATGATTTGTTTTCGCTCGCCTGTTTTATCGTTAATAAATTCGTAAAGAGGCATTTATAATTCTTTCGCTAGAATTGCAAAACTAAATGCTACCTTTTCAGGAAAGTAGTTTTGTTGTTTAAACAAATCAATTATAAAATCCTGAAATTGTTTATCATTCCAATTTACAGCTTCAGGAGTAATAGGAGAGATATTTATCTGTCCATTTTTATACTGGATAACTACAGCCGGTGAAGTTCCCTGAGATTGATCAATAAATTCAATATTATTCATGTAAATAAATTATAATTTGATCAACAATTTTTTCCCATGTAAATTTATCTTGGAGCTTGAGTCCTTCAGTATTAACAGGATTGATTTTAACTCGCTCGATAGCTTTTTCCACCCCTGCAATAAAAGCATCTTCGTCAAATTCGAAAAAGTTTCCTTGATTAAAAGGAGCCCCTTGCTGAAAAAAAGCTCCATCATAAGCAGGAATTTTAGAATTCGAATTAACTAAAACACTGTTTTCATTATTAGCCCATTCTTTGTATCCGCCACAATTATGAATAACCGCGTGTTTTCCCATTGCGACCGAATGGAACTCAGGCAATCCCCAATTTTCGCCTCCAGACATGCCAAGAATTACATTAGCTGAGTTTAAATAATCATTATAAAGTTGATTTTGAGGCATAAAACCAAGAAACTGAACGTTCCAATAATTTTTTCCTTCCACTAGTTGAGCAAATAATTTTTGATTATCTTCGGGCTTGAAAAAAGGATTATAAATTGCTAATTGAAAATGATAATTACCATCATTTCCCCATTTTTTAACAATAGTTTTAACCACCTTCTCATGCCGTTTGCGATGCTCAAATTTCCCAACAATATTAAAAACAATTTTATCTTTTAGATAAGGCGTTGCCTTTCTTCCAAAATTCCATTTATCAAAAGCTAACGGCAAAAAACCAACATTATCAGCCCCGTAATCGCGAAAAACTTCCGCTGTATAATTAGAAGTGAATAATACTTTATCAGTATTTTTAATAATGTTTAATTCTGTTTCGGTGGGATTATCAGTTTCGTAAAAAGTTAATAAAACCGTTTTGTCACTTAGCCTTGAATGCGAGCCATTTAAATGCCAAAGCCGAAAAGTAGGTTGGGAACGTTTGTATAAACGCGCCCCCTTATTAATACAGCTTTGTAGCCATCGTCCAAAATCTTCTGGAACTTGTTGAGATTGAAGATCAACTTGACCGATGGGGAACAAATTTGGCTGAAGCCCTCTTGCATAAATTTCCCGTAGGATACAAGTAGAAACTTGTCCGAACGAAGTACTATTTATGGGTAGTTCTAAGTTAAATTGCATTTTTTTCTGGATTTTCTACTTGAGTCACCCTAACTAATTGACCGTCAGGCATTCGCATATATTCTTGTCCGTCACTAAACTTAAATATATTTTTAGCTGTTTCAATAGGCAGTCTATTGCGGGCGTTTTTTCGTTTAGAACGGGCACTAAATTGACCAATAGAAAGTTTCGGATGCCTTGGGTCAATCGACGCTAAATAATTAGGGTTATTGTGTCTTTTCACAATTAAACATCAACATTTTCGTTGCTCAAATCGGGTTCTTCAGCAACCGGACGAGAAGGCTTCTTTGCCGGGGCCTTGCCTTTTGCAACAGTCTTCGGAGCGGGATTACTATTCGCTCGCGGTTCCGAAACATAAATACGCCAATCTGGGGTCTTTTCGCCCTCTTGCTTGTATGTATTTTGAAAAACAACGATTTCCGTCTTTTGTCCATTAATAGTAACGTCCCCTGAGAGAAATTCACCGTTTTGTCCGTTTCGGCTCCATAGAGCCCCAATGCTTTGCTTTTTTTCTGCCATAAAATTTACCTATGTTATTATATTAATTCCTTTTTTAAATCTTGTCAAATATTTCTTCGTTTTTTAATCTCTTTTGTAATAACTTAACCCCTCGTTTATGTAAATTAATAATAGTTTGTGAAGATAATCCGAGAGTTTTCCCAATTTCCTTCCATGAAACCTTTCTTTTTCCGGGGCTGGAATAGCGCAAGCGAAAAATCTTATTAATCCGTTCGTCTTTTATTAATGATAAAATATTAAAAATACGATCTATAGATTCATCATCCGGTGAAGATGCTTTAAACGTCTCAAAATAAACAGAATACAAACCCTTTTCTAAAAACGGCTCCTTCTTACTTAACAAAGTTAGACAGTAATAACGAGTATAACTACCAATCCAAGTCGAAATTCTATTTTTCTTTCCACTTTTAAAACCTAAAGCGGCTTTATAAATAAGATAGTTTTTATCACTATAAACATCTTGCATATTAAGTCCCCGCTCGGTTAAAGCTAGAGAATATCTTTGTAAAATGTTAATGCACAACGCTCCATGTCGTTGTATTAAAATTTGCAACGCTTCGTCGGATTTTTCTGTTTGAATTAATTCAACTAATTTTTCATCGGATAATTTTAGACCACTCATATAACAAATTATTTAACCCATCAAAATTGACTTCTTTTCTTTCAAATTCCAAGACTTGAAAATCGATAATATCAAAAATTCTTCCGGGCGCACTAAAAGCATAAACCGCTTGTCGAACATCTTTTGGTTCGTAAAATTCTTCTATCAGAATTGGAGGCGCGTTCTCAACGGTCACATTTTCCCACGCATGACTTACTCCATATTTCCCATCCATTTTACTAAAAATAGAACAAAACATATATTCAAATCCTTCGCCCAAACTAGGATCGAACGTATGAGCAGTTAAAAAACTTTTTTTAATTGTGACCGGAATCAAAGTTGTAACTGCGTACAAAGGAGTAAATTTTACATCATTTAAAGCTTCGTTCATATTTGTGAATGAATTGGTCTACATAACTATCCAAATCAACGGAATAAGGAACTTTTCGCGCATCTGGCCAATCTATTCTAATATTCGCGCCCTTCTTAACTAAAGGATCGTTAAATTTTTCAAAATCATTAGCGGGTTTTACAAAAATCTTTTTCCCACGCACAATTTCATATTTACGAAGATGAATCGCCACTCCATTTTTTCGAACAAAATCTATTTCATCAGTTCCTTCATATTCAGCAAAACGCAAATCTGTAATGATATTTATATTTTTTTCATTACCTTCGGATTTAATTAATTCTTGAGTTTTCTTCCAAAAATACGCGCCCCTAGTTTCCTTCCGATGAATATCCGCCCAAACCGTCATAAGCGCCCGGAATTTTTGTTTTTCTTTAATATCTTGGGACCAAACATCTAAATCAAAATTTGTCTTTAAAACAGGAGCTAATTCCACCCTTAGTTGTCGTGCAAAAGAATATTCGTTACAAATTAGTCCTTTTTTAGTTAGTTTTTCTTTTAATTTTGTGGCGAACAAGTTTTTTCCACATGTCGCGACCCCGGCTATTCCTATAATCATAAATTCTCCTTATTAGTCCAAGAAAGTTTGTTTCCTTCTTTTTTCCATCGTTTGATAATTTTTCCGGTTGCCCTTCCAACGCTCATTTGTTTGGTTTTAGCCAAACTATGGACTTGTTCATGATGGTTCTCACATAACGGAATAATATTTCTTAAAATTGATAAATGTAAAAATTTATATCTTCTATGGTGCAATTCAATATTTTCAAAAGAACCGCAGAGAAAGCATTTTTGATAATGGGGCCTAGTTTGTGCCTTGTCTTTAATTTCCTTCCAAATACTAGATTTTAAATACTCGGTGTAAGTTGTTATTTTTAATTTTTTCAATTCTTTGCTTCTAGTTATCCAAGTATCCAAATAACTATAATCAAGCTTTCGTAATCTATATTTTCTATTCATTCAAGAGCTTTTTTCGCTAATAAATCAGCATACTCATTAAATTCGTTATTACTATGTCCCTTCACTTTTATCATATTATTCAAAAATTCTTTTAGAGATAAAAGTTCCTCGCGATATGCTTTGGTCCATTGGTTTTTGGTTTGCCAAGGCTTCTCTCCGAACAAATCGTTTACCCAACATTTAAGGCCAATATAATCAAAATAAATATCGCATTTAAAATTATTTTGTTTACAATATTTTAAAGCTTCTATTACAGCTTGGCATTCGCCTCCGATTTGATACATAATAGTAATTGGACCAGTTAGAATTCCATTTCTTTCTTCAATAATTGCCCCTGAGTCCAATACAACAAACCCCCAAGATGTAATTGTAGCGTTATAATTTCTAGACCCATCGGTATAGATATCTACGACTTTCATTATTGAATAATATTAAACGATTTATAATTTTAAATCAACACTTATTTTGAATTAGTACACACAATTTGGCTCATTATTAAATTCAAATTATTAAAATATTCAAGTACAATGGTTTGGAATTAAAAATGATTAAACTCTTAACTCCATAGTGAATACTATTTCGAGGGAGGAATAGAAAAATCCTATTAAGAAGCCTCTTTAAGACTAAATATCTCACGGCTTATTGAACCCGCTTCTCCCATTCGCTTCACCGTTTTAAGGGTTACGCTCGCTTGAGTGTCAATAAGTTATGTATTAATCTTTGTCTTTAGAAAGTGGGATTTTTAAGAGTTTTTTCGAGTACAGGCCCCTTACGGGGTAAAAACCGTTTGATTAGTTATTCAACGGCATCCAACTCAGAGGTCGCCATGCTCCCGAAGTAACCTTGCTTTCGCATTGTTGGAGTTCTTTTTACGGGCTTTAGTGTCTTAACGTTCATTAAATTGGGTTTTAAACCAAGATAATCAAGGCTCGCTACTTGCATAAATGCTTTCACTTTTTGCCGTTTCCTCTACTCATTCCCTGTAACTTAAAACTTTAAAAGGTTTTAAACCAGCCCAGAATTTATTTGCAGATTGCGTTTCAGCTACTTTCTGTATCAAAGATCAATTTGATGCTAAGGGGTCGGACCTTTCGCATTCATTAAACATCTTATTTAGTTTTTCTTTAAAAATCAAGTTAAAAGTTTTTTCTTGTGTTTTTTTGTAAATTGATTTAAAGTTGGTGTAGTGAATGAATTTGGCGTGTTTGCTCTGACTCCTGACAAAAGCAAAGGATATATTACGTCTTTAAATTCATTTTTAATTTATCCGGGCAAGACAATTCAGATTTTTTTAAAGTCTGTTTTTAAACCCGAAAAAATTGTTTGCATATTACCGGATTATGATTTATCCTTAAAAAAGAACATTTTTCTTTTAAATCATAATTTTAATGAGGATGAAGATAGTAAATGGATTTTATTGCAAAACAATAGTCCGCTTGAACCGGCGAACGCGTTTAATGGGTTTTTTGGACCGAGAGATAAATGTGAAATTCGTAGAGGCGAATTAATAGCAAGAGTATTTTTACATAACAAATGAAATTATTATTAAAGAATATTGATGGAATCAGAATTCCCGAGCGGGCGCATGATGATGATGCGGGGTATGATATTTTTACTGTTTTAGACCCGTTGGTAACAGGAGTAAATGAAGAAGGAAAATTAATAAAAAACGGGGAAGCAAAAGGGCTTTGGAGACGAGTAGATTTTATTGAATATAGAACTAATTTGTTTTGGACCCCTGAAGCAGAAAAGCATATTGAGATTTTCCCTCGGTCCTCGCTTTCTAAATATAATTTATTACTTTGTAATAGTGTGGGAACGATTGATACGGGTTATACAGGAGAGATTTTGTGTCGTTTCCGTTATATCTGGCAACCAGAAGATTTACGTGTTGTTCCGTTTCAAGGAATTATGGGATGGATTAATATTGAAAAAATTTATAAAAATGGAGATGCGATTGCTCAAATGAAGGGCCGGGACAATGTTAGTTTGGAGTTTGAATTTGTTAACGAGTTAGGGGAGACAAAGCGAGCGGACGGGGGTTTTGGCAGTTCAAAGAAATAATTTTATGATTTATTTATTACTAGGAGTTTATTTGGTAATTGGTGCGGTTTGGGGGTTTAGTTCTTTTATTTACGCAACAATTACCGGCGCTATGAAATGGTGGATGATGGCTTTGGTTTTTGTTGCAAATTGTTTATTTTGGCCAATTACCATGCCGGTAACATTTTTAATTAGGTGGTTAAATTAATATGGAGCTAAATTATGATGATAATACAATGTCTTGGGACGAATTGTTTCTTAGGCATGTATATTTGATTGGGTCAAAGTCGCGAGATAAATCTACTAAAATTGGCGCGGTCATTGTTAAAAACAATCGTATTATTTCGTCGGGTTATAATGGCTTGCCACAGGGAGTAAATTATTGGCCGTCTGCTAGGAACGAAAGACCAGAAAAATATAATTATTACGAACACGCTGAACGTAACGCTATTTATTCTTGTGCAAAAGAAGGAATTTCAACTAAAGACGCATATTTATTTACAAACGGTATTGCTTGTTCGGATTGTGCTCGCGCTATTATTCAATCCGGGGTTAAAGAAATAGCTTTTCATTCAGACTGGCAAGCAAAACAACACGAAGAATATTTGGGTAGATGGACGGAAAGCTTACAGCGTTCACTAAGTATGTTTGCCGAGGCCGAAGTAAATGTGCGCCCAATAGAAAAAGCTTTGGGCATTAAAACTTTAATGAATGGGAAGCTAATTGAAGTATGAAAATTATTTCGAAAAAAGCTTTGAAAAAAGCCGTCAAGGAATTTCAACAATTAGAAAAAAAACGCAACAAGGTTTATGAGAAATTCCAGAAAAAATACAAGATTAACGCGGAAGCCGAAGATTGGGTTTGGGATTTTTTTGGATTTAGCGCGGATTTAAAGGATGAAGTAATTTTGGCGGGGTTATATCAACTTGGATATAAAATAGAATGAGATTTTTTATATTTTTTACTTGTTGGTTGTTTTTGGGTTTTAGTTGTTCTGCATCGAAAAAAGTAGTTAAAGATGAAACGGGTGTTTATCGTTTAATCCGCCGCGAATCAAAAGATGCCAGCGGCGTAATAGATATTGAATTATGGAGCAAAGATGGAGTGCCGACAAATAAATACGTTTATATGAAGCGAACGCTTTATAATGGAGATAAAATTTTTGTGAGGGTAGAGCCTTAAAATTATGAAAGAAAAATATGTTAGTGTCGATATGGCAATTATCGTAGGAACTTCTACGGGATATGGATTTGAATGTGCGAAAAAAGATTATCAAGATTTTTTTCCAAATGTTTCTTTTTTTACATTAAGCGCGGCGGCGAAGGTAAAAGACGGATTTGAAGACCAATTAGATGATATAATTGAAAAGGAAATGCTACTAAAAGTTATTAAAAACGCGCTTGCGGTTTATGCTAAAGCGACTACGCCGCCCGAAGTAGATTATAGTGAACGTTTAAAGCATTTATATAATAGGGTCGAAGTAAAATGAATAACACAGACCTAGAATATCAAAGATTGTTGCGTCTTATTTTAGAAAAGGGGCGCGTCAAGAAAAATAGGACCGGGATGAATACTATAGGAGTATTCGGGGCACAAGCGCGATTTAATTTGCAGGAGGGCTTTCCTTTATTAACAACCAAGAAAATGGCAGTTAAAGCTATTATTCATGAATTATTGTGGTTTATTAAGGGCGACACTAATATTAAATATTTGGTCGATAACGGGTGTAATATTTGGAATGGGGATTGCTATAGGCGATATACCGAAAAAGTTAAACAGGGATTGGTTCGTGATGATTGGACTGATATTAGTGGAGTGCCATTATCAAAAGATAAATTCATCCATTACCTTAAAACTCTTTCTAGCGACCAAGATTTTGTAAAAGAACATGGTAACTTAGGACAAGGCACTTATGGTCAAATGTGGAGGGCGTTTCCTTATGGAAACCCAAACCCTATTATTGATAATAATTATATAGGAGACAATATTCAACGGGGTAAGATTGAATTTGTCAAAACTGTTGACCAACTTCAAAAAGTTATCGACAAGCTTAAAACCAATCCAGATGATCGTCGCATGATTGTTAGTGCGTGGCATCCCTATTGGGTAGATCATTGCGCCTTGCCGCCGTGTCATTGTTTATTTCATTTTAATACGGAGGAATTAACCGCAGAAGAAAGAATTATTATCGCGGCTAATAAACATGAATATATTAAGATTGGTCTTTTAAATGGAGTTGATTCAGAAATTTGGGAAATAGAATGTGATAAGCTTGGTATTCCTAAACGGCGTCTTAATTGCTTGTTATATCAAAGATCATGCGATACTTTTTTAGGCGTGCCATTTAATATCGCTAGTTACGGTCTACTCACAAGCATGGTTGCCCATGCGGTAGGGATGATTCCGGGCGAATTTGTTCATACCTATGGCGATTTGCATATTTATCAGAATCATTTAGATCAAGTAAAAGAACAATTAACTCGCGAGCCGATGCAACTCCCGAAGCTTTGGTTAAATCCCAAGGTGAATAATATTTTTGATTTTAGATTTGAAGATATTCGAATTGACGGTTATGAGAGCCATCCAGCGATTAAGGGAGAAGTTTCGGTAGGATAATTATGAGGAACAAGGCCCAAGTTAAATTTAGTCAATTTATTAAATCTTGCGGTGAGGAAGAACCTGATTATGAATCATCTTGGTTCGCGGGGTGGGAAGCCGCCGAGAAGTTTTATAAAAAACGAATTAAAGAATTAGAAGAAATCGAATGGAAATACAAGGAACTTTGTAAATAAATATGAAAACTCTAGAAGAATTAGTAAATGATGCGGCGGAAGTTTGTTATGAAATAGAAAAGTTTCCGTCTTCGCATCAGCAAACCGAATTGTCTATTTTAGCTTCTAATTTGAGACGCAATTTAGATCAACTTCAAAAAGAAATGCTTAGGGTATTAACAAATTCATGAAAGTTAAAGCTTTAATAAAAGAATTAGCGGAGTGCGACCCGAATGCAGAAGTAATTGTTGCCTCTGATAGCGAGGGAAATAATTATAGTCAACTTCAAACAGTTTGTGTTGGGAATAAGTTGCGTTATCTTAAACAAGACTATGAAATCAGTTTATTGTCTCAAGATGACGTAGACGAGGATGTTGAGGCATACGAGAAAGATTATAAAAAAGCAAAACCAGCAATAGTTTTGTTTCCTTAATTTTATGAATAATTATCTTAAATTATTATTTTGGGTTTTCGGCGGCGGTTCGGCTATTGTGGCTGGATATTTAGATTATTTAGTTTTCGGGCCGAAGCTTCTTTGGTGTTGCGGCCCCCCGATTACAATGTTTAATGCGATTATTTGGGGGGAATGGTATATACGAACTGATTTAAAGTCTTAAAATGGATTTTTCTTATCTTAAAACGGCTTTTCCCTTTTTAGCGGGATTGGGCGCGATTGGTTTGGCTTGGAATCAAATTAAAGGCGCTCTTAGTAGAATTTTTAGTTTTATAATTAATACGATTAAATTAAAAGATTTTGCGGCTGGCGCGGTATCTACTTTTATTTGGCAGAATTGTAAGGGGATTGACACAGGCACGTATAATTATCATGCAAACGCTTGGCTAACCAAGTATCATCCCAATTCTATTTTAATTGGCAGCAAACGATTAAGTGATAAATATCAGTTATTTTTTTATGGTTGGGTTCCTTTGTTGGCAAAATACCATGATAATGAAGAAAGATTTGTTACAGTTCTTTTTGTAAGAAAAACTCTTGATTTTGATAAATTGTTTTTACAAGCTATTGAAAATTGGAATTATTTAGTTTCAAATAATAAAAATCGTTTCCGAGTCGAGACTTTTACCGGACGGGATCGTAATTTATCTTTACAAATTAATAAATCTGATAATGCCGCGCCGGTATCAGTGGGTGGGGGAGGAAATGTTCTCAGTCTTGATACATTACATTGGTTGACGGGGCGAATGCTGAAATATACTTATGATGATTTAGGTAAAGATTATCAATCATTTTTGAAATCTTATGTGCTAGACGAAAACCTAGAAAGCGTTTATAATGAAGTGGAAGCTTGGATTCGATTAAAAGATTGGTATCAGAGCAAGGGTTTAATTTGGCGACGTGGTTATTTGTTGTATGGAAAAGCGGGGACCGGTAAAACTAGTTGTGTGCGTGTTATTGGGACGAAATTTAATTTACCAATTTTTCGATTTGACTTATCAAGTATGACTAATAATGATTTAATTGAGAGTTGGAATAAGATTGTTGCGGAGTCGCCTTGTATTGCTTTATTAGAAGATATTGATGCTGTTTTTAATAAAAGGGAAAATGTATCTAAATTGAAAAATGGATTGAGTTTCGATTGTTTGTTGAATGTGATTTCGGGGGCGATGCCAGTAGAGGGAGTTTTGTTGTTTGTTACCACGAACAAGATTGAAACTTTGGATAGTGCATTAGCTAATATTGAAGATGTGGGTGCATCTAGACCGGGGCGGATAGATAGAATTGTTGAAGTTGTGAATTTATCTTTAGTTAAGAAACGAGAGTTAGCCGAGAAAATTTTAGAAGAATTTCCTGAAAATATTGAAGAAGTTATGGACGGAGCAGTAAATTTATCGAATGCTCAGTTTACCGAGCGGTGTTCACAGGTTGCTTTAAAGAAACTTTGGAAAAATAAGTAGTAAAATCAGTTAAACACATACGGAAAAATATGCCTTGGAAAATATCACAAAGCTCAGATAAGGGGAAAAATTTTTATAATCTTTTTTGCACGACTGAGAATAAAATGTTACTTATAAATGTGAAAAAAGAAGATTTAATTAATTCCTATGGTCAAAGAATGAGGATGGAGGCCGAGGAATATATGAAGTTATGGATAAGTGAAGTGGACGCGGGGGTAGACCAATGAAAATTTCATTAAGTGACACAACTATGTCAAAAGATTTTGGAGTTATCACGATTACTCCAGAAACGGAAGCGGAAATGTATCAATACAAAGCTTTGTTGGAGCAAACTAAAAAACTTAAATTAAAGCATCATACTTACGATGCAAGATTTACCGGATCGGAAAGTTGGGGGTTGGGTTTGCATGTTGGGCTGGTAAAAGAATGAAAATTAAACTATATTTAATTCAAGAATTGTTGAACGAAACCGGGCACCCCGAGAATTGTATTGGAGAATTATTTATTTACACAACCGCCGAGGAAAGAGACGCGAAGTTTAAAACTTTAGTTGAGAATGAATATCGTTATTATTATACCAAAGAAAAAGAAATAAATTATGATTTAAAATTTGAGTCTGTATCTTTTCAAAATCCGTTTGTTGGATCATTTCAAGGTAATCGCACTAATGGAATTGTTAAGCCGTCTCTTAATTATCAATATTTTTATACGACCGGCATTCCGCCGAATTTAGAAGATGCGATTATTCAGCATAAGAAATTTCCGGGGTCTTTGGGAACTATTGGATATTTTTATGACGAGAATGGTCAATTACGGAACGCAGGCGAAATTACAGGGTATATAAAATGAGATTAATGATTTCGGGGCATCGCCGGTCTAAATTAGAGAATTACGATTATCGTTGGATTAAAGAGCAAATCGAAATTGCTTTAAAAAATATTAATGATTCTGTTGGTCAATTATTGTGTTATTCAGGGATGGCCGATGGGGTAGATTTATGGTTTTGCGAAGCTTGTAATTTTTTAGATATTCCTTATATTGCGTGCGTGCCTTTCGAGGGGCAAGATGAATACATGTTGGACGCTGATAAGTGGAATCGGCAGCAAATGATTGAGGCGGCGGCTGAACATAAAGATGTTAAAAATAGTTGGATGGTCGAGCGGGCGGATATGGCTATTATTGTTTGGGACGGGAATAAAGGCGGCACGCATAATGTTTTGCAACAATTAGTTGAAAAGAAGCGAGGATTTATTTGGATTAATCCGGTGGCGAAAAAAGTTTGGAAATGTCTTTTATGAGAATCAATAATTATAGAGTTACTTTTGGGGGTGAGGGGATTGATTATCATGATAATTTTAAGAGTTGCACGCAATATATTGAGTTGATTCAAGATGTTTTTGGTATTTTAAAGAAATATGCGGTAGAGGAAAAATGGTATTTTTTTGAGCCTTATGTAGAAATTACTTGGATAGATGATGGTGGATTATTTGATTTTATTCGCCCTGAAATTATTCGACTACTTCAAGCTAAAAATATTGAAACTTTTAAATTTTCTACTCCTGATAATGGGGCAATTTGCGATTGGTATTGTAATTCTGAGCAAGAACGGGAATTTGGTTACAAAACTTATTCTAAGTCCACGAATATAGCTTTGCTTTTTCATAAATATAAAGATCATATTCAGAAGGGAAAGGGGCTTGAAAATCAATTTGTGCGGCGGTGTCATGTTCTGGCTAATCAGTTAGCTTTAAATTATAAGCAAGAGGGTATATTTTTAATCAAACGAGGGGTTTTGTGTTTACTTTTTTGGTTTTTGGGACATAGTAAAGCAGTTTGGATTTATAAGAATATTTTTCGTTTTAAATATTAATGAATATAGGAATCATAGGGAGCGCTGGTCGAGGCTCGGACTCGGCCAAACTGGATCAAGAAAAATGGGAGCAAATGAGGGCGGCGACACAATCAGTCATTGATTCTTTGATTTTTAATATTTCGGGTTTTGATGGTAATTTAACGTTGGTTTCGGGGGGCGCGGGTTGGGCAGATCATATTGCAGTTTCTTTATATTACAGACAATATGCTAATAATTTGCTTTTACATTTACCATGTAAGTTTAGTTTAGAATTGGGATATTTTGAAGGCGACCAAACAGCGAAAACAGCCAATTATTATCATTTAAAATTTAGTGAAAAGGTTTCTGCTTATGAATGGAAGTCGTTGAGACAAATTGGAGAAGTGATTAGAAAAGGGGCGGAAATTACAGTGAGCAATGGATTTTTTGAGCGAAATAGTTTGGTGGCGCGGGATTCTGATTATTTAATTGCTTTGACTTTTGGAGAAAAAGACCTGTTAAAAGACGGCGGCACAATGGATACAATGAGAAAATTTATTAAACAAAAAGGTGATAAAAATAGTTTTCATATTGATTTAAATACAATGGAAATTTATAGTCCCGCGAGAGTGTTATGAAAAAACATGTATTTAAAGCGGGAGATAAAGTAAGAATTATTAATCCTGAGTTTATGACGAGGGTGGGTTATTCACTTACGCCGCAAATAGTTGTAGATGAAATTAGAAATAATCCAGACCAAATTAAATTAATTAGAGATTTTTTAAATACTTTTGGTTTGGGGGCTGGACCTAGTGAATTTTTATTAAATACGAATGAGGCGGATTGGTATGATGATATTATTTATAGATTAGCATATCGGACGGTAAAGAAGCGTGGTTTTGGAGGGTCGGAACGGAAAATTTTTGTCGAGAGGAAAGAGGAATGTTTAAATCAAATTTTTAGGGTTTTTACTAAAAAGGTGGTTCGTACCGGTGTTTATCAATCAGGAAGCGGCGGTTATGATTATTGGGGTGAATATGATTATTGCCCTGCCTATTTAGAAAACGTCAAATCTCATGTTTTATTAGAAGTTTATCCTGATGACAACTGTTTAAAAATAGAGGGATGCGGAGTGTTTATCGAGGAAAAGAACGTAGAATTGGTTTTAAATAATGACTTGAGTTTGGCGGAGAAATAGATTATACTTTAAATATGAACGAGAAAATCTTAAATAACAATCTAGAGACAATAAAACATATAGATGATGTTCGGGCGAATCTTTATATTTTTATTACGGATTTGATTCAACGAGCCAAAGACCATGATGCGAGTAAATTACAAAGTCCCGAACAGGAAATATTTGGCGAATATGGGGGCGAATTAGGGAAAGTAGAATATGGGTCCGAGGAATATAAGAAATTATTAGAAAAAGTAAAGCCCGCGATTGATCATCATTATTCCAAGAACCGTCACCATCCTGAACATTTCAGTTCAGGAATCCGGGGAATGGATATTTTAGATGTTGTTGAAATGTTAGCCGATTGGAGCGCGGCGACAAAGCGGAACAAGAATGGTAATATTCATAAATCCATTGAGCATAATAAAACTCGGTTTAATATGAGCGAAGATTTAGTAGCAATTTTAGAAAACACTGTTAATCGATACTTCTAATTATGAAAATATTCACTGAGAAAACGTTGCCCAAAATATTACCTAAAATTTATATTAAAATTTGTAAAGATTCTTGGTGCGAACATTGCGGGGGCATTGATCCTTACGATCCGATGATTTGTTTTGATGAAGCAGAACAAAATTGGTGTATGACTTGCAATTCTGTAGGTGGACATGAATCTATTTCCGAGAAAGACGCGGAAAAAATTTTTAAATTAGTAATAGAAGAAAAAACAAAATATTTTACAAAAGAGTTGGAATTAATTAAAAATCTTAAAATTAATGATGTAGTGCCAGTATGACAGAAAAAGAGCAAGAAAGAATGGAAGTAAATGCGCGTTTGCTTGGTAAAACCGTAATGGTGGTTAAAAACGATGAGGAATGGTTTGGAGAAGTTTTAGAAGTAATTGACCCCGATACTTTTTTATTGCGTAAAGGAACGATGTTGGTTAGAGTAGATATATTCGATATTAGGAATCCGAAATGAAAGAGCCTATTTATTTAAAATGCCAATGTTATGGGTCAATGTTGGAGTGTCAATATGATGAAGAATTTAAGGATTGTAATATCACTATTTGGCAAAGGGGACGTAACGGGGTTTTAAGTTGGCAGAATCGTATTCGTTGGATATGGGAAATTATTAAAACCGGTAATCCTTGGGGGGACGATATTATGTTGACCAAGGAAGATGCTTTAAAATTAGCGAATTATATTCAAGAAAATAGTAAAATATGAAATTATTTTTTGAGGGCGCGGCCCAAGAATTAATTGATTTGTTAAATTTTAAAACGGCCAATCCATTTAAAGTAGAGCCCGCCGTAGTTAACGAAGATAATGTTAAGCTTTATGAGGCGACGGTTTGTATTATAGCAATTAAAGATTTAAATAAGGTATTTTTATCCAAGCGGTTGGAAACGTGCCGCACGTATAAGGATTATTATTGCGTTCCCGGTGGTAAATTAGAGGGCGATGAATTGAAAAATCCATTGGAGGGCGCAAAGCGTGAACTTTTAGAGGAAACGGGGCTTGATATTTTTCAAGATAATCGTTATGAATTAGCGGAAGTAAGCGACAAAGAGCCTACGGCAAAAATTGAATATATTTACAAAGTTTGGTTGAGACCGGGAGAAGTGCCTAGAAATACCGAGCCGCACAAGCATACAGATTGGATACTTTATCCTTTCGATCAGGCTATACAATTAAAGTTAATTCCTAAATTGAAGCCATTGATTGAGGCGATGATTAAGAAATAAAGACGAAAATAACTCTTGATTTAATTGAGATTCGGTTTAATATTAAAATATATGGGAAAACTACATGAACTATTAGCGGTCGAAGGAAATTTGGAGACTCAGGCAAATAAATGCCGCGCCGAGTTACAAAACACTTTCGAGAAAAAGCGCCATTTAATGGAAAAGAAGATTACTACCTTTTTTCCTACTGACGAAAAAATTGCGCCGGTTATCGAACAACAATTAGACATTCAAACTACTGTTGTCAAGGAATTAAAATGGATTTCGGACCATATTGCCAAAGCTATTGACGCGGGTTTTCAAGTAGCTAAAGCAAACACTGTTGCTAAAGCTGATATTATTTTGGAAGGTGGAGATATTTTAGCGAAGGATGTTCCGGCTACTTCTTTGCTTGAATTGGAAAAGAGGGTAAATGAAGTTCAGCAATTAGCCCATCATATTCCAACTTTGGACCCAACTAAAGGGTTTACGATGGACGCAAATCAGGGGGTGTATGTTGCTCGCGATATTAACAAGATTCGGACCAAGAAAACTAATAGAGTTTTAGTTAAGTATGAGGCGACTAAAGAACATCCGGCCCAAACGGAGATTGTTTCTGAGGATGTGCCGGTAGGTAAGATTACCGAGCAAGAATGGTCTGGAATGATTACGCCTTTGGAGAAGGCCAATATTTTGTCTCGTATTGATATTTTAGTGCGGGCAATTCGTTCGGCCCGTTCTCGCGCCAATGAAGTTGTAGTGGACTCAACCGCTCAAATTGGTAAAAAGTTATTGGATTTTGTATTTAAGGAATAATTTCGGGTATGTTTGGGGCGATGCCCTAACGATCCAAGCTCAAGCTAAGGGTTAAGTTAACTCATTCAAGTTCAGGTTATTACCCGAAGGCTTAAAACTAGAGTTGTGAAAGTTAAAAAATAATTAGAATTATGCTCTGTGATGAGGGTGCAATTCCCTTCCTGTTCGCCATTAAATTTAAATGAACGGGTCGTTTAACAGTAAGACCTTGAGGTTAATTTTAGTTTCTAATTGTATTTTTTAATTTATAGTATAAAATGCCACAATTCGAATATAATTAAATATATTACCGGGGCGGCTTACGTGCTAGTAAGCCGTCCTCTTTTTAAATTTATGAGTGTTGAATATTATAATGGAGATATTTTCGAGGCCCCGATTGACATTTTGATCCATCAGGCAAATTGCCAGAATACAATGGGCTCGGGTATTGCCAAGGATATTCGGGCGCGGTTTCCTGAAGTTTATGAAGCTGATTGCAAAACAATCAAAGGAGATAGAAACAAATTAGGTACCGCCAGTTTTTGTTGTATTCGTAGACCGGATACCAGAATTAAAGTTGTTTATAATATGTATGGTCAGTATTATTACGGGCGGGACAGACGATATACTGATTATGAAGCATATTATAATGGTTTAGAATATATTAAAGATTATATCATGCGTTCTGGTAAGGAGAAAATGACGGTTGGAATTCCTTATAAAATGGGATGTAATTTAGCGGGCGGAGATTGGAATATTTGCGAAACAATGATCAGAAGTGTTTTTAATAATGATATTAAAGTTTTAATTTGCAAGAAGGATTAATATGAGAACTTATGATGAAAGTTTATTTAATTTTTTAGAAACGGCTTGTTTAGCTGAAGGTGGAGACGGAGATGTTGCTTTTATTTCGGATCATTACCAAGATGTAAGTGAAAAATTCGACCAATGGTTGGTTGAAAATAATAATACTTGGTGGAGAAAAGCGGTTACAGATAAATATATTACTTATTGTAATGATCAGGAATGTATTTTGTTTACGGATAAAAGAGAACATATAAATCCCAGTACAATTACTATTGTAGAAACTTGTTTTAATTTATGAACGAAGTTTTAGATAAAGGCCATAGATATGAATTATTATCTTTGGATGATGATGAACAAATTGGTAATTTTACCGGGCGGTTTTATCAAACTCTTACCTTTGTTAAACGATGTGATTTACAAAACCCGGAGCGTTTTCCGGGGAACGAAAACGCGTATCCGGGGACAACAGTTCAAAGTGTAGTCCGCGCTCTTTTAGAGCGCTTAAGGTATTTACAAAATCAAATTTGGTCTTTAGAAAATGTATTTGTTATTTTTTGTTTGCGGTGTGTTTTGTGGTTGATGGAATTTCGGGCGGCGAGGCGGCATGGACATACATACTGGAAGTCCTTGACTTTTGCGGAAACTGAGCCGTTATGTCAAAAATGTGGTCATACGATTTGCGAGCATGACAAAACTTGAAAAAATACTTGCGCGGAGCGAGAAAAACAGGGATATTGAGGATATGGACACAGTGGAGAAGTTTTTAAAGCTTCCTGAAGCGCGACGATTTAAATGGGGAGTGTTTTATCGCGAGCCTTATGCTTTAGAGATGGGGGAATGGAGAAAGTGGCGGGATTATTTAAAAACTAATTTTCCCGTTCAATATTTTTTTAGAGAAACGATTGGCGGGGAACTAAGATTTTTGAGAGTCCGCTGGCGGGAATTTGTTTATTATTGGAAATGTCTTTTTTGGCGGCGTTATCATGTTTTGAAATTAAGAGACGATCCTCGGTATAATAATCCAAGTGCCGAATTGCTTCAAGCTTTTGAGAAAATATTAGAACGTTTTTATCAAGAAGACCCTTATTGGAATAGTGACGAGAGGGATCAGGCGGCTAAAAAGGTTATTGAACGTGCTTATAATTGGTTTAAGCAAGACAAGAAGGCTAAGGAAAAAGTAATTAGTGATTTATTGCATGAATTATATGGGTGCGAAGAAGGTGGAGATATTTTATCTTGTTTTAATCGCGAAGACACTCCTGAGCGGATAGAAAAACGAGCGAGACTTTCTTTATTAGAAACTTTGTTAGAGGACGAAGAAACAAATATTTTAATTGATTTAATAAAATACAGGGATTATTTATGGACGTAAAAGAAAGATTAAAATTAGATTTGACCGTTGAGGAAGCGCGAAATATTGTTTGGGGCGATCATGAAGATTATGAGACGATTTCAGATAATATTATTGACAAGCGGCGTTGGTCTATTGATTGTGAAATTGTAGTTAAAAGAAAGAGCGACGGGAAATTTTTTAGAGATAATTATTCTCGGGCGGCAACAGAAGTCCAAGAGGAGAAGCCGTATGAATATAGTGATCCTGATTTTACAGAAGTTTTTCCCGTTGAAAAGAAAGTGATTGTTTATGAATAATTATACTATTGAAGAAATTGAAGCATTTAAACAAGAAGGGGCGCGAGCTTTTGTGCCGGGGGCTGATATTTATAAGTTAAATCCTTATAAAAAATCCAGTAATGGAGTTTGGGAAGAACGGGCCGGTTATTTTTTTGACGGCTTTAAACAAGCTTGGAATGAGTCGGATGCGAGAAGTTCCGAAGAATGAAAAAGTTAATTTTATTATTTTTTGGGGTGATTATTGGTATTGGATGTATGGTTTCCCATGAAAGATCATATACGAGGGTTTATAAGTTTGAGCAAATAGGTACAAACGATCCAATTATAACTAATTATACAATAATTTCTAATATTACGCGCACTAAAATATGAGCGATATACAATCGCGCCCCACTGGATTTTATCATGCTGGTTATTATTTAATTTACGATAATAATAAAATTTTTATTAGAATAACGTTTGAAAATATTTGGAAATACAAATGAGTGATATAATGTGGAACGATCCTCCTTATAAATTTGGCGACTGGAAGAATTACGCCGAACATAATGATAAATGGATCAAGGGATTTTTTGGTGATTATCGGTTTTTGAGTAATTTTTGGCCTTGTTTTTATCCGATTAGTTATAATGGATTTGAGTTTCATTATGTAGAAAATGCTTTCATGGCGGCGAAGTCTTTGGATGAAGACGATCAGAAAAAATTTATTGATTTAAAACCCGCCGAAGCCAAGAAGTTAGGTCGAACCATAAAATTACGAGACGATTGGGAAACAGTAAAATTTGATTTTATGTTTTGGTTTAATTTACAGAAATTTAATGAAAACTCTGGTTTAAAAGAAAAATTGTTGGCAACGGGTGATAGGTATTTAGAGGAAACAAATCATTGGGGCGATAAAATTTGGGGGTATGATGTTAAGACTAACGCGGGAGAAAATAATTTAGGGAAAATATTAATGAGGGTTAGGAGTTTGTTGAAATGAAATGTAAATGGATCATTGAGAATTTTACAGATTCCGAGGATTATCGCGATTTAATTAAAAATGTTCGCGATAGCGGACGAGAATGTTTTGTTATTGGCCGTCATAATCATTTCGATTTTGATCCTAGTGGATATAATGAAGGGGATTGCGTAATTGTCCAAGGTTCTATTCAAATGACTAAAAACATTAGAAATAGATTGCCCCAAAATTGTTTTCCTATCGCTTATAATTCATGGGAGAAATATTATTGTTCTGCTTATTATTCTGATTTAGATAAATTTTTATTTAATGATAGGCGTAAGTTTTTTAGAGTTAAAGAGTTACAAGAAAATAAATTTGAAATTTATTGCGAATTTGGTAAAGAAGCCTTGATTTTTATCAGGCCGGATTCAGGAGACAAACCATTCTCGGGGCAATTATTAGATTTACAGGATTTTGATCGTTTTTGGAATAATGCAGTTGCTTGTAGCGCCAAGGACGAGGACATAGTTATTGTATCAACTCCTAAAATTGTTACGGGAGAATGGCGGTTTGTGTGCTCAAAATATAATCGGGGTGAAATTATAGCTTCTTCAACGTATATGTTTCAGGGTCAAAAAACATTAATTCCTAGCGCCCCGTTTGGGGCTATAGCGTTATGCGAGGAAGTTTTGAATGTTAAATATTTTCCAGACTCGGTTTTTTGTGTAGATATATGTCAGGATGCCGATGGGGATTATTGGCTGTTGGAGTTGACTTCGTTTTCTTCGGCGGGGTTGTATGCGGCGGACAAAAAAAAGATAGTTGACAGAGTTTCCGAAATAGCGGAATATGAATGGGTTGCGAGAAATAGTGTAAATAGAATAGTATAATATGGAACAAATCATTAAAAATATTGGAAAAATTATTGGGGTATTTGCGGCGGCGGTCGCTTTATCGTTATCAACTCAGGCGGCAACATTAAAATGGGACGCGAATCCCGCCGATGAAGGGGTTAAGGAATATCATGTGTTTTTTGTCAACGGGACAACAACTAATATGATAAATGTTGGCACGAATTTGCAACATAGTTTAACAAATCTTGTTGCGGGCAGAGATTATACTTTGTTTGTAACTGCGTTTAGTACGAACGGTTTGGAGTCAATTCCTTCTGCCACTTTGCCGTATCAATTTTTAAGCGGCCCTCCTGCTGGACCGATTTTGCTTGCTTCTAGTTTAACTTTAGTTAATAATAATCAATGGTTGATTAGTTTAAATTGGGCGGCGAATCCGGCGACTGACGGGGTAAAGGGATACTACGTATCTATTACTCAGGGACAAAACACTCTTACGAATCATTTTACGACTAGTCTTTCGGCTAGTTTTACTATAAATCGTAAAAATAATACTAGAGTTTATCTTCAGGCAACCAACATGATTGGTTTGTCTTCGGAAACACCGGTTTTGACGTTGAATCAACCCGGACAAGTCAAGAATATTTTGGTTGAGCTTCCATAAAGGCAAAGAAGCGAATCAGTAACGGGGGTCGAAAGACCCCTTCTTTATTTATATGAAAGTTTTAGAAAAGCAGTTCGAAGAATCCGGCTACACTTACGAACAAATTGAGAAAAAAGGTAAATTTTATATCTATAAAAGAACCAAGCCAATTAAAATTACCAAAACAAAAAGTTTTCTTTTAACTGAATATGAAGTAGTGATTCCTTTGATTAAAAAGGCGTTTGAAACGAATGGATATAAGTATGAGGCGGGGGAATATTACCCCGGACAGTCATTGTGGGGTATGTATGGATGGTCATGCATGAGTTTGGATCGGGCGCGGAAAAAGCTTTTAGAAGAAAAAAATAAGATAGAAAAATACCACAAAAGCAGGGAGTAATAATTTTCTTGTATTAAAAATAAATCTGTAGTATGATTAATTCATGCTACAGGTAAAATCTACAAATTTAAATTATTTAAGTAAAATTGTTAAAATGCCGGAATTACGCGCTCATCCGAGCGCAGACCGGCTTTCTTTAGTTACTGTTGAGGGCCAAGTAATTATAACGGGCAAGGATGCTGTTGTTGGGGGCCTTTATATCTATTTTCCTCTTGAATGTAAGATAAACAAAGATTTTCTATCTTATATTAATGGTTATTCCGACCCGGAATTAAACCAAGATAAGACCAAAAAGGGATTCTTTAGCGTCAAGTGCCGAGTTAAGGCAACACGCTTGCGCTCTATTTTGAGTGAAGGATATTTGCATCCTGTTTTTGAGTTCAACGATTGGCTTAAGACTCAAAAAATTAAATACCAAGTAACAGAAGCAGATTTAAATAAAGAATTTGATTCTATTGGTGATTTATTATTTGTTGAGAAGTATGTTCCGGGTAATCAAAAGGTGGCGGGCGCTCCTAATGGCCCTAAAAGCCGGGTTAAACGGGAAAGCCGATTGGTGGACAACCAATTCAGGTTGAGCCCTGATTATCGCCATCTTAAGCGCGAGATTAATACAATTCATCCTGAAGATTGGATTGAAATTACCAGCAAGTGGCATGGCGCAAACGGGGTTATTGCTAAAGTGGGCGTAAAACGCAAATTATCAATGACTGATAAAATCGCGAAGTTTTTTGGTGCTAAAATTATCGAAAGCGAATATGGCCTAGTTGTTTCTAGCAGGCGAGTTATTAAAAATGAATTTGCAGATCAAAAAACCAATGATTTTTATGATGCGAACGTTTGGGAATTGGTTGGCAAAAAATATCAAGAATGTTTGCAAAACGGTATTTCTTGTTATGGTGAAGTTGTGGGTTTTACCCCTACGGGTGGAGCTATACAGAAGTGCAAAAAGGGCGCTTATGATTATGGGTGTGCGGAAAATCAATGTGATTTTTATGTATTTAGAATTACATATACTAGCGTCGATGGACAAGTTTATGAATTTTCTTTGCAACAGGTTTTGGATTATTGTAATAAATTTGGATTGAAGCATGTGCCGGTATATTATATTGGTCGCGCCAAGGATTTATATCCTGAATTGGATGTTGCTGTTGGAAGTGATTGGCACGAAAACTTTTTAAATAAATTAATTGAAAACTATTTAGAAAAGGATTGTATTTATTGTCAGGGCCGATTACCAGATGAAGGCGTTGTTTTATCTAAGCGTATTGGTGGTTTTGTTGGCTTAAAACTCAAGAGCCAGAAATTCTTATTAGCCGAATCAGAACAACTGGATAGTGAAGAAATCAGCGTGGAAGACGCGGAAAATTCATTGACTTAGTTTTGGGATAGAGTTAATATTAAAGGAATGACAGTGTTATATCAAATTGAGAATCTAAAATCCGGGCGACGAGTGAGAAAGGGCCGTGTTTATGGGGTTATTTGGGAGTGGGGTTGTGATTGTGGATCAGATGGTTCTTTTTTAACCGAGAGAGAGTTGGGGCACGCTGAAAAACAATTGAGTATTCGTTATTATGCAAATAATGATGGAGATTGTGAATTGTATCGGTTTGAAGTTATTCCAATTGACGAACGTATTACAGCTAAATCAAAAAAAGAACGCTCGCGAGATTTTGAGAATGATACGGATTTGTGATAACCTTAACTGAAATTAAATTTAGGATTGTTAACTATTTGCTAAAAGACAAAATTATGAAAAGATATTACGAAAATAAGGACGGCGGCGTTGTGAGAATTATTGACCTAGACGCTATTGTGGGTGTTGTTGTGAAGGAGGGTGATTTGTTAGTTCGATGGGATGGGGCGGATTCTTGGGAGCTTTTGGGTATTAGCCCAGATAGTTATAATCAGTTCTGTGATTTCTGGCGCAATTGGAAGGTTCCGGTGTTGGTGAATAAGTAAAAAATGGGGCGCGAGCCCCTTCTTAAAATGCAAACTAAAGAAATTGATTTGGCCGAAGTTAAATCCCAAATCAAAAACATTCGGGATACGGTGTTCTGGATGGACATGAACACACACGTTATTAACAAAGAGGAATATCGAAAAAAATTGGGACGAATTCAGGATTTCGTGGAAAGACTGGAGGAATTAGTTAATGAAGAATAGTTTATTATTAATTATTGCTTTGATTTTATTTGTGGGGTGTAACGCGAATACGGCGCATCAGGCAGTTCGTGATGCTTTTCCTCAAGGGGAAATTGTTAATATTCCCGGTGAAGTATATTATTTTATTATTCGTGAGACTAATGGAACGATTTATTTTGTTGATTATGCGGGTGGGGCGGGAAGTCAAAAAGTGGCTGTTCATCCGGTGGAATTATTAAAGGCGAAATGAATCTATTGTATAAAACTCGTTGTTATATGATCGGGCAGCTAGAATATGGTTGCTTTAATAACGCGAGGCAATGGAGAGAGGATTTTTCTGAAAAGGTCCAAGATATGGGAATTATTACTTTTTCTCCCTTAGATCATGTTTTTTTAAATTATGAAGTAGAAGATAAGAATTTTCAGGATCAAATTAAAGCCGCCCTTCAGAACGGGGATTATGATTTCGCGCACGAACAAATGAAAAAAATTCGGAGTCGAGATTTATATTTGTGTGATATTTCTGATTTTTTAGTGGGGGTTTTAAATCCCAAGCTTCCGACATTCGGGACGATTGATGAAATTATAACCAGTAAACGCGCAAATAAGCCGGTTTTTCTGGTTGTCGAGGGCGGGTATAAAAATCTCCCTCTTTGGCTCTGTTCATATTTTAAAAAGGAATGGGTTTATAATAGTTTGGAAGAAGTGATTGCGGTTTTAAGAAAAATTGACAGTGGCGAGATTGTGATTAATAGTAAGTATTGGAGATTAGTGAATAAAAATTATCTATGAAAAGTGAATTACAAATACAACCAAAAACCAAATATCCTGTTTTAGAAAGATATCAGGATGAGAGCGATCATGATTTTATTGTTCTTTTTACTGCTAATACAGTTGGCACAGTAGTCCAAGTTGCTAAAAGTACGCATCATGATTTAGGTAAGCATTGTGTATCGTGGGATTCTGAAGAAACGAGACGAAAAAACAACAGGCTTTCGGGTCGTTGGGAAATTCTTTCGGTTGGGGCTCAAGTAATTTTAACTCAAGAATAAAATGGGTCTTTATTATGAAAGAGTTTCTGATTTAGAAGACGCTCTTATAAAAGCTAAAAGTTTGTTAAAAGAGTTGTATCAATTCAAAACTCATAAGAGAGATTGTGAAATAGAAAATTGTGAAATTTGCACTTGCGGTTTGCAGGATTTGAAAGAAAGAGTAGTAAAGTTTGTTAATCAAAAATAAATATGGCTAAACCTTGGATACATGCAGAGAGTTCGGCGCGGAAATTCGGTGGAAAACCAGAGGATTATATCGACATTCATAATTTACTTGATAGTTCTAAAAGTGTTGTGTCGGATAATCGGCACAGATTTTTGACTCATAATTCTTGGTTTTTATTTATTTTGGAAAAAATATTCGGGACGGTTAGGCAAAATAGCGCCGGGAGAACATATTCGGTGCGGGATATTGGAGAGCAACATATTCTAGAAGATTTCGGCGGAAAATATATTCCTACGCCTCAAGATTATGCTGAAAGTATGACTTACGAAGATTGGATGCAGAACGGGCATGGGCATCCTCCGAGTTTTAAGAAAATTGAAGAAAGACGAATAAATAAATTGCCTAAAAAAATAGAAGATGTTACGGTGGATGGAAGTCGAAAATGGATTGATCATCCTGTAGAGCCTGTGATAATTCCTGAACCGGCAGATGCGCCAAAATTTCGTTGGCCTCCACAAACTTTAGATTAATTTATGTCATATCGAAAATTAAAAGCAGAAGAAGTAAAAGAGTTATTGGGGCGTTTCGGCGCGTCGATTAATAAGAGCAAAAGCGATTTAGCTGAAATTCGCGAATATATTAAGAATTATTATCCATCGACCGCTACTACGGTTTTGGTGCAATATAATTCAGAATATAACGACGAAGGTTATGATGTAAGTGTTCAATATGTGGCGGTTTATGATAGGGAGCAGCAGGAATTATTGCCTTTAAAAGATAAGGCGCGGGAAGCCCGAGATAAATGGGCGGAAGTATTTTTTACCGAAAGCAATGATGGGTGCGGTTTTCGCGACCCCGTTGAAGATAAGGTTTATTTATTAAATGAGGCGGGGTTGCCCGAATTGTATATTAAGGAGTAAAATATGGAAATTAGTGAAATCAAAATTAAGATTAGTGAGTTAAATGCTCAAATTCAAGTAATTCAGGATGAGGCAAAAACTCTTTTTAAGCAAGAAGTTAAGAAATTGATGCAGGAACAGGGAATAGCTTCTATTGAGATTCGAATTAATAATTATGCTTTTAATGATGGTGAGCCGGAATATTGGTCTTTATATTATGACAGTATGACTTTAACTTTTTGTAACGGCGATGAGTTCGATGGTTATGGAGAAAAGAAAGATCAATATAAGTCAATACATAATAAAATGTATGATTTTTTTAAAGAATTTGATAATGATGATTTTTATGAACAAATGTTTGGGCCGGAATGTGATGATAGCGAGTGTTCGATTGCAATTTCAGCGGATTCTGAAGTTTTAAAGTAAATATGAGTTTGCCGGAATTATTTCGTCCTGTTTTACATATATTAATCGGTAACGTATCCAGCGGTAAAAGTACGTTTGCTTATAATTTACAGGAATATCAGGGCGGTGAAAAAGATATTATTTATTTATCTTCTGATGCGTTTCGGGGTGTGATTGGAGAAGGAGAGACAGACCAAACTGTTTCGAGACAGGTTTTCCAAGTTTTAGAATGGAATGTGGAATATTTCTTGAAGCATGGTCATCAGGATATTATAATTGATGCTATTTCGAAAACGCCCAAGGCTCGCAAAATATTTATTGATATTGGTAAACGATATGAGGCAAAAATTGTTGGATATTATTTTAACGTGCCGATGGAAATTTGTAAGGAACGAAATGCTAAACGAGAGCGGGTTGTGCCAAATGAAATTATCGAAAGGTTTCAGCGAGAATTAGTCGCTCCTATGTTGGGCGAAGGATTTGATGAAATTAATTTTGTAAATGTGGACGGAGCAATTTATTCAACGATAAATGAAATTTGATCAATTAATAATATTTTTTTGTAGTGTTTTAGCAATTCATTTTATTTCTGAAAAAAGATTTAAAATTGGGAGCGCGATAGGGCTGTTAGGACAGCCTTTTTGGATGTATTCTTCTTGGTTTAATGATCAGTGGGGAATTTTTCTATTGTCCCTGTGGTATGGGCTTTGTTATTTTAAAATGTTAACTAATGTTAGATTATTTTATAAAAGCAAGGATGGCGGGGAACAGTCGCATGTTTGGGGATATTGGTTGATTGAAGCGAAATGGTTGTTTTCAATAGCTTTATTGAGATTTGAGCATGGAACCCGCGAAGTATATCATAGTCACGCTTTTAATAGTATAAGTTGGGTGTTAAAGGGAAAACTAGAGGAAAGACATTTGGATTGGCGAATTCAATATCATGTATCGAGTTTGCGCCCAATTATTACTAGACGAGATACATTTCATCAGGTATTTTCTCATGGACAAACTTGGGTCTTGACGTTTCGCGGCCCTTGGAGTAAGAATTGGAAGGAAAATGTTGGTGGTAAGGAAATTGTGTTGACGCATGGAAGAAAAGTAGTATGAAATGTAAGACTCGTAAGTGCAAAAACGAAAGATTATGTGGAGGATGGCTTTTTTGTTCTGATTGTTTGAGAGAAGATGCTCGTAAATTTATAAAAAATCATCCTGAGGCTTTTAAAAATACATTTCCTGAATTATTTAAATAAAAAAATGTTAAAAGAATTTAAATTTAAATCTTCTGAGGCGAGTCGGGTTTTTCTAACCAGCGACACTCATTATAATCATTCCAAGGCCCCGGAAAAACGAGGATTCACTTCTTTAACGGAGCATGACCCTGAACTAATTAAACGTCATAATAATAAAGTACGCCCCCAAGATAAAGTCATTCATTGCGGCGATTTTCTTTTTGAGGCGAATGAAGAATTATTTTATAAATATGTAAATCAATTAAATGGTCATATTTATTTGCTTTGGGGCAATCATAATTCGGGGACAAAACAGGCATATCGAAGATTGGTTAGCGATTTATTTGGTCGGGATGATGTTGAAGTTTATCCAACAATTTATTATGATCAAAACGGCAAAGAAAAAGTAACTTTTGTGGGCGATTATATTAAAGGTTGGATTAATTCTACTCCTTTTGTGGCTTCGCATTTTGCATTTCGTGTTTGGGACTTTATGCAAAAAAACGCGGTTTGCTTTAGTGGTCATAGTCATGGCAGCGATAAAAAATCTAATCCTGATTGGCCCCGGCATAAAAGGTGTGATGTAGGAGTGGATAATTTTGATTTCGCGCCGGTTGCGTTCGAAGATTTAATGGTGATTATGGATAATAAAGCTTTAATTCAATTAGATCATCATGATAAGCATACAACTAGTTCATTTTAAAAATATAAAATTATGCCACAATTAAAACCTTTTTACGAATATGATGAAAAAGACGTTCTAAATATGTACGTTTATGACGGTAGTTCAGGCGGTAATGTTTCGGCTCCCGAAGTTAATGATGGAAATATTGGGGGCAATTTGATTTCGGAGAGATATGGGATTCCTATGAGAAAAATTGAAACGACAGAAGAAATATTTGGTAATACAAAATTTAATAAATCTTTTTGGGATAAAATTATAGAAACTTATAATCAGGGTGGTTTTTATCATGTATCTTTTTATAGCGAAGAAGAATCAAAAAAAGATTTGAAAATTGCGGTCAAAGATATATATGTTTGCGAAATCATTGAGCAATTTCAGTCTTTGGTTTATGATTTTTTTATTCGGCATTATTATGATAATACTACTACTAGAGAACATTTAATTTGGGGCATGGATGTTGATCATAGGAAAAATCCACATAAAAATATGCCGAATTTCTACATAGATGGATCAGTTTTTTACAGAATGAAAGAAGAATATTTGGAGGTTCTAAAATATTATACTCCAGATAGATTATTGAGTTTTATTATTAATTTTAATGGAGGTTTTACATATACCGCTCAATATAAATAACCATGTTAATTATTAATATTGATTTACATTCCGCCCGAACCGGCAAAAAGTCCACTTTAGCCAAAATCAAAATTGTTAATGATGGAATTACGTCCCGCGAAACCCAAAGTAAAAAAGGTTCCTATAACGTAATTATGAGCGGTACGGGGCGAAATAACGCAAAAACTTGGAAGGAAGGGCGCGTGGAAAACTTTCCGCGTAAAAATAAAAACGTTTATTACTTGCTTCAAGAGGCTTTAAATAATATATTAAATAAATAGATGAAGAATATATTAATTACGGGGGCGGCGGGGTTTATAGGAAGTAATCTCGCGCTCGCTTTGCAAGTTAAATATCCTGATGCTTACATTGTTGGAATAGATGATTTTTCTTCTGGTGATTATAAAAATTTACAGGGCTTTAAGGGCGAAATCGCGGCGTTTGATATGTCAAATCCTATTGTTTTGACTTATTTTTCTGGGATAAAATGGGATTATGTTATTCATTTAGCTTCTATTACTGATACTACGGTTACGAATCAAAAAGAAATGATTTATACTAACGTGGAAGGCTTTAGGAATGCTTTAATTCTTGCGGAACATGCTAAAGCTCCGGTGCTTTTTGCTTCTTCGTGCGCTGTTTACGGGAAAAGAGATACTATTTTAGAGGAAGAAGATAAATTAGCCCCGGTCAACGTCTATGGATTTTCTAAAGTACAATTAGAGAATTTGGCAGCGAATTTCCATAAAATGACTGGATTGCCGGTTTGTGGGCTTCGATTTTCTAATATTTATGGTTTGAATGAGGGGGGTAAATTTAAATCGGCGTCTATGATTTATCAAATAATTGAACAATATACTCGATATGAACGTTGTCATTTATTTAAGGATGGGAACCAAAAACGAGATTGGTTTTATATAGGGGATTTGATTTCTTTGATTTTAAATTGTATGGAGACGCAGGCGAATGGAATTTATAATGCCGGGTCTGGAGTTTCTTATTCTTTTAATGAGTTGTCTGGGAAAATAGCCTTTTATTTAAAAAAGAAACCCGAAATTTGTTATTTAGAGAATCCTTATCAGGGCGCATATCAAGAATTTACGCAAACTTGTATGGAGAAAGTGCGGCATGAATTAAAGTGGGTGCCGCGTTATATTTTAGATACAGCTTTAAAGGAGATGATTTGTCCATGAGGCCCAAACCTAAAGTTGGCGATGTTTTGTTTTTAGTAGAATGCGGATATCGTAATACAGACCCATTAAAATATTATGATGTTGTGGTAGAATCGGTGGGAAGAAAATTATTTAAAGTAAAATATCAAAAACATGAAACTTGGTGGCCCACTATGTCTTTTTATTTGGAAAACTGGCGTGAACAGAATGAATATAGTCCGCGTCACGCTTTATATTTAAATGAGCAAGAATATCAAGACAAACTAGAATGCGGGAAAATTTGTGAGAAAATTTGGCATTCTTTTGAATACGGCCACAACAAAAAGAATTTAACTTTAGAACAACTAAGAATAATTAATAATTTAATAGCATGAAAGAATGTGATAAAATTCGTAGTATAGATATAACTACTTTAGGTGATTTTTTCGCCCCGATGTTTGCTTATTTATCAATAATTGTAAAAACATGGGGAGAAGAACGAATTATCATTTCTAATGATAGGTATTGCGCGAAAATTCTTTATTATTCCCAAAGAGGAAATTATTCCAGTGATCATTTTCATAGAAATAAACATGAGACATGGTTTTGTTTTGCGGGGTCTTTCGAATTTTTTTATTATGATAACAAGGGGAATGTCGTCCATCAAATTATTAAAAAGGGAGATATAGTTCATTTGTCTCGGGGCGTTCCGCATCAATTAGTTGCATTAGAAGACGAATCTCAAATTTTCGAAGCTTCAACGCATGATAATCCCAACGATGTAATTCGTATTAGCCCATCAATGGACTAAGGCCCAATTATGAGTGAAAAACTGCCAAATAAGCATGGAGCCGGGAAGGGGGATAAGTATCGACCCGTAAATATTAAGAAGTTTAATGAAAATTACGATGCGATTGATTGGAATGATTTAAAACCAAAATATTCTAAAGAATTACAAGAAACTTGGGATTTAGAAGACAAATTTTCTGCTTCGGTTGGACGGAAAACAAAAATTTTATGACAGAAAAAGAAAAAAACAAACTATGTAAACAATTAGATGAGGAAGCGAATTTAATTAGTAAAAGTGTCGATTTTTGGAAAGACCAAGTAGATAAAGTGTTGGCGGAAATGGATAAATTGGATGAAGGGCCGATTAAAGCCAATTACGAAAAAAAATCCGAGGAATTAATTCAAAAATTAGAATATTTAATTAAAAAAGCTGATTTTGAAGAAGCCGCCATTATTGCATTAGAAAAAAAACTATATAAAGTAATGGGTGTAAAAAATAGGCAGGAATTTTTGGCTCAACTTCAGAAACCGGTCAAAAAGCGCCGTAAATCCAAGTAAACATATTTTGTCATAGAATATCGTAGAGAAGGGCTTGACGATCCGGCGCAAAGCTGTTAGCGTGTAGGGAGTCACATGAAAGACCATTATTCGGCAAGTTGTATTGGACAGGCGAAAGCCCGCAAGCTTTTGTCTCATTACTATACGACTTTTAAAAGAACAAGCATTCATCGTAATATTTTATTCTTAGCCCCTAGAGGACAGGGCAAGAGTATGTTATGCGCGGCGATTGCGGAGAAATTAAAAAAACCCGCGTATGAAATTCACGCTGAAACTATAGAATCTATTGATTATTTTTTCGATTGCATTTTATTAAGATACGCTATTAATAAAGATGTTACTTTAATTTTGGATGAGATTCACACGCTGAAGAAATCGGTGGCGGAATTTCTTCTTCCTATTTTGGCTAATAATGTTAATCATCGAAACACAATTCGTTACGGTGGGTCTACTTTTGATATTGATTTTCGACAATTTACTTTTTTGGCGGCGACAACCGAGAGTCAAAAAGTATTAACTCCTTTGCGAAACCGTTTAAAGGAAATTACTTTGGTGGATTATACATTGCCAGAGTTGGCGGCGATTGTTGAACGGGGCGCGACCGGGATTAGGTTGCCGTCCGAAGTCCTGAATTATCTGGTTCAGCACGTTAGATCGAATGCCCGTTCAGCTATTACCTTAGGACAGGAAGCGGCTGATTACTGTGGAAATGTAGGAAAAACTACCTTGGATTTGACAGGCGCAAAGGAATTGATTAACATATTAAACGTCTATCAATATGGATTAACGGAATTGGAAGTGCAAATTTTGCATTCTATTGCTAAATCACGGAACGCGAGCCTAACGAGGCTGGCCGCGAAATCTGGATTTACAGCGTCGGCGCAACGAGACTTTGAGCGCACGCTTTTAGCTCATGATTTGATCGACGTTGAGAACGGGCGAAGGATTACGGATGAGGGGATGAATTATCTAAGTAAGAATTTAACTAAATAAATATTATGCCGCGCCGAAAAGGAAGTAGAAATAAATCAAAATTCATTAATGTTACTTTAAAACAATTAAATGAAGTTTTTGAGCCCGATGTAACGTTAAGAGTGGATGCCGCTTACGGGGTGATCATTGCCAAAGGTGAGCCCTCGGACTTGTCCGAACTTACGCCCTCGGTGATTCGTAAGCTCAGTTCGCCTCAACGTAAAGAAGAACATGTAGCGATTAGAAAACTTGAATTTAGTAAATAACAGATATTAGGACTAAAAAGGATTCATGAAAATTTGTATTGATTGTAACAAAGAGTATGAATCAACAAATGATTCGCCGGTTTGTTATGATTGTTGGTCACAGGATGTAGACTCTTGTTTTCCGCAATCCAAAATAAGTAAAATGGATATTTTTTGGTGGGGTGTGTTTTTAATTCTTTTAATTATAACTACAGCCGCATATTGCAAATGAAGCCTTTCTGGATGCGTCGGCATTGGGCTTGTCCTGACTGCGGGCAAGTGATCAGTATTGGGGTTGATAATCGCGCCCATCATGAGAAAACGGGCGTGGACTGTCTCAAGTGCAAGGCTCATTTCAGTTGGGAAGACTTTGAGAACGAGAACGTAGACAAGTGGGGACACGCGCCCTCTTTGGAAGAAGAAATTTTAAAAGATGAAATTCATCCTTTATTATTATGTTGTAATAATGAAATGAGTTGCATTAGTGATCAGGAATTAGGAACATGGGGCGTGGCGGATTTTCAATGTCAAATTTGTAAAAATATAAAACATGGAATAGATTTGGAATTTATTCGGTAAATATGCCTAATCATAAAAAACGTAAAAGGTTAGAACAAACTTTAAAAGATATTATAGAATTTTATAATAATCTAACAAGTTTAGGAGTAAAGTTTAGACCCCATGATGAAACGGTTTTACTTATGTGTCAAGCGGCTCTGAATCCAACAATTCAAAAAAATATCACAAAAACAGAAAAAGCGATTGATTTACTTACAAATAATGCGGATATTAGGCTGGTCGATGAAAATAATGATCAGTTGGGGATTATGAAATATAGTGAAGCAGTTGAGATAGCTTCGGAGAGAGATTTATTTTTAGAAGTGGTGGCGGAACATGCTGGCCCTCCGGTGTTAAAATTATATAAATTATGAAAACTCCTTTGGAAATTATTAATTTTTTAACTGGTTATAAAGGATTTGATGATTGGTGGGATAATATTGAAGAAGAAGATAAGGATGCGATTTTAGAAGAATTGGAGGAATTTTTAGAATCATGAAAAAACATGTTAAGAAAACAGATAAATCTCTAAGAGAAGTAGCAAAATTGAGAAATGTGTTAAAAATCGTACATGCAGACCTTACTAATATTCTTTATACGTTAAATCAAACTATTCAATTATTGGATAACATATTGTGAATAAAGAAATTTATGAACAAGCCATTCGGAAACATCGGGATCAACGGGGCGATGATCGGTGCTGGCTGGATGACGAGGAATTGTATAAAACGCTTCCTGAGGGGTATGAGCCGCCCAAACGGGATTCGGCGGTAGAGCTTGAGTTGTGCAAGAAATTTATTAGTTGCCGCCATAATCCCAAGACAGAATATGTTAGTCCCCAAAGAGAAATAGAAAGATTAACTAAAGAGAACGCTGCTTTGAGAGAGGAAAACGAAAGATTGTTAGAGCATCCTGATATAGAACGTGATTAATTATGAATAAATGTATTACTTGTCCATTTAACGAAGGAATTACCGAAGAAGCAGATCAAATTCAAAATTACGGGTGTTTGCCTACTAAATTTGATAATATAAATTGTTTCGACCGGCGCGGATATTCGATTTCGTGTCATGAGCATGATCGGGCGCATTGTCGGGGGCTTGTGGAGGAACGCCCAAAGGCCGTCAAGAAGCCGGTTCTTGCCTATTCCCGGTGGTATCAAGAGGGTTATGTGAGTCCCTAAACTTTGGTTTTCGTTGATAACTCCCCCGCCCTTTTAATTTTTTATGTATTCTGGATACAACAGAATAACTAGGTAATAAAATTCTTGTTTTAATTTTAGATTTTTTCATATGGTAGATATAATTTTACACTCAATCGGAGAAACTATTGCAGTCGGCTTCAGTTCGCAAGATAGAAATGAAGTTTTATGTCAATATTATAGTTTGTGGAATTTAAAAGCAACAAATGGCCGTTTGATTTGGATGAATGGAGATTCGGCCCCTTATTTTGCGTTTTGCTGGTCAACCCAAACTTTATTTAATAAATGGCTAAAGGATTCATCAGCAAGGATTTACGGGAATTCCGTTCCTTGTATCAAGAAATTCTGGCAGGCCAAGAAAGCAATTCGGAATTTAATTACACAACGGAGCGAGGCGATTCGATACGAACATTTTCTTCCCTCCGAGAAAGCCGCCCCGCATCATTATGTGAGCGGGTTAGATTTAGACCAAATAGTTTATGATTTAGAGTATGATAAAAATCAAGTTTCATTGTCCAAATCCATCGAAGAAATGTTTATACCAAAATACCGAATTCCTATTGCTATTTGAATGTTTCGTTTGCGAAAGCAAACACTATCATGTAAAGTGTCCGAAGTGTGGGTGTGAGTTTAATGTATTTGAAAACGAGAAAATATGACTAACTTATTAGAAGACCATATAGACGAACCAATTAAAAAAGTAGTAGTAGGATTATCCTTATTAGGATTTTCTGTTACAATGTCCTGTTGCGGATTTGCTTATAAGGGGGAAAGAGTTCCTAAAAAACATTTAGATAAGGCTTATGTTTATTTATATAATCCTCATTTAACAGACCCTTTAAAAGCTTTGTTGGTTGATTTGAGTTTTGAGTCTTTGTGGAGATTTAAAACCCTTGGGCGCGGGGCTGTTTTTATAGATTTTTATGCTAATACATGGGCTAAAGATCATCCTTGGGCAGATCGTGGATGCCCTCATAATTATGAGATTTTTGTTTTAGCTATTCATGATTTAGAAAGGACAATTATGTTGCACAAAGATAGGTTTTCAAATCGCGCTGTTATTCGGGACGGTAATAAAATTTACAAAGAATCGTTTAATATTAAATACTGGCAATACGAACCAACCGAAGATTGGATCGTGACGCCGGAAACATTTTTTAAATTATAATTATGAATAAAAAATTATTTTGTAGATTGTTTTCTATTGTTGACGAACATAATGATTATCATGTTTATTGGAAAAATAATGTTAAATATGCGAATTTGCCGCCGCTTTCCAAATCTCCCGCCGAAGCGACTCCTATTTTTATACCTATTGGGCCGCAATCCCATACAGACGGAACTTATTTTCCAGCTTATTATGATTCTGGATACCTAAAATATTTAGATAATAAAGAATAATTATGCCATACCAAACATTTACCGGCCAAAGTAATAATTCAGAAGAAGCATACGCTAAACGAGAAGCAGTTAATAATGCGGTGCGTTTGTTAATTTATCATTTAGAAGTCGGCAAAACTTATCAAATTCATATTGATGACCCAATTATTACTAGTCAGCCGGGAGATAACGGCGGCTCTAAATATTATTACGCTGAATGTACGGCTTATGGAACGCCCGCTTTAGATTCTTTAAAAGAAGCGGCAATCGTTCATGATCGAAATACTAAGATAGAGAACGCTTTGGAAGTTTGTCGGAAGGAAATTGAGAAAGTGAAATTAAATGATTAAATTAATTAAAGGATTTTTGGGAATGTTCGACGGGACACCGGGAGTTACTTCGGAACCGGAGCCATTTAGAATCCGGGTGCGTCCTTATCTTGAGGATAGGTCAGACCCTTTTTATTGCATAGAATATAAACGTTATGGGGTATGGCATATATTAGAAAAATTTTTTGCTTTTTCCCCGCGTAAAAAATCTGATTTAAAATTAGATCATCCTGTTTTGGGTAGTTTCGATGAAATGGTTGAATTTGCTAAGAAATTTAAAAATTTGGAAGATATCGATGTTTTTCTAACTAGACAAAAACAAAAATACGATTCAGCTTATCAGGAATTAGAGGCAAAAATTAATCGGGCTCGGAATAAATATTGGGAAAATAATGAAAAGTTAAGTGAAAGATAAAATTTATTGTATTAATTGTAAAAATTGGAAAGAAACCCGCCCCGAGATTAAAATTGGCTGGTGTTCCAAATTAAATAAACAAACCGAATGGTGTAACGGAGAAGTTTGGCGTGCGAAAAATAGGTTCGGCGGTTGCCCCGGTTTTGAAAAAATATGAAATTAATTGAAGAATTACGAGAAATTTCTAAAAAAAGCAAAGCAGAAATAGAAAAAAAGAAGAAGGAAAACCTTGATTCTGCTTTAATTTATAAGATTTATAATGAAATAATTGCTGAATGCAGAAAAGCGGCGAAATTAGGATTATTTGGTATAGGATTGGACCCCGATATTTTTCCTATTTCTAATGAATATTCTGAGGTTTTGGTTAAATTAAGGACGGATGGTTTTGAGATAGGATATGGAGATGGGGTACGATTAAAAGACGGAGCACGCGTAGATTATGTGCGTTGGTATAAATAAATTATGAAGATTATATGCAGTTACCTTGGCGGTAGTCATTCGTACGGTTTGAACACTCCCGCTAGTGATCGAGATGAGCGCGGGGTTTATGTTGATACCGATATTGCTTCCATTATTGGTTTAGATAAAAATGAAATGAAGCAAAATCAAAATACTCAAGAAGACAAAGTTTATATTGAGTTTAGAAATGCTTTAAGATTGCTACGATCAGGGAATACTCAAATGATCGAAGCTTTGTATAATAACAAGTGGGAACTTTTAGACCCCATTTGGGCCAAGGTGCGGCATCATCGGGTAAGTTTAGTGTCATCCACGAAGCTTTTTAACGTGCTTAGGGGGTATATGCAGAGCGAATTGAGGCTCGCTAATGGGGAAAGGACCGGAAAATTGGGCGGCAAACGCAAGGAAGCCGTTGATACCTATGGTTTTAGCCCCAAAAATTTTATCCAATTAATTCGTTTGGCTTGGGCCGGGACGGTTTATTTTGGCGAGGGTTTTTTTCCTGTAAACGTAATGGAGATAAATGTTATTATTGGAGAAAAATTATTAGATATAAAAACTCGTCCTCAATTTTATACCAAAGAAGAATTAAACGCGTTTGCCGCCCGATGGGAAGAATTATTAGTTAATGCGTATGATAATAGAAATTTTAATACTGAGTTTGATGAAAACTTAGCTAATGAACTATGTTACGAAGTCTATAAACCTTTGCTGGACAGTCATAAAATAGTGTAAAATATATAAATTATGGAAAAGAAAGCCGAAAAACATGTGTGGGCGCATATAGAAGTTCAAGAACCAAAAATTGAAGCTCCTAAAGTTGTTGCCGCCGAAGATCATACAAAAGCCGTCCAACTTTCTAAAGAAGACATTAATATTATCATTAATGTTTTAAATATCGTGGGGAATGGTAAATACTTCGATATCATCAAGAAATTACGGGGGGAATAGTCTGTCAAGAGGAAAAGTTTTAATTTCATGAAATTTAGTCCTTTCTTATTTTCGGGAAATCCCTTAGGATTATATCAGAGACAAGCCCGTTGACCCGCTTAAACCCTAGTGGAAAAGGGCTTGGATCGAGCCAACTAAAGAAGGATAATGAGTAGTTATGCAGAACAGCGAAACGTTAGAGGCAATACGAGTTTTGAACCGACTCGTCGCGGCAGTAGCAGATAATACGAAACACGCAACAAATAAGACGGAACGTGAGGAACAGGCGGCGGCTAAAGAAGCTTTGGCCTTGCTGTTGGGACGAAAACCCTCAAAAATAGAAGTGGACTGGAGCAGGAGCGAATCTTGGGGCGTGATTCCGCAATTACGTTCTAGGTAAGTTAAAATAAAAAATCAGGCACAGAGGACCGGATAAAACCGGTCTTTTTTTGTACAGCAAAAAGGCGAGTCGCCTCGCCCCTTTGTTAGTTTAGTTGGTGTAAGAATTTATTCTTTTTCATTCTCCTTGTGGAGAGCGTAGAGAACTTCGCGATGTAACGCGACATAAGCGGTCTTTTCCTTGCCTAGCTCATTGGGCGAGTTGCCTACTGATTCCAGTTGAGCGATCAGATGCTTAACCAAGCGAGGGCCATTCTCATCCAAGAATTTGAATGGAGACTTGCGCCATACGGCTTCGCCTTCGCGTGTATATCGAATTAAGGCGCGTAGACTTGCCAGATATGGGAACAGGATGCCATTTTCGATTTGGTAGTCGCTTTTAGCCCCCGTTAAAGGCAGGGTAAGTTTTTCATCCGTTGGCTTGGCTCGGGACTGGAAGCCCTTGCGCCGTCCAAGTTTTGTCGCTTTGTTCTCATGAACTTCGTCGTAGTATTTACTGAAATTAGAATATGCGTAATCATGCAGTTCTAAAATATCAGGAAGAAGTTTGGCGAGGGATTTATACCCCGGCAATAATTCTTCGTTCATGAGCCGTTCGCTTAATTTGCCCTTGGAAGCGTAAGCAATCGTTGGGGCTCGGACTTCGCCCTTTTCATCATCCCATTCACGATGGAACAAACTTAAAAGAGCTAAAATATTTAAAATAGGATAGCCTTCGGCGTTTTCATCGTAGGCGATCCGTCCTGTATATTTTGAATCCGAGTCTTCCAGAATATCTTTAATCCAATCAAATGCCCCGCGAAAATCCGCAAGAGAAAAAGATTTAACCAAGACGCTTCTGTTTCGTCCTTCAACGACCCAACCAACAAAATCATGGTCAGTCGCGCCAATTATAATTTCGACACGAACTTTTCCTTCTTTAAGATAATCGCGAATTTCTTCGCGTTCATTTTCGGGAAGTTCTTGATTTTTTTCGATTTTTTGCTTTAGCAAAATTTGAGCCTTGCTAATCACACTATCGGTTGTTGCGCCGTCGCAAATTCCCTGATTTTCTCCTTTGATAACAATCGTGGCGGTGCCGTTCTTAACTTCGAATTTTTCAGCTAAGACCGTGATTCCACGATTAACCGCGAAGAAACTTTCGGGACGTTCCGTAAGAGTTTCCAGAATTGCGTGAGCCACCGGAGTTTTTAAACAGCCGGTCGAATCATGCGAACGAGGATTAGGCGAGTCCCCGATTTGACGGGCGGGCCATTTGTCCAAATCCACATACAGATAATATAATTTTAATCCGTTGAGGGTTTGCTCGGAACCTTGAGGAATTTGCCCCCAAGAATTCTTATCAATAGGAACAGAGATTTCGATTTTCTCTTTTTTCCCGATGACTGGTAGCGGCGGCAATTCAAAACGAGGCCGACGCTTTTTTTGCGGTTCATCTACAGGAACCACAATGTTTGTTTCTTTTCTTGGTCTACCGGGACCGCGCTTTTGAATTTCGGTACCCGCCAGTGATTCAGTAACTTCTATCATATTTTATCGTTGTTTATTGTTGTTTCCCTTAGCTCTTTTTGAGCGTTCAAGAGAGGAAAGTAGGCTTTTGTTGGCAAATATGCAAGTCCGCAAAATTGCTAAATTATCCTTAGGGGAAGTCCCTATGAAAATCAAGAAACCTACGTAGCCCTTATTTGTTATTAAATACGCCTAAAAAGACCCCTTGACAAAGAATCGGTATTCAATCATAGTTAACGATAGTCTATGAAAACAAAGATTGAAACTAGCGTAATGACACTGGAACAAAAAGCCTTATTGCAAGAGATTGCCAATCAGTACGGCACTTCTTACAAATATGCGATTAGTCAACACCCCGAATGGGGCCAAGTCCTGAAGGACGTAAAAGATCATAATGTATATTATCATTTGAAGCGTTTTGTGAAAGTTCAAAAAATTCAAGATAAAGTTTCGCGCAAAACTTCCGTTACGAGAACTAAGGCTTCAAATAACACGCCCAAATCAATTGTTTCTTTGCAGGAGCCTTTTCATTGTCTTACTTGCAAGCGACATTTAACTAATGTGATTAATTCTATCCTTCTGGAACAACAAAACGAAATTTAATTAATTCTTTTAATAATTAACAAATAAAAATATGACCGGAAAAGATTTACAAAGACAAACATTAAATAAAATCCTTTTGAGTCCGCAACGGCGTTACGCCGTGATGCTGGTAGCTCAAGGGATGGCCTTGACTTTAGTAGCAACTAGGTCTAAATTATCCCTCGGAGCGGTAAAATATTGGAGCAGGGTTGCGGGAGTGAAAACAACCGATTATCGCAATGGTCGGACAAGATATTCAACAGAAGTAATTCAACGAACAAAAAACTTTTCGGTTGGTTATTTACAAAATAATTTGAAGACAATGCAACCGATGAAGCAAATCAAATGAAATTCGATCCTGAGTTTTTAGAATACGGTCAATTAATTACGGATAGATGGCCCGAGAAATTTAAAAAGGCTTATCCGAGAAGAATTATTTTGCCTTCTCAAAATTATGCGGACCCAAAAACTTATGGAATTCCATTAACGGCGGTTTTACATTTGGCCGAAACTAATTATTGCACTCGAAATCCCATTGTAGGTGGAATTGATTTATGTTGTAAACGATTAGTTGAATTAGAAGTGCCAACTTTTTTTATTCATTCGGAATTCATGCGGGCTTTGCTGGCAACAGATTTATCCCCGGATTTTCAATTAAAATATTTGAAGTGGCCTTTTGATGCAATGCTTTTTTGTTTGCCGCTGGATGTAATGAAGGAAATTTTCCCGGCCCCTATTCCTTGGATTGCCATTGCAAGAATTCCTGCCGGGGAGCAAAATCTTGGGCGGGATTTTAAAGTAAGTTTTCCTGAGGATCGAGTGGCTTTACATTATCCTGTTTTTTCTGATATGAAAGTGTGTCAGGATTACGGCGGTATGTGGCCGGTTTCGGGAGAATTGCAAACTTTTATAGATTCAAAACCTTTTTTAGATGATACTTTTTTATTAACGATGGCGGAAAGAGAGGCGGCGGGACTGGTAAGTTTAACGCCCGAACAAGATAAAGAAATAACTAAAAAAGTTACTGTTTTAGCTATTTTAATTATTTTGGGAATGATTGCCCGCCCCGCTTATATAGAAATGGGGCAACAATTAAGAAAAGAAAAGGTTGTTCCTAATCGTCCTAATAAGAGTTATGACGCTCTTTGGGGCGCAAATGTGATCGGGTTTAAGTATCAAAGGGTATATGAGGGCGGGACTAAAGGCACCGGGACGGGGGGAACAAGACGTTTCTTCAAACGGCGCGGACATTTGCGTAATCAGGTTTACGGAAAAATGTATGAAGTGGGGCGTAAATTAATTCCGGCGCAAGACCGCCCGCATGAAGTGATTTGGATTGATCCTATTAGTGGGAAAGAATAATTTAAAATGAATAAATTTTTAAACGAAATAGAAGTTTGGAAAGACTGGCGATGGTTTAGACATTTAATTAGTTGGGAAGATTATAAAGAACTTTTATTTAAAAATGGTTACATATTATACCGATGGGAAATAGAATAAAAAATGAATAAATATTATATAACATTTGGGCAAAATCATGTTCATAAATTTGAAAATACTATTTTAGATAATGATTGCGTGGCGGTGATAACCGCTCCAGATGAAAATGAGGCGCGGCGATTAGTACAAACTCTTTTTAAAAAGGATTTTAGTATGTTTTATACGAGTCTTCCCAAAATGGAGTTTTACCCCCGAGGGCTTATCCATATTTGACAAAATTTACCATAACGGCTAGTATCCAATCCCATGATAAAGAACCAATGTTTTTGCGGTAATACTGGTGAAATTGCGGTAGACGACAAGATGCTTTGCAAGCCTTGTTTTGATCGGTTGCATTTGAGGGCGCGGAAGTTTGTCGGCTCGGAGCCCAAAGAAATTGTTCCAATTTTACTTAATATTGTAAAGGAAATTTTAGAAAAAAGGAATTAATATATTAAATATATGAATAACGAAGAAAAAAGAAAGAAAATCGAACTATTGGTTAAACTGGTAGGGCTTGGAGTCGCGGGGTTTTTGGTTGCTCCGTTTGCTTTTATAGCAATTAAAGGGCTAGTTGGTTTGGCGGTTGCGGCGGCGTTAGGATGGGCGACAATTTGGTTTACTCCGGTGTTTGCTTCGATGATGGCTAATTGGCGGCTGAAGGCTCTTAAAGCCGAAGCGATGCGAAATCCAGTGGAAACATTGCAAAATCAGTATGCAAGGGAATCGGATAAGTTAGTTACGGCGCGGCAAAAGATTAATACTTTTTTCGCGGCAATCGAAGATTATAAAGATAAGTTGGCGGGGTTTATCAAGAATTTTCCCGAGGAAGCAGATAAATATAAAAACGTTTTGAGTAAAATGGTGGCTCTTTATAATTTGCGTCAAAAGAAATATAAGGAAGCAGAAAAGGGTTTAGCTGATTTTAAATTAGTTATTAAGAAAGCTGATGCTATTTGGCAAATGGCGCAAGCGGCTAACGAGCTAGGAGAAGCAGCAGGCATGTCAGAAGACGATTTCTTTGCAGAATTGCAGAAGGAAACCGCATTTGACAGTGTTCAGAAAAACCTTAATATGGCTTTGGCAGACTTGGAAACGAGTTTGTTAGATGAAGCTGATGGGGCCGAAATTCCAGAGTTGGGGAATTCGCATAGTGAGCCGGTCGTCAAAGAAAAGATTGGTCAATAATTTAATAATTAAAAACAAAAAATATGAAATTTAGAATATTAGGAAGTTTGTTTGTTTTGATAATTTTGATCGGGCTCGTTATGCTTGGATCATGCAATAATACAAATGATGATGAGGGAGCGGTAGTGGAAGAAGTTCAGTAAAACAATTAACAATTAGTAAAAAATGAAAATGATTAGAAACACAATTATCGGGCTGGTTTTTGCAATCAGCGTTATGGGGCAAGTGAATACAAACATTCCTATTTTTATTAAAGGAAATATGGGAATTAAGTATAATAGTCGTCTTGCGGTGGGGAAGGTTGGAATTAGCGATGAATATACTATTAGTAATAATATTAGTAATAGTTCAACGTTTGTCGGAACAATTAAGTTTAAGCCATATATTGCGGGGACAGTTTATGGAGTAGCGCAAAACGCTTCTTTAAATTATGAAGTTGTTTGCGGGGTTTTTAATTCTCGGATCGGGAAGGCTATTGATGTGGGGCGCATTTATGGTTCGGTGCCAATTGACCCTAATGGACAATATAATTATGATGCGGGCGATTTGAAGCTTGGGGTAGTGGGACAGGGACAAATTGCCAGTTTTGAAAGTAAGTTTGGCGGAACGGTGCTCGGAAAATCTTTGGTGAAGAAATCGGCGGGTATGTTGGACTCTCTAGGGATTAGTCGAATGATTGGCGGCAAAACTGTTACAATCAAGGTTAAAAAGTCTGATAAGATGCTGTTTCAAAGTCATAAACTTCCGTCAGGGCCGGTGCCTTTTTATCCTGATAGTATTGTAAATGGTTCGATGGTTTATGATTATGATCGTTTTGTATGGTTTTTTGATAATGTAACTATTACTTATTATTTTCAGGGCGGACAAAAGACGGATCGTTTGACCGGCAATATTCGTTGGGTCGAGTCTCCGCAACGCAAGTCTAATGGATTGGGCGAATATCAATTCGACGTACGCCTTAATGAGCCGCCAGCAAACGAGTCGGCTGTTTTTAACACGGCGGCGGTTGACGAGGAATCGTTTTTTGCGGTGGATAATGCGCTTTCTGCTTTGACGGGAACGATGAAATACAAGGACACAATACGCGACGAAACGGTTATTGCGTCTCAAGTGGATATTGATTTAATTGGAAATAAAATGTCCAAGCAACAATGTATGAATATTTATAAGTTGATTTTCTTTAGTTGTATTGTGCCGGTCAATGCCGAGTAATGTAACGAAAAGAATATAAAAGAGAGAAATATAAAAATGAAAAAATTAATGGTAATTCTAACGGCGGTACTCGTTCTTACGAGTCTCGGTTATTCAGGAGAAACAAATCTAGTCGCGCAAGCGGCTGATACAGGCAAGGCCAGCGAAGCATGGTCTTGGGAGCTTACGCTTGGCGGGGCTGGCACGCATGTTAATAATGAAAGCTTGTTCGGGGTGGACGTATCGCTCTCAACTAACCCTTTCGAGTTCGCCCCTAGTCTTTGGGTGGGACTCGTTCAGGGTGCGTTTTGGGAACCGGACTTTGCCGGATCGACGGACGTAAACCTTAATTGGTCTTGGCATCTGTTTGGCGAATTGTATCTCAATACCGGTTGGAGCGCGGGCATTCAATACTCTGACGTTGAGGCGGATTCAGACAACGGTGAGTTTGACGTATCCTTTAGGGGCGCGTGGCGCACTGGTCCTGAGGCGACATTTCAATATTACATTGGCAACGCATTTATCTATAGCGGCGTCAATTATGATATTGCTCTTGATGACTATAGCGAGAATGGTTGGCGCTATAGTTTCGGGATTGGGCTCGCATTTTAATTAATTGTTAAAATAAGGTGCCCTGTTAATCCGGGGCATCCCTTTTAATCATAAATTATAATAAATAATGAAATCTAATATAGCTAAACGTTGGATCAAAGCTCTTAGGAGTGGATTGTATAAACAGGGGACCGAACAATTAAAAAATGCTAATAATGAATATTGTTGTCTTGGGGTTCTTTGTGATTTACATTCTAAATCAACCGGGAAAAAATGGCATAGTAATTTATATTTGGGCAGTTTTGCCACCGCTCCCATAACGGTTGCAAAATGGGCTGGTATGAAAGAACAGAACGCAGATGGATATATTAAAAGTGGAGCTAGTCTTACTGAATTAAATGATAATAGACAATACAGTTTTAAACAAATAGCTCGGGCTATTGAAAGAAATATTAAACATTTATGAAAGCAAAAATAGCTAAAAAATGGGCCAAGGCTTTAAAGAGCGGCGAATATCAACAGGGCCGCGATCAATTGCGCTACGAGAATAAATTTTGTTGTTTAGGAGTGTTATGCGATTTATACGCGAAAGAACACGATGAGAAATGGGATGACGGCGTGTTTTATGGTGACGCTTATGGTGTGCCGCTCCCGGTTCGGGAATGGTCTGGATTGAAAACAAAGACAGGGTATTATACTAAAAAGAAATTTAAGGGGTCTGATTTAGTTTGTTTAAATGATACAGAAAGAAAATCTTTCAAAGAAATAGCTGATACAGTTCTTAAATACGTTAAAAATTTATAAATAATGAATAGAAGAAAATCCAAGCGCGGTCGTTTGGCTAAACAAAGAATTAAATTATGGAATGAAAATCCTAATTGTTATTATTGTGGGTGTTTGACGGTCTTAGTCACGGATCGAAACGGGGGCAAGGCTCTTGACAACGAAGCCACAATCGAGCATCTTTACAGCAGGATAAATCCGCTCCGATATACGCCTAATTTGAACCATGAAAAAAGACGGGTGTTAAGTTGTTATAAATGTAACAATAACAAATCCAAAGAAGAACAAAAAAATAATATTCATTTAATTAGATTTAAATCCGGGGCTTGGCCGTTTAGCTGGTGGATGGAGGGGGCCGAAGAATTAGTCAGATTATAAAAATATGAAATTTGGAGAAAATAGTACGGCGTATGCACATGGATATACTTTAGAATTGTTAACGTCTTGGCTGGAAGATATAGCGCAGCATGAATCGGATCGGCGGCACACGAAAAAACGCGGGCAACAAATTGAATTATTAGAAGGCGCTATTCAAAATTTAAACCAAATTTTAGATTTAGATGAAGTAATCGAGCCGTCCCAAAAAAAATATCAAATGTGGAGTGATAAATCAATTATTGGGAAAAAAGTAAGTTGCGGCGGTCAAATTCGGACGGTCATTGGAATTTATAATGATATTAGGGGCGGGGTTATTTTAGATAAAGCCGTCGATGGATTAAAAAGTTGGAATTTAGGCGAACTAACTATTAAAAAATGAAAAACGATACTTCTATTATTGATTTTTTCAGGGATTTGTGGAAATCGAAGAAAAAACATGGGGCTACCTTAACACCCTATCAGGTTTATTTTTTTGATGGATTGCCGGGAATTCCCGTTGTGTTCCATCATTTTTGTGAAATAGAAGATCATTTTGGCTGCGTAGTTAATATTAATGGAATCAAAGAAATATTGGATTTTGGGAAGGAAGTATGAATAGAAGAAATTTTTTAACTGATTTTTTAACAGGAGTTACGCTTTGCGTAACGACACCGCAAATTGTAACTCATGGATTAGGACTGAAAATTCCCAAAAAGAAATTAATTGTACATTTTGACTCGGTAGACGTTGTAATTCGAAGTGTGGCTAAATTAATTGCCCCCTGTTCTTATTGCATTGAAGATGTAGTAGAAAAAGTTAATTTTAAAATTCCAAGAGAACATTTAATTCCTTATAAGACCGAGGAACCAAACGGTATTTGGGTTTATAAAAACGATGCCGTCGATAATGTTATTTTATCTGAGTTTAATTTAAACCCTCTTTACGATATGGAATATAAAGAACTAGATATGTCTATTTTGGTGAAATCATGAAAAAGCCCTCTAAGAAAAAAATTGTTTGCTATGATTTTAGTAAATGCACCGAATATATTGAAAAAAAATATAAAATTGATACAAGAAATGTATTAAAACATAGTTATCAATATCCTGAGCCCCAAAATAATCCTCCTTATTGTGATTTTTGGCATTTTTTGACTTATAACGGCTTTTCGGGGAACAATTCATTATTTACATTGTACGAAAGTTTGGGCGAGGGCGCGGAAGATTGGCAAAAACAAGTGTTAAAATATTATTTAGATGAATTTGGCGTAAAGAAGGGCGGCGAACGGCAGATTTTATTTCATATGGAATGGTAAGGTATTGACAAACACGATAATTCATAGGATAATAGGAATATGACGATAGATTTAATTCTAGCGAGGCTTCAGAAAGCTGCTATTACCAAAGATGTATTTGGGGAATTAAAAGGTTCTTTAGATGAAAAACTAGATGAGATTAAGTCTATTTTTAATCAAATGGCTAAGTTGGTTCATCCTGATAAAGCTCCCGGTGATAAAATGGCAGAAGAAGCCTTTAAATTACTAAATAATTTCTATGATCGGGCGCAAGAGGAAGTAAAAAATGATAGATATGGAGAAGTTCTTAGAACTTCGATTAAATCTAAGAAAAATACTTATACTGTTGCAGAAAAAGGAATTTCGGGGGATTTATCTAATGTTTATTTTACGGAGCAAGGAGCGATTTTAAAAATCGCGAAAGAAATTAGTTTAAATAAATATTTGGATAAAGAGGCGGAGAATCTAAAGAAAATCCATAAACAAAAACATGGGCAATTTCAAGTGCTTGCTGATTCGCACGTTCCTAATTTAATTGAATCTTTTCAAATTGACGGCAAAGCAACTAATGTCATTAAAACTTGGAAATTTAAAGCTTATTCGCTGGAACAAGTAAAACAGCAATATCCAAGTGGTGTTGATGGGCGGCATATGGCTTGGATTTTTAAGCGATTGCTCGCGGCGATTGCGATAGCCAACGAAGTTGGCCTAGTTCATTCTCATATTATTCCAAGTAATTTTTTAATTTGCCCTGAGGATCATAATGGATTATTAATTGATTGGTGCGGGGCTGTCGAAAATGGTCAAACGGTTGGATTTCAAGTTTCTAAATATCAAGAGTTTTATGCGCCTGAAATTTGGTTGAAACAAAAAGTGAGTTTTGGGACCGATGTTTATATGGCAGCGAAATTGATGGTTTATATTTTAGGTAATAATACAAATATTCCAAATTCTATTAATAATTTTATAAATAGTTTATTAATTAAAACTCCATCTTTAAGGCCAAATAACGCATTTGACATTTTGGAGGATTTTGATGATACTTTGAAAGACGTTTACGGAAAACCTAAGTGGGTTGATTTGAAAATGTCTTAAAAAAGAAAATGAAACATATACAAGAGAAAGGTAAATCAGGTGGGAGCTAGTGCATGGTCAGATTTAAGTTATTCGGCAAAGTCCACAATGCGCTCTAGGAGTGCGACAAAGGGCTTTGATTACGATCACACGGTTAAAACCGCAGCAGTATTGACCGGGGCGAAAATGACCCCGCATAAAGCGTTAGACCCTATTAATGCCAAGTTAAGAGAAAGCCGGGATAGTACGGCTCATCCTAATTCATTGGCAATTACGGTTTTTATGGATGTTACCGGATCAATGGCAGATACGCCCAAGATTATGGTAGATAATCTAAAAACTTTAATGTCTTTACTAGTGAAAAAAGGCTATGTAAAAGACCCCCAATTAATGTTCAACGCAATAGGTGACGCCTATTCGGATCAAGTTCCGCTTCAAATAAGTCAATGGGAATCAGGGATTGAGATGGACGATTCTTTGGAAAAGTTGGTTCTTGAGGGCGGCGGCGGCGGGACAAGCGAGGAAAGTTATGATTTGGGCCTTTATTTTATGGCTCGTCATACTTCTATTGATTGTTGGGATAAGCGAGGCAAGAAAGGTTATATTTTTCTTGTTGGTGACGAACGCCCTTATAAAAAAGTAGATAAGAACAAAGTCAAACAACTTATTGGAGACACAATTCAGGAAGATATTCCTATTGAAGATATTATTACAGAATTGAAGGAACGATATGAAATCTTTATGATTCGTCCCGATGGGACAAGTCATTTTACTACAAAAGATATTCGTGATCGGTGGCGGCACCTTTTAGGTGATAATCATGTAATTGAAATTCAGAGTGTAAATGTTTTATCTGAAACAATTGCGGGAATCATTGGAACAAACGAGGGCGCGGTTGATCTTGATGAATTAGCCGAAGACTTGAAAAGCGAAGGATGTAACGCGGCGGATTCAATTACTCAGGCAATTACTCCTTATGCATCTAATAAGGTGGCGAAAAAGGGAGTGACAATCGAAGGCTCGTTGCCGGTTGTAGCTGGCGGGTCTAGTATTACTACGTTGTAAAAATAAAATATAATAACCCGTCTCGGTGGGAGGGCCGAGACGGGCTTTTTTGGTAAAAATGTACATTGTTAAAGGAATAAATATAGATGGTTTTTGGAAACGAGTAGAGGTTCGTTCAAAAGATGAGTGTTGGTTATGGACCGGGAACAAAAGGCCAGATGGATACGG